ATTGCTTCTGTTGTACCATAAATTGTGGGGGTTAAACCAACCTCCACCAACAGTTGATGTTCTGCTCGTGCTAACACGCTTCGCTTACTCCCTAGCGGTCGCTCCTCGCTTCGCTCGTTGCTCGCTGCGCTCGCTGTAGTAAATTTCAACCTCCAAATTTAGAGTCGACGAGTTTGATTCGAGTGCGATGCGTTTCGTTCAAAATCGTCAGCTTGGATTCTGAGCTCTGAAATTTACACGAGCGCAGCGAGCGTAACGAGCGTAGCGAGTACGACCGTAAGGGAGTAGCGAGTACGACCGTAAGGGAGTAGCGAGTACGACCGTAGCGAGCGTAGCGAGGCAAGAGTTGGCACTAGTGGGTAGTGCAAGTGGACGGTAGTGGATGAGTAGTGGAAATAGTACTATGGGTCTAATAAACCATAAAAATTACAGTAGAGAATTATTGCTTCTGTTGTACCATAATAATCGTAGGAAGAAAATTATTGCTTCTGTTGTACCATAAATTGTGGGGGTTAAACCAACCTCCACCAACAGTTGATGTTCTGCTCGTGCTAACACGCTTCGCTTACTCCCTAGCGGTCGCTCCTCGCTTCGCTCGTTGCTCGCTGCGCTCGCTGTAGTAAATTTCAACCTCCAAATTTAGAGTCGACGAGTTTGATTCGAGTGCGATGCGTCTCGTTCAAAACGTGAGCCTTGGATTCTGAGCTTTGAAATTTACACGAGCGCAACGAGGCACGAGTGGGTAGCAGTGGGTAGAGAGTGGTTGTAGTATACTGGTTCTATAGAACCATAATGATTGTATCAGGCTTCTATTGAACCATATTAATTATAATAGAGAATTATTGCTTCTATTGAACCATAAACTATGGGTATTACTTGAACCACTCGCTTCGCTTACTCCCTAGCGGTCTCGCTTGCGCTGCGCCACTCGCTTCGCTCGCTGTCGTAAATTTCAGAGCTCAAAATTTGGACGAGCGAGTTTGAATCGAATACGATGCGTGTCGTTCAAAACTTGCAGCTCGGATTTTGAGACTCGAAATTTACACGAGCGCAGCGAGGCACGAGTGGGTTGGTGGATAGAGTAGTTGGAGTACATGGTTGTAGTATGTTGGTTCTAAAGAACCATAACAATTGTAGTATAGAACTATAGCTCCTGCTGAACCATACAGATTGTAATAAAATAGTTATTGCTTATATTAACCATAAAGTATTACTATTGGTTGAACCACTATATCCACTACTCCCTACTCGTTACGCTCGCTGTGGTCGTACTCGCTACTCCCTTACGGTCGTACTCGCTACTCCCTTACGGTCGTACTCGCTACTCCCTTACGGTCGTACTCGCTACTCCCTTACGGTCGTACTCGCTACTCCCTTACGGTCGTACTCGTTACGCTCGTTACGCTCGTTACGCTCGCTACGCTCGCTACGCTCGCTACCCACTCGTTGCGTCTGTGCACGTAGTAAATTTCAAGCTCCAAATTTTGGACGAGCGAGTTTGAATTGAATGCGATGCGTCTCGTTCAAAACTTGAAGCTCTGATTTTGAGCTCTGAAATTTACGCAAGAGTTGGGACAAGTGGATAGGTAGTGGATGGATAGAATGATATATTGGTCCTAAAGAACCATAACAATTGTAGTATAGAACTATGGCTTCTATTGAACCATACGAAGCGGTACGTTCAGGATCCTTTGAAAGATTGGATGGAAAGGGTGTTCATTGTTGTAAATTAATGGTAAATTTATACCTAAACAGGTGGGGGTAGTTTTGACCCCCTCGTTGTTAAAGGATATTGGTCTTTAGAACCATATAAATTGCGGTAGAGAATTATAACTCCTACTGAACCATAACAATTGTAATAGAATAATTATTGTGTTTATTAACCATAAACGATGGATATTGTTCAAACCACTAACGGTCGCTGCTCGCTCCGCTCGTTACCCACGCGCTGGCGCTGTAGTAAATTTCGAGCTCCAAATTTTGGACCAACGAGTTTGAATCGAGTGCGATGCGTGTCGTTCAAAACTTGCAGCTCTGATTCTGAGCTCTGAAATTTAGACAAGAGTTTGGACAAATGGGTTGGTGGATAGCGACCGTAACGAGCGTAGCGAGTACGACCGTAAGGGAGTAGCGAGTACGACCGCAGCGAGCGTAGCGAGTAGTGGATAAACCGGTTGGATTAAGCGGTTGTAGTATGTTGGTTCTTTAGAACCATATAAATTGTAGTAGAGAATTAGTGCTTCTATAGAACCATACAAATTGTAATTGGAATAGTTATTGCTTTTATTGACCATAAACTATGGATATTGTTTGAACTTACTCTATTTACTTGCGCCTGTGTGCGTAGTAAATTTCAGAGCTCAAAATTTGGACTGACGAGTTTGAATCGAATACGATGCGTGTCTTTCAAAACTCAAAGCTTGGATTTTGGAGCTCGAAATTTGTGCTAGCGCAACGAGGACGGGTAGCGTGTGGGTCCAAACGGGAGGAAAGGTTGAAGAGTCTAAGGTTACTCGAACCCCTCAAACACTTGTAGAAAATTACTGTTTACAATAAACCATAAATTATTGATATTGTTTGCACCAAGAATAAGACTATAAATAAACGACACAAATAGAGATGAATAGTCGACACGTGGGACAAGATTCTACAACTCGAGACTGGTACCGGGATCCCAAAACCATTGCTTGGATATCGGATGCGGTTATGGAGAAAACGCTGGGAGTGGCTCGTCGCCCCATACGAGTTTCCGATAAGGTTATTCTCAACGTTTTGGACTCTTTTCTCCAAAACAATCGACCGGCGATTGGACACGGTTGTGGGGTGACCAACAACCCTTCGTACGTCACGTGTGACAAGTACTGCCCCAGTTTGGCACCCATCGAAACAAATCCCGTTGTCGTGCGGGTTGTTGAGTTTATCAGTCAGTACATTAGGGATGAGTACAGCTTTCAGGAGGCGGGAAAACAATGGTCCGCCTGGCCCAGCGATAGGATCCAAAAACACTCGCAAATCAAAGTTCGAGACCGACGACCCATTCCTTTCCAGTTTAATATGAACTTTTAGTTTGTTAGGCCAGATTTGACCCTATTTTCTTTTATTTTTAAAAATAAAAGAAATATTGCTTGGAGGAATAAATGGGTCTCTTGGACCACAATTCCAGGAAATTGATCCAAGGGGAGATGTAGGCTTCAAGGGGTCTTTCCCATCCCCCTATAGAAGAGAAAAGGAAAAGGGGCCTTTCCCCCTCTCATATGGCCTCTTGGACCAGGAAATTGATTCAGGGGGTGATATAGGCTTTGAGGGGCCTTTCCCTCCCCTATAGAGGCGATATAGGCTCCAAGGGGCCTTTCCCCCTCTCATATGGCCTCTTGGACCACAATTCCAGGAAATTGATCTATGGGGCGATATAGGCTCCAAGGGCTCCTTCCCCTATAGGAGAGAAAAGGGAAAATGGGCCTTATATTGAAAGGTTTGAATTTTAAGGTGAAAAAGGACCATAATATGAAGAATGCAGAAAATTGATTCGAGGGGCGAAAAAAAATGGAGAAAGTCAGTGGTATAATCATACCTAAAACAAAACTAATAAATCGCTATCTACAATGGCTTCCAATACCGTATCTGCCCAAGGAGGATCTAACCGCCCCGTTCGTGATTTTTCAAACATTCAAGATGTTGCCCAATTTCTTTTGTTTGATCCAATCTGGAACGAGCAGCCTGGTTCGATCGTACCTTGGAAAATGAATCGAGAGCAAGCTTTGGCCGAGAGGTACCCGGAACTTCAAACTTCCGAGCCCTCGGAGGACTATAGCGGTCCTGTAGAAAGTCTGGAGCTTCTTCCGCTCGAGATTAAGCTGGATATCATGCAATATCTGTCTTGGGAACAGATTTCTTGGTGCAAGCACCCATGGTTGTGGACCCGTTGGTACAAGGACAATGTTGTCCGTGTCTCGGCCATTACCTTTGAGGACTTTCAACGAGAGTATGCTTTCCCGGAGAAGATTCAGGAGATCCACTTTACCGACACGAGAGCGGAAGAGATCAAGGCCATCCTGGAAACTACTCCAAACGTGACTCGTTTGGTTATTCGCAGGATTGACGACATGAACTACAATACGCACGGAGATTTGGGTTTAGACGACCTTGAATTTCTTACGCATTTGATGGTGGAAGACGCCTGTGGTTTTACTGACTTTTGGGCTCCATCATTGACTCACCTGACCATCAAGAACCTTGACATGCATCCACGGTGGTTCGGACCCGTTATGGATGGAATCAAATCTATGCAGAGTACTTTAAAGTACCTGTACATTTTTGAAACCTATGGGGTCAACAAACCATTTGTGCAGTGGTGCACTGACAACATTGAAACGTTCTACTGCACCAATTCATACCGATACGAAAATGTCCCCCGACCTATTTACGTATGGGTCCTCTTCCAAGAGGATGAATGGCATGGATACCGTGTTGAGGACAACAAGTTTCACCGTCGTTACATGTACTCTACAATCTTGCATAAACGGGACACTGACTGGGTTGAAAACAACCCTCTCAAGACCCCTGCTCAGGTTGAAATGTACAAGTTCCTTTTGCGCATTAGTCAGCTCAACCGTGATGGAACCGGCTACGAATCAGACTCCGACCCTGAAAACGAACATTTCGATGACGAAAGTTTCTCTTCAGGGGAGGAAGACTCGTCAGATGAAGACGACCCAACCTGGGCCCCCGATTCCGACGACTCTGACTGGGAGACGGAGACTGAAGAAGAACCATCTGTAGCTGCACGCATACTCGAAAAGGGTAAACTTACCATTACCAATTTGATGAAGTCTCTGGGATTCAAACCGAAGCCCAAGAAAATTCAGAGCATTGATAGGTATTTTTGCAGCCTTGACTCCAATTACAATTCGGAAGACGAGGACTTTGAGTATGATTCAGACAGTGAAGACGACGATTCAGACAGTGAAGACGACTGCTAAGGACCCGAGACACCTTTCGACCAAACCTTGCTTTCAAAATTAGAAACTCTTTTGTTTCCCATTCCCCCGTGGGAATGGAAAGCACTACCATTATTTTTAAAGAAACAAGTTGTACCAAAAGTCTGGAACTTGGTACCATTAACAAGTCAAAGACTTGAAGTTACCGAAACTTGTGGTTACCAACAACTTTAAATTCCGTACGTTAATGGTTCAAGTCGACACGTACCATAGTTATTTTTTCTAGTCTTTGAATTGGTAATGAGCAGTCGGTAGGTGTCGGGAGCAGTGTTGGATGTTGTGGATGGTCGGTCGCTGGCAACGCACTCGCACCGTTGAGGACTCTTGGCCGAGCCAAAGTCAAAGCACAGTGTCCCAATGCGGCGGGGCGGGTTAATGTGCGGTGGTGAGTCGACCATCCCAAGGCTCGTTGGCGGAGTGCATGCTGCGAGACTTGGCGGAGTGCAGGTGGTGAGACTTGGAGTGGTTGTCAGCGACCGAGCGTTGAGGCTCGTATCGAACCACGCACCGCCAAGTGCGTTGGGGTGGACGGGGTAGTAGTTGGGATAGTGCGGCGCACCACTCATTTTACAAACAATTTCTCTCTCCAGCTGGGGTGAACCATACCAGCTTTGAGGGCAAGGGTTTATGGCTTGATACATCTTTATTATTTTATTTTTTTCCAACAATAAAGATGCCCCCCAAAAACAATCAAATTACTTACAACATTTTCAAGGTGGACCATCGGTTCGCCCTTCCGAGGGTGCGGCCAAAATTTCCCAAATTTTCCGAACTGTACCTGGAGCTGCTCGTCAACCGGAGCAAGGTCGACCCGCAGCTGATGAATGAACCGTACGTGCACCGGTACGATCCCGTCGTGTCCAGCGGTGAGTCTATGGTCAACCCGGTCCCGCCCGCGGACGATGGACGGATGGTGGCGACAACCTTGAAAGCTGTCCCGCGACTCTCGTCCGTTCCGAACCCCTCGCCGGCAAAGCCGACCCAAAAGCCGACCATTTCCCGCGAGAGCTTTGTGTGGGAGTCGTCGGCCTCGATTGACCCATCGCCGCGGGTGCAAAAAAAGTCGAGAGGGCGACCGGCGAGCAGTACACCGTCGATTGAACCCGAGTCCATTTCCCGCTACCGTCAGGTGAAAAGGTCCATAATTTCCTCCTACTATAAGCAGGTTGGGGAGGGTGCGCCGTCTACCACGCGCCGAGCTGCCGACTCGGAGAATGAGCGGCGACCTTCGGAGGTGCGAGAGGCGCCAGAGTCGAGACGGCGACGCGAGACCTCTGAAACGGGCAGCGACAAGTCCAAGGCTCCGCCCCCCATAAAGGAAATTAAAAAAACCTTTGGCAATGAGGAGAACCCCCTCATCAATGTGTTTGAAGATTATCCGCAAGCAAAGGATGAGGACGACCATAAGCGCGAGCTGTTGTTCAAGTTTAAGCGGTTGCGTCAAACCTACCCCAAGGTGGACATTCCCGACTTTACGATGCTGTCCAACCACGAGACGATGAAGCGGACGTATGACAGCACGCTGCGCAACCTGTCGATTGACTCGACGGTGGAAAACTACAAGTCGTACCTCATGATGGGGTTCATGGCGTGCGAAATGGTACTGGGCAAGATTGGCTTTGACATGGAGGGCTACACGCAGCAGCAGACGCTCCACATGAACAAGTACGAAAAGCTGCTGGTCGAGCTGGGCGAAAAGTCGTACGTGCCCAACTCGGTCAACAAGTGGCCGGTCGAGGTGCGTCTCATCGGACTTATGCTGTTCCAAACCACAATTTTCATAATTTCGAAAATCATTGCCAAAAAAACCAACGTCAACCTGTTGCAAATTTACAACAACTTTAGTGGTCTGAACGAACCTCCGAAAGTGACGCGCAACGGAAGCAGTAGTGGGTTTGCCAGTGGTACGAGTTCACCACTCGTCTTCATTCCCAGGACCAAGCGGCCGTCGTTGGTGCCGTCGGAGAAGAAGATGCGCGGTCCATCCGTTACCCGCGACTTGGCCGCCGAGCAGGAGAGGGACGCATAACTCTGCCCAAGACTTGTTGTGGTAAAGACTTGTTGTGGTAAAGACTTGTTGTGGTAAAGACTTGTTGTGGTAAAGTATTGTGGTGACTTGAAACTTTTAATTTCGCCAAAGAAATTAAAAGCTTAATCTAACCTTAATGCACCAAAAAAAATCTGCCCGGATGAATTCTTTCCCCAACCACGCCCCTTTAGTAGTCGTCTTCCTCCTCTTGCGTCGAGGGAGCGGTGGTGGATTTCACGAGGAAGCCGCTCATCAACCAACTGTCGTACAGGGACGTCGGCGGCCGGAGGGTTGTCGGCTGGTGGTATGACGGCGGGTAGGGTGCCAGCTGCCATGGATTCTTGGGCGTGCAGAATATTTTCTTTGGGTCGATGCACACCCCTTCGAGCCCGCGAGCCTCAGTGTGACAGTAGCCACTGCAGCACTCCTTGTCCTTGCGCCAGTCCAGATAGGGTGAGTTGCAAGCCTCCCCGTCGGCCTTGCAAAGCTCGCACTTGCTGCGGCGAGTCATGCACCCAAACCCGCCCGGACACTGGCTGCTGTCGGTGCACTGGTTGGGCAGGCAGTTGTAGTGATTGACGAGACTGGGCAGTCCAACGACGAGCTGACACGAGCTCTCCGGGCAGCAGGGCCAGACCATGGTGGGGTCCTCCGGGCTGCACAGCGTCCCATCCGATGAACAGTGCGCGCACCGGCTGTGAACACACGTTCCGAGACCGCACTGGCGCGATGAGTTGCACGGCATCCCGGGGTAGGGGTACGGCGACTGGCCTTGGCCGTCGTCGATTAGTAGTAACAGTAGTAGTGCTCCTTGGAGCGCAATTAAAACAGTGTACCGCATTTATTATCTCCCGGCAAAGTACCCCCGAAAATAACAATGACTATAGAGGCACATTTGCGCCGTGATTGAAGGGAGTCGGTTTTTGGTGTGATTGAACCGCAAAACTCCCTCATTGGTTGCCTATGGTTGGGTGGAAACCATACCTTGTCCAACGGGCTTTACAGGCCGTAAAATAACCCATACAATAAACAACAGATGGGATCTTCGGTATCTAAAAACATTTCCAAAGTTGCGACGGAAGCGCTGGCTCGAGCTTCCAGCGACATTCTGCTGCAAACGGACCTTACTACGGACCAAACGCAGGTCATTAGCGTCTCGGACGTGGGCGGAGACGTGGTAATTTCCGGCAACGAATTTATACAGAAAGCCACCATAAACATGAAGGCGCTGATGAACGCCCTCATTCAGGAGAATGTTCAGCAGAACCTGACGCTGCAGATTGCGCAGGCGGCCAAGAGCATCGTCAGCGGGTTCAACATGTTTCAGCTGCCCAACGCCCAGAACGAGATTGACCTCTTTGTGCGGGCCAGCATTGAGCTGGTCAACACCATAAGTCAGGTGTGCACCTCTTCAGTGTCGGAAAATTACCTCATCGACATTAAGCGGGTCAAGGGCAGCGTGCGGATTCAAAACAATACGGTGCGCCAGTTTGTGGACATTTTCGGCTCGTGCGTCCAAAACGCCGTGGCCAGCAATGCCATTTTTCAGGACTTGCAGGCCAAACTGGACCAGAGCGCCACGTCCAAGGCCGACGGGTTGACGCTGTGGCAGGTGGCGGCGCTGGTGGCCATAGTGTTGGGCGTGCCCGTCGTTAGCGTGATTGGAGGAATTGCAGTCGCCGGCCGCTGGATGTTTCCCATCTCGATCCTGGCCGGCGCCGGCTGTCTGGTGGTGTGGTCCAGCCAAGCCAACACTACCATGGCGGACCACGCCTTTTCGCGCTTTGTACGCAACACGTCCGATTGTCTGGGGACGGCGCTGGGACCGGTGCTGCAGACGCTGCCCAACTCGAATGCAGCCGCGCAAAGCTGCCTGAGCAATGCCGACTGCGTGGCCTTTGACTGGCAGGGAACGGTGGTGGACGACAAGGGGACGAACAAGGTTCTTACCCCACCACAAACAACCTTCTACAACAAGGTTAGCTCCATCTGCGAGCAGGCCGTCAAGTCCAACCCCGACACGACCCGGCTCGTTCGCCTGCCCATCTTTGCCAAGGGAGTCGGTTCACCGCAATCGAAAGCGTCGCCGCCGGCGGACGTGTACCTGGACACGGCCACCACCAACTACTACTTTTTCGACCCGCCAACCAACATGTGGGTGAAGCAGGGAACCTTTGCCCACGCGGAGTGGAGCGCGGCCAAGAACCAAATTGACTGGGGCACAATCACCCCAACCGTGTCCACTCCTGGAACGCCGGGCAACATTTACGTCTACTATGGTTCGGACAACCCCATTTACTTTTACGTCTACGTCAAGACGGCCGATAGCTGGTCGCTGTACACGCCGACGCTGCGCGGTCCGGGACTGGTGACTGACACGCCGGCCACCATCAACGTGTCGGGCTTTAAGGTCAACCAGCGCCGCCAGTGGCTGCTCTACTTGGGCGTCGCACTCATCATTGTCGGGATTTTTGGGTCCATTCTGGCCTTCAACTCTCGCCGGCCGGAAGAGCGCAAGTAGGGCTTGCCGTCACTTTAAACTCGGACCACTGAACGCGTATGGTTCATTGGCACTTTAAACTTGGCAAAAATGTGGCACCGAAATTAAAATTGAAATTTTTCATGATAAAAAATATCATAAATAAACTATACAACAATGGAAGCAAAGAATATTACAATTGACAATACTACGTACAACTTCTTTAAATTTTACAACATTAATCAACCACTGACAAACCTAAAGTATCTCAACAGCGAAAGGTTGTGTTTCTCCAATGCGGTCATGGGGAAAATTGTTGACGACGCGTCAACCATCACCATCACGTACCATCGGGTCTACTTTGGAATTAGCGGGCCAAAGCCTCGCCAGGTCGCCGACTTGGGCGAGTATTACGATGTGAACGAACTGCTCAACTACGATACCTACACCAAGACTCAGGAATTTGCCCAAAAGTACAACTCGTTGGTCAAACCCACCATTGACGCCAAGAACTGGTCCGGCAACGAACTGGTGCTTTTGGTCGGCAATGAATGGTACTGCAAAACCTTTGGCAAGGCCGGATCGAAGAACGTCTTTTTGTACAACATGATCCCCACTATCTACCGCGACGAACCACAACATCAGGAGCAAATTTTGAAAAAATTTATGTTCTTCAACGCCACTAAAAATGTCGAACAAAACCCAAACTTTTTGGACAATGTTCCGGAAGAGTACTACCATTTGCTGCTGCCCAAGTCGTGGGTCGAAAAGAACCTTTCGGACAAGTATCGCAAGATTATGGAGACGGAGCACAAGCCGCTGGTGTTTTCCTGCGAACCGGCCTTTTCCTTTGGATTGTGTCGCAACACCCAGGACAAGAACGAGTCGTACCAGCTGTCGCTGTGTCTCTATGAGCGTGAAAAACCCAGAGATGCGGAAATTGTTTGGGCGGCCAAATACGACGAATTGGCAGCGATGGTTCGCGACTACCTTAAAAAGACGCCCGAGTTTAAAAAGTACAGAAGCTTCATTTCATGCATGAAGGGCCTGTCGTGGAAGAATAACGAAATTGGAGACAAGGACGGACCAAAGCTCTACCCCAAGGTTATCTTTAACCGTAAAAAGGGTGAGTTTGTCACCATTTTCACAAAAGATGACGACGTGGAGCCCGAAACCATTGAAGATCCCAGAACCATCCTTGATCGCCGTTGTGTGGTTCAGGCGGCCCTCCGTCTGGAGAGTGTCTTTGTCCACAACAAGGTGGCAATCCAGCTGCGGATCAACGATGTCTTAATTTCTGAATGGAAGGAAGCTTCCTCCAAACCACAGCCGCTAATTTTGAGAAGACACCGCTTTACCAAACCGTCATCGTCCGTGGCCAAGTCTACCAGTCCCAGCCTCAGAAACAGCGGGTCGGACGAAAGTGACTTGAACCAGTCGGACAGCGACAAGGAAGACGAACGCGTCGTCCCCGTACCCAAGACGAAACGCATCGTTAAAACGGTAAAGCTACCCAACTAAGATAGAAACAACAACCGCAATAAATCCAACTCTTTAATTTTTTAATCTTTGTTTTAAAGATTAAAAAACACCATAAACTATCGAAACAACCAATTTTTTAATCTTTGTTTTAAAGATTAAAAAACACCATAAACTATCGAAATAGAAACAAACCATAATAAACCCAATTTTTTAATCTTTGTTTTTAAAAGATTAAAAAACACCATAAACCATCACCGTATGTCAGCCGACTTCCTCGATTGTTATCCAACAGTCGAGAAATGGGTTGGCCAACCACTTGTCGGAACAAATGGTTACCGTCGTACCACTATCGCTGTTGACTTCTTTCAACTGGACCGAGTAGGACTTTGGTTCAAACCAGTTGACGGTTATGTACTCGGAAACGATGGGGGCGGAGCTTCGCGACGAGTCCGTAGTCAGGACGATGCCCGTCCGTGGTTGCTGTGCGCTCGACACAGAGTACAGGACAAACTTGGCCATTTGATCCGGTTGACCCAACAGAGGAATGCAGATGGTTACTTTGACCACGATGGGGATGAGGTAGAGTGACGAGAGCGTAAAGTTGGTCGAGCTGATCCACTCCACTTCCAAGCCCTGGGTCGAGACGGTTTCGATGGACGGGCGGCCGCTGTCCCACATCACCGACTGCCCGACGGTCAGTTCTTGAAAGTCTCCAACGCCCATCCACTTGGAAATGTATCGCGAGGGTGTGATGCACTTGTAGTAATGTTCTGCCCAGACCCAGACCCGGCCGGACGAGTCCAGGTAGAAGAGACCATTTTGCTGCGGCGCCGGTATGACGGTGTTTGACTTGTTTGGGTCGGTGCTTGATATGGGAACAATCCCGGCATTGAGTCGATTGTCGACGATCCGAAAGGAAGAATCAAGCTCAATTTCTTGCGTATTGTTCCAGTCCGAGTTTGGGTTACCAATCACCATTTTCGGACCAATCTTTTGCAACTTGTTCAGCGTAATTTTGTTGGCGGCAATGATTGGATTTGTACCACTACTGCCCTCCAGATCGCCCGCCATTTGAATGGTGCCGACAGTGGTGCTGCTGGCCACAGGAACGGCCGCCGACATGACGGCCTGGTCAACGTACGCCTTGTTGGTTACGTCGCCGGCATTTTGCGGCCCCATCGGGAGGGTAATTTTATGGGGCGAGACAACCAAAACGTCATTGTTGATGATTTGCAAGTCGGGATTTGAGGTGGGAAATTGTGTGGCGATTAATTCTGCAATTGGATCATAAACTTTAAAAGACATTTATTTACTCGGGCTTTCTAAAATTGAAATTTCACTGGTGAAAAAAACTTTAATAAACTCTCCAGTATGAATCAACTGAACCAAAAAACTAAACTAGACAAGCACTTGTCGTCCGACAACCGGGCCAAGATTGTCGCCGACTATTTCAAAACCAATGGTCTAGTCAAGCATCAGATTGAAACCTTTAATCACTTCATCTCGAAAGGGTTAAAGACCATCATAAACAACGAATCGTCCATCAAGTACCAATCGCACGACAACTATAGCCTCAAGTTTACCAACATTTACGTCGAGTATCCGTCCATCATTGACGATGATCGCACCATCCGCGACCTGTACCCGCAAGAGGCCCGCAACAAGGACTTGAGCTACACGGGCAACGTGTGCGTCAACGTGATTGAAATGGTGGAAAATAAGGAAGGCAAGCCACCACAAATCAGCGAGCAGTACCGCGTACCCATCGCCAAAATACCCATCATGCTCGGGTCGGACGTTTGCCACCTGTCCAAGTACACTCCGCTGGAGAATGAGCAGATTAATGGTCACTCGCAGGCAGACCAGGGCGGCTATTTCATCATCAATGGCAAGGAGCGGGTCCTCATCAGTCAGGTGCGCAAGGCCTACAACAAGCCGGTGTGCTTTGTGAAATCCACCTCGCAAAAGGAGGACGTTTTAATCTGCGAGATGCGCAGCATGTGCGAGGAAACGTTCCACTCCACCTCGGTCCAGGTGAAGATGATCAAGAACAAGATTATGGTCTCGCTAAAGCTGAAGCGGAAACTCATCGACATTCCGGTGGGCATTGTCTTTAAATGCCTCGGCTACAATCCGGACCAGATGGGGTCCAAGTTTCGCTCGCTGTTCAACCTGCCGCCCGAGTATGAAAAGTACATTGACGCCATAAAAAACGACTGTCTGGAAGAGTTTGCCTACGGCATCGCGGTCAGTGCCGCCGACGGCGACAACAGCGACAGTGGCGGGGAAAGCGGCGGTGAGGAAGAAGCGGACCAGGAAGAGCACATTGTCAAAGTGTTTCGCAACATGAGCACCAGCGTGGACAAGGACGGCGGTATGGCGGCAACGGGCATTACCATTGAAGATGTGCAGAAAAGCCTCGACATGGACCTGTTTCCCCATTTGGGGATAACTTCAACCAGAAAACAGCGGGTTGATTTGTTGGCTTTTATGGTTAAAAAGTACTTGTTGACTCTGACGCGAAAAATTCCCGTCGACAATCGAGACGATTACAACCATAAAAGAGTGGAGACGGCCGGCGAGTTGTACTCGTTTCTCTTTCGCCTCTTGTACAAAAAGTTTCAAAAGACGTGCATTACGCAGATTCGCAACCGCAAGCCGGACATTTCAAACTTTTTGCGCACGTCGGGCATCACGACGGGCATATTGTACAGCTTCTCGTCCGGCTACTGGGGCGTGCAGCGCAACACGTACATTCGCACAGGCGTGTCGCAGGTGGTCAACCCCAAGGTGTCGCTGCTGGCCAACTACTCGAGCCTGCGGCGCGTCGTCATCCCCGAGAGTAAGGATGGGAAGGAGGCTAAAACGTCCGAGATTCGCCAGATACACCCGTCGAGCTCGTTTCTCGTCTGTCCCGTCGAAACGCCCGAAGGCAAGGGAGTTGGAACCGTCCTCAACATGGCCGTGTTTTGCCAGGTGACGACGGGCATTTCAACGTGCGAAATCATGGACCAGATTGACTCGTTTGGTGTTGACCTAAAGTGTCACTGCACCATTAAAGATCCCAACAACTGCCTGCTGCTCCTCATCAATGGGTCGCCGTACGGGAATGGACACGCCAACGTCATACATCGACTCAACTTTCTCAACGACACCAACATTAGCATTGTGGTCAATCGAGCCCTCGGTGTGATTGAAATCTTCTCCGACGCTGGAAGGTTCATTCGGCCCATCTTTGATTTGGATAAAATTTGCAATTTTGAAGGTGAAATTGTTCCATCCTTCAAGTGGTTTCTCGACAACCAGCTGATTCGCTACATTGACATTAACGAGGCGGCGGCCAATTCGATTGCGATCGAGCTGCGTGACTTGAGCACCAACCCCAACACACGCTACAACCTGATGGAGCTGGACCCGTGCGGCATGTTTGGCATTGTGGCGGGCATCATACCATTCCCGGACCGGACGCAGTCGGCGCGCAACTGCTTCTACTCGTCAATGGTGAAGCAGGCCATCGGCTTTGTGCCGTGTCACAACCTCAAGACGGAGACGGTGTCGCACACGCTCAACTACCCGCAAAAGCCGCTCGTCACCACCTCCTTTGCCGAGTACAACCAGCTCAACGAGTACCCCAACGGCATCAACGCCATCGTGGCCATCGCCTGCTACACGGGCTACAACCAAGAGGATAGCATCATCCTCAACAAGAGTTCGATCGATCGAGGCTTGTTTGGAACCATAACCTACAACACCTTCACCGCCCAGGAGAAGAAGAATGGAATCATTGAGGAGCGGATCGAAATCCCCTCCAATGCGATAAAAATCCGCGACTGCAATTATGGTCTGGTTGGACCGGATGGCATCGTTCGACTGCGGCAGCGGGTCAAGAAGGGAGACGTGCTCATTTGTAAGGTTACCATCAAGAATAAGAACCAGGACGAAAAGCTGGTCGACAGCAGCGTCATTGTGCAGCACGGGGAAGAGGGATATGTGGACCGGATCGTGGACAATGTCATTGACGGCTGCCGCATCGTAAAGGTTGTCATTGGCCAGATGCGCACGCCCGAGATTGGCGACAAGTTTTGCTCTGGTATGGCGCAAAAGGGCACGTGCGGCATGATTTTCCCCCAGGAAGACATGCCCTTTACCGCGTCAGGCATGACGCCCGACATTATCATCAACCCCAACTGCATCCCGTCCCGCATGACCATAAACCAAATCATTTCCACCGTCATGGGCAAGCTGTACACGGTCAACCCGAACCCTCGCTTCCGCAATGGTAACTCGTTCCAGGAAAATTCCAACACAATTTTAAAGGAGCTGTGCCACCACTTGAAACTGAACGGCTTCGACCCGTCGGGTTCGGAAGTCATGTATTCGGGCTTTACCGGCGAAAGGATCCAAAGCACCATATTTATGGGACCGACGTACTATCACCGACTCAAACACATGGTAAAGGACAAGATGCACGCGCGATCGCACGGACAGGTGACGACGCTCCATCGCCAGCCCAACTGCGGTCGATCGCAAGGCGGTGGCCTCCGCTTTGGAGAGATGGAAAAGGACTGCATTCTGGTGCACGGCGCCACCCAATTCCTCAACGAGCGCATGTTTCTCAACAGTGACCCGTTCCAGATTGACGTGTGCAAAGACTGCGGCATGATGAGCAGCACAAGCAAGAAATGCCACCACTGCGGGTCCATCAACGTCAAGCGGTGCAACATACCCTACTCGTGCAAGAATCTGCTCCAAGAATTGAACGGCATGGGCATCAAGACTAAAATCGACCTTTAAATCTCAAATTTCTTTTTTAATGCTTTTATTCAAGCATTAAAAACGTTTAATCAAAACAATCGTCACCACCACTACTACTACGAAGAGAGACGACTCTTGGGTGGGGTCACGTTGTAGTATTCGATAAACTTGGGGTCATTGTAGGGAATGCTGTCGTTCGAGTTGTCGATCCAATCGCTAAACAAGTAGTGTATAAGGCGACTGGCTAACCACAACCAGGCCTTGTTTTTCGGCGCCTCTGAATTGGTTGGGACGCGGACAATGGGCGCCAAAAACTCCCTAATGCTCGGTGGGAGATGAAAGCCCGCGTGCATTCCCGGTTGAGTGGTGCGACTACCGCCGGTAAACATTCGAGCCACGTCAACAATGTCGTTGTGAAAGTTCCAGGGTGGAAACTGCTCCATATCGGCCAAGTCGACTGGGATGCTGGGTTTGGAGTCGACGCCGCTATAAAACTTGTTCCACGTCCACGTTCGGGCTCGATTCCACCGCGTAGGGACGACGCGCACCTGCCGGTTCTTTCCCTCCATTGGGTAGAACTGTGTGGTGAACGGTTCCATCTGATACGAGTTGTAGCCCGGCGGCACGCGAAACTGACGTCGGCCGTAATCCTTGTCTCCCATGGTCGGACTGTAGCTTACCGAGACGCCAAAGTCGGCCAGGATTGGAATGATTCCCATGTTGGGCACACGGTACCGCTTACCATGAATTTCGTAAATCCAATATCCTTCCCCAGAAGTTTCGGCTATAAGGATATTTTCCACCTTAATGTCGTTGTGAACGATGCCCGCATTGGTTTGGATGGCGCAGACGGCCGCGTAAATTTGAAAGATTATCGACTTGAAGTACAACTCTCTCTGGTCCCGTTTCACCCTTTCCTTCTTGATGGCGTCCAACGAACCGTAGAAAAGCTCCATAAAGGTCTCGGAACACATTTGCTTCCGCGAGCTTGTTGAGGTACAGTTGGGGCAAAAAAAGATGGCATAGGTCAGCACAAAGTTGGGGCAAATTCCGTTCAGTAAGTAGCTGTTGATGACCTTATTGAAGAGATATTCGACCGGGTATTGTCGGTTCATGGCCATCTTCCACTCGGATGCGGAGATTCGCGTCCGTTTGACGGCCATCGGGACCCGGATGTTTTCGTGTCGAAACATGTTGTCAAACACCCTACTGACCACGCCAAACGATCCCGCCCCAATCTCCTCCGTTTCGAACCAGGGCACGGTCGGCCTGGGAGCGGTGACGCACAAGTTGAAACGGTACTTTTTCTTGATTTGCTTGTACCTTTCCCGAAAGTGGTAGGCAATCATCAGGCGAAAGGGAGTGGAATAGTGGGAGGACCAGTGCAAAATAGACATGGCGCTTGGATGGGCCCTTTTCAGGACGCGGTCAAATCCCGCAATTTGGTGGTCCTGAAAGTCGGAAATTTCATACAACGGGAGAGGTTTAAGGTTACCCTGGACCGCAAGTCGAGAGTTGATTAGTGTTGGTTCGTTCCAAGCAGGGCGGAACGAGTCGACCGAGTAACAGGAAGATGGTGGTGGTCCATTTGACCACTTGCACAGTCGAGACCCGTAGTTTGTGTCGGAGCCACGGTTGCGCGCCTCACGCATAATGGTGGCACACTCGGCCGTAATCTTCTTCCACGTTGGGCCGTGTTGTTTGAGTTTTCGCCCCGTCAGTGGACTCTTGGGGAGTGGACTCTTCTTCTTGGCAATATCCCACTCGTAGCATTTTTTAACATTTAAACCGTTCATTTATTTACCGACTTTTTCTACGGGCAAACATACCCTGAAGAGTAGTTGTAGCAATTTAATGATTATAATCAACCATTAAATTCATACTTTTGTCAATTGTGGTTTAATCCAAATTGTACGATTCAATCACATAGTCGGTATCTCCGTCCACCCAGTTGGGGTAGATTTCTTCAATGGTGTAGCAGGCCAGCACGCGCGACACGCCATCCTCGGGCCAGTAGACGTCGGGAAACTCAAAGGGCTGAGAGTAGCGATCGACCAGGTTTCGAACAAACGGATCGTTGCCAATAAAGTTGGAGTCGTAAAACTTTGAAAAGAACGAAAACAACCGACAAATGGTAAGGTGAAACTCAGGCACGGGGAACGTAATCATGTCGTTAAGGTCGACGGGAACCGAAGGACGCAGGTCCGATGAATCCTTGTAAAACTCGTTGATGGTAATGCCTTCGGTGGGTGGGTTGGGAGCATAGGCCGTGGTTTTGGCTTGTGTTATTGGGTCGACGGTGACAAACGGGCGATATCGGGTGGTGAAGGGAACAAACTTGTACCAGTTTCTGGTCGGAACAACCTTGGCCTGGCGTCGTCCAAAGTACCGGGTCGTGGCAAAGTCGGGCCGATAGTTGACCACGTCGGTAAAGTTGGTCAAAATCACCAGGTAACCATAGTTGGGGACAGAGTAGCGCAAGCCGTTGACGGTGTAGTGCCAGAAGCCGCCCGGCTGAATGCGTCGAACGTGCACGCTGTCGGCGTTGGCAAACAGGCCACCCATGCCAAACTGCTTCTGCACCGTGGCCACGGCATACAACATTTGAAACAGGACGGAGAGGATAATGTTTTTGGCGTTGAGATCCGCCGGCTTTATGGTGTTGAACAAGTCTTCCAACGTCATTTCATGGTACTCGCTTACCAGGTTGGAGCACCGCCTTTGTCTCCCATCTTGCAGCCCGTCGGACCCAACCGCTTCCGGCCGGCAGTCGACGCACACGAGCGCCGCGTGCGTCAGTTGAAAGTTGGGGCAGATGAGCGTCTTTACCAAATCGTTGAGCAGCTTGTAGTGGATGTAGACCATCTTTGGCGGAATGCCCGCCTGCGAGTCAAACTTGGCCCACTCGCTCGACGAAAGGACGTCCTGCATCACCTGGACGGGTTCGTCAATCTCCGGCACAATCGCTCGGTAAAAGGTGGTTGAACTCCTCCAGCGGTACAACAACTTTACTCCCATCAGCGAGTTGTACAGGTTGAGCTGCGGCGACCCGGAATCCATGCACATTCGACCCGCCAGCGAAACGTCCTGCTCAATCAGCTCCTTGAAAAACTGCTTGACTCTCTGCGACGCCATCACCCGCTGGGCAACGGTGCCAAAGACAAAGCTGTCCCGAACCATATCCTGCATCAAGACGGGCGAAAAGTTGGGATTCACCTCTTCGATCGGGATGGTTCGCAGGTTGACGTTGGCCAGCAAGGGACTCTCTTCAAAGTCCGTCTGAATCATCTGGTCGACGGTGTAGGGCATCGCCTGCACGCCCTCGTCCACCACAGTTTTCGGCGGTGGGGGTGGGGGCACAATTATTTCCTCGGGCATCGGCACAAACTGGACCGTCTTGGGTGGGGTTGGCTGGAACGCAGCAATCGGACTTGGCTCGAGCGACACCACGTCGCCCGACGAGGCTAGAAACTCATCGTCGATGGGATCGTACCACTGCTCCGACTCTTGCGGTACACTGCCATCGATTGGGTAGCGAATGTTTCGCTGGTAGTAGACTGGTCGTTTTGGACCTTCCGTCTCCAGCTCGGACACGCCATTCTCAATGTCGTAGAAAATGTCCGGGTCGTTGGTGTCGTAGAAGGCATCCTCACCAGTGTCGTCGTCAATCAGGACTGGTGGGGGAGGAGGGCTGGTGCACGTCCTTTTGACGCTGAGAGCCGCGGGAGGAGAGCTTGCACACGTCTTTTTGACGGTAGGAGCCGCCGGCTGCGGCTGCGGCTGCGGTGGTGTCGTCGACCATTGATCCACGGGAGAGGATTTGAGGTTGGCCGCCCGTTGTGCGGTAGCACTCCTCCTTGTCGAGGTGGCCTCCGGCTCCGAGTCTGAATCCCGGCTCGTGTACTTTTTTTTCGGCGTATGGCTGTGGACCACCCCGAAGTACGAGTCGGTCGGCGCCTGCTCAATGTGCACCTTGTTGTATTCGTTGCGCGTTCGAGCCCAGTCCTGACAAAGGTTGTCCATCTTGTTGACCAACAATTCGGGCGACACATCTTTGGCTTTGGGTGCGGTCGCACCTTTCTGCGGCAAAATACAAGTCCCTCCCAGGTTGGTGACTGAACAGGTAGATTTTTTATATTTTGGCGATTCCATCATTTATTTACTGGAGAAAAACAATATAATGGCGGTCGGTAGGAATAAACACACCTGAGCAAACAACCCATTAAAATTGAAAAATTTTATTGAAAAAAGCACCATAATAAAACCAGCTTTTAATAATGTTTGAATGTACTCACTGTGATTTACATTTTGAATCCAAATCAAAGCTTGCCACCCACCAAAAAACTAAAAAATGTACAGCTCATAGGTTTCTGGGATTTACGTGTCAAAAGTGCTGGGACCATGTGAAAGGGTACGAAAACGCCCTAAATCACGTTGCCAAGTGCGGGCAAAAACTGCAAACTTTTGAAGGTATCCAGGCACTTGTCGCCCAGCTGGCACTGCACTACAAGTGCGAAGTTGTATTTGACCACGAAAATGGAAAAGGACAGATTAATTTTCAAAAAGTGTTCAACTACACCCATCCATCCAATCTGCAGGAAATGAGGGAGCCAATCGAGCCCCGTTCCATGCACGTGTGGTACAAGATGTTGCGCAAGTACTCGGACCAGTACCTCCTGGGGGGACACGGTCTCTACTTGAACGACATCAACTACACCCTGTTTCGTCTGTCGGATGCCTTCAAGTTTTTGGCCGCCAAGTACGACGCGCGAACGCTGTTGAAAATGTTGTGGATCGAACCCACCTACAAACTGTTCCACGTCAAGGACGGGATCGTGTACGTTTTGGGCAAGATTCAATCCCAAACCCAAGAGGGACGAAAATGGTTCGGCGACACCTTTTGTCTGCAAAGAAACGAAACCATCGTCAAGTGCCTTTGGTACCGGGATCCCACCCTCGAGCAGCTGTGGTCCAACACGATTCCCCTCCTGAAGGAGATTTTAAACCTCTACCTGGACCTGGGAACGTGGCTTTTGAAACGGAAAAACATTAAGCTTAAAAACGACCATAAAATACATCACAATTGTAAGACAATTATCGAAAACGTATTTAAAGAATATGATGTCACTAACCTTATTGAAAACATTACCGTCCTAAACTCGCGACAAACCTTCACCACCATGTTTCGGGAAATTTTAACCCAACACCAAAAAGACTTGCGTCTACCATCAAACATTCATCACGTATTTAAGGATGATCTCCTCCCTTCGTCGTTGGGCGGTCAAGAGTTCTCTCTCATGACCATGACGGAGCAGAAAATTTCCGGCGGGAACCAGTACCACTTGATGTACCACATACTTCCCGAGTCGGAACGGCCCATGTTTGAGACCAAAATTTAATTTATATATTTAACGAGTTGAGAGGCTAATCGCACCACTAGTCGATGCTTTACTAGAGTGAATATTTTTAAAGCTCCCATCAAGCTTTAAAAATAACATTTGTTGGTCTTTAATTTTTACCAGGAAAATTAAAAAACTCTAGACATTTGACGGCGCTCAGTAAAAGATGCTGGCCGTGTTGAGGGATCGTTTCTTGTCGTGGTTATACTTGGACCACCACATAAAGACTCCAAAAATCAGAGCCAGAATTAGGGCGTACAAGAACCACATTTTATACTTTTCAAACCACGAGTGGACATCGTCCATGCTAAAGTTTTCCTTTGTCATGTGGTGGTGTTGTGCCGAGTGGTGAGATGAACTTGCTGCGTGGTGTGGACCCATACCTTCCGGGGCGTATTTAACGTTTCCGTATTGATCTCGATAATACATATTTATTTACTGGCAAATTTAAAAAAGTTGTTTTGCCCAACCACAAGACTTTTAAGTTTTATAAAAAATTTAAAAGTTAATCAAACCACAAAGTGGCGGACAATCGGTTGTATGGTTGTTTATAGGCACGTTCGTTTACAGCACTGGGAAGCCAAGGCAGCCGCCCGAGATGCGCACAATGTTGTTGTTGACGGCCATTACGATAAACTCGTACGATTGGTTGTAGTTGGCACCGGCACCATCGCCGGCTCCCGTCGACGCCTTGACGGCCGCATCGCTTGCGTGCGGCACAATGGACACGTTGGTCAGCTTGCCATAGTTGGTGGATCCCATCGGGTCCAGGTCGAAAAAGTTGAGCGAGTACGAGTACATGTGGTAGCCGATAAAGGACGGAATTGTGGGGGCGTGGTACCACGGGCTGACGAGCGAGTAGTAATCGCTTCCCATGGTTCCCAGTCGGTTCGAGTTTTCGTAAATGAGCGTTGTGGTGGCAATGGGATCAAACGATCCCGACGGCTCATAGTTGACCGAGGTTCCGCTAACTACTGGTGAACTCGTACCATAGTTGGACCATTCCGCGGCACTTGTCTTGTTGCGGACGGCAAAGAAGAGCACCTTGACGGCGTGCGAGAAGCGAATGTCAAACGACGGCATCGGGTTGGTGCTGGGCGTGTAGTTTTGGCGCGGAGCCGTCTGGACCTGCTCAATCAAAATGTCACGCACCCCACAACCCATCTTTTTACGCTCAACATTGGAGACGATGGCGTAGTTGGCCCATACCTGTACGTTTGACAGTGAAGGTGCAACGCCACCCAAATGCTTGCTCACATCAATCGTCTGGTAGGGGTTTCCGGTAGTGATGGCCGTGTCTGTCAAGATCAACAAGTCCTTCCAGTCGCGCATCGAAAAGTTGAGCTGAATCTCGTTGTAGGGTAGGGCGGCAGTCGGCAGCGACACACCCGTATCCCGAGTGAAAAAGAGAGAGATGGGAAGGTTCAGCACGGTGCCTCCCGTATGGCCCAACGAACCACCCGGACCGACCGGATCGGTTAGGGTCGAAATGTTTCCAATCATGTTGTCGTACCCATTGCGCTTGCTGGCCGGAGTGGTGAACGCAGACCACATGTCTAGAAAGTAATTATCTAGGCGTGATCCAACCAGATCGTTGAAAGAAATTGTAATTTCTCGAATAAGGTTGTGCATAAGGTTTCGAGTCCACCGCAGAGACAACGTGGCCGGGGTGGCCGTTGCCGCCAAAGTGACCTGTGGAATGGTCACTCGTAACCATGTTTGCAGCAAATAATCTCCCGCTCGGGAGATGGAGACGGACCAGTTTTGCCCAAAATCCGACGTGCCCGTGCTGCGCGAGAGTGGAACCGGTACCTGGGTGAACCAGGTGGACTTTTTAAATTCACGCACAAAGTACGTCAATGTATGGGCCATGCTGACACCATCGTCAGGCAAGCCATACATGTACTTTTCAATTTCATCGACAGTAGCGAGATCGATAAACCCTGAAGTTATACTTGATGACATGTTTAGATTTATTAGTTGCAATATTTCGGCTGAAAAATTTACAAAACCCTCGAAACAGTTGGTAATTTTTTATAGTTAAAAAATAACCTATGAAATACTACTCGAACCCAAGCTTTGGCGGTATGGATAAAAATTGCAAAATGTCTCCCCGTCAAGTCACAATCAAGGCCAAAGAATTGTGGTTGGTCAATTCAACCATGACTATTGCCAAAAAGAATTTAAAAAAAATGGAAAAGGTTTATGACTACCTGAACCAGATAAACATCAAGACACTCTCCCCGGAGAGCGTCATCTACTACGAGCTGTGGTTCATGTTTATAGTGGAATGTATCCACATTCAAAAAATTATCATTGAATACTTTCAACATGAGAAAAATGGTGAAAAGCAACCAATAACAATTGGAGAAATTGTCTACAAAATAAAGATGATGCTCAAGCCCATTTCCGTTCCGTTCTTAAAGGTCAAAACCGGCCACGTCAAACTCTTTATCCCCGAACAAATTTTTAATAAGTTTTAATGGTCGTTTCGCTCCCCCTGTTTATTTTAAATAACACCCAACCTTTATTAATTTGTATGGTTTCCTTTAACCATACAAACTATCAGTGTATTTGAAGCATTCTTTGCCCCAAGAGTCTACTAGTGGCACTACTCACTGTTGCACTACTCACTACTTACTGTTCCCAACTCTTGTCTAAATTTCAGAGCTCAAAATCCAAACTTCAAGTTTCGAACGACACGCATCGCATTCGATTCAAACCCGACGGCTCTAAATTTGGGCTCTGAAATTTACGACAGCGGTAGCGCGGTAGCGCGGTAGCGCGGTAGCGCGTCAGCGCGTGTGGGTTAGTGGGTAACGACCGCTAGGGAGTACGACCGTTAGGGAGTAGTGGGTTTGAACACTATATGCAGTTTATGGTTCCGCAGAAGCAATAATTCTTTTATTACAATTTGTATGGTTATTGGAAGCAATAGTTTTCTCACTACAATTGTTATGGTTCTGTTGAACCAATATACTACAACTACTCTATCCACTACCTATCCACTATACACTCGTGCCTCGTTACGCTCGTTACGCTCGCTGTCATAAATTTCAGAGCTCAAAATCCGAGCTTCAAGTTTTGAACGACACGCATCGCATTCGATTCAAACTCAACGATCCAAAATTTGGGGCTTGAAATTTAGACAAGCGAAGCGCGCCAGCGCGTGTGGGTAACGACCGCTAGGGAGTACGACCGTTAGGGAGTAGTGGATTTGAACACTAGATGTAGTTTATGGTTAATAGGAGCAATAATAATCTACTATAATTATTATGGTTCAAGAGGAGCTATAATTTTATACTGCAATTGTTATGGTTCTACAGAACCAGTATACTACAACCACTCACTACTCATCAACGACTACCCACTTGCACACAGCAGCCCAGCGCTGTCATAAATTTCAAGCCTTCAAATCCAAGGCTCACGTTTTGAACGACACGCATCGCACTCGATTCAAACTCGACGGCTCTAAATTTGGAGCTTGAAATTTATGACAGCGAGCGAAGCGAGTGGCGCAGCGTAGCGAGTGGGTAGTGGATAGCGAGCGTAACGAGTACGACCGTTAGGGAGTAGCGAGTGGCGCAGCGTAACGAGCGTAACGAGTACGACCGTTAGGGAGTAGCGAGTGGCGCAGCGTAACGAGCGTAACGAGTACGACCGTTAGGGAGTAGCGAGGAGCGAGCAACGAGCGCTAGGGCGCTGGCTCTGAGCAAGTAGTGGGTAAAGTGGTTTGAACAATATCCATAGTTTATGGTTAATAAAAGCAATAATTATTTTACTATTCTATGGTTCAACAGGACTAATATTCTTTAACACCGAGGGGGTCAAAACTACCTCCACCTTTCTAGGTTTAAATTTACCATTAATTTACAACAATGAAACTACTCTACAATATCCATAGTTTATGGTTAATAGAAGCAATAATTCTCTATTACAATTAGTATGGTTCTAAATAACCAATATACTACAATTCATTCCAACCACTACCCACTCGCTCCAACTCTTGTGTAAATTTCAGAGCTCAAAATCCGAGCTTCAAGTTTTGAACGACACGCATCGCATTCGATTCAAACTCAACGATCCAAAATTTGGGGCTTGAAATTTAGACAAGCGAAGCGCGCCAACGCGTGTGGATAGTTGGTTTGAACACTATATGTAGTTTATGGTTAATAGAAGCAATAATTCTCCTACTACAGTTTATATGGTTCAATAGAAGCAATAATTCTCTATTACAATTTATATGGTTCAACAGAACCAAGATAATACAACCACTTACTCCAATCACTCCAATCACTACCCACTACTCCCTTGCGGTCGTACTCGTTACGCTCGCTACTTGCTCCAACTCTTGCCTCGCTACTCCCTTACGGTCGTACTCGCTACTCCCTTACGGTCGTACTCGTTACGCTCGCTGCGCTCGTGTAAATTTCAAGCCTTCAAATCCAAGGCTCACGTTTTGAACGAGACGCATCGCATTCGATTCAAACTCGTCAGTTCAAAATTTGGAGCTTGAAATTTAGACAAGCGCAGCGCAACGAGTGGGTAGTGGATAGCGAGCGTAACGACCGTTAGGGAGTAGCGAGTACGACCGTTAGGGAGTAGCGAGCGTAACGAGTAGGGAGTAGAGTAGTTTGAACAATATCCCTAGTTTATGGTTAATATAAGCAATAATTCTTTCTTACAATTGTTATGGTTCAGTAGAAGCCATAATCCTCTATTATAATTTATATGGTTCAGTAGAAGCAGTAATTCTCTTGTTCAATTGGTATGGTTCTTCAGACCAATATACTACAACCCTTACCACGATCCGCTACCCACTCGTCCCAACTCTTGTCTAAATTTCGAGCTCCAAAATCCAAGGCTGCAAGTTTTGAACGACACGCATCGCATTCGATTCAAACTCGACGGCTCTAAAATTTTATTCCAAATTTGGGCAACAATTGTCCCAAAAGACGGTGTGTAGGGGTGGCCCAACTCGTAGTTTGGATAGTTTATGGTCGTTGTAAGCTAAAAATGTAAAGGTTGTTTTTCCTCCCTCGGTTGGTGGAATAAAGCTTGAGGTGCACCATACGTTTTCGAAACGGTGGTAAACGGTTGGAGCGGCCGGGTGCCGTGTACCGAGGGTGGGAAAATGCATTTAATAAATGTTTACCGTCAACAAGAAACCTGTGGTGTACTCGACTAGAGACGGAGCAGAAGTTTTAAAGGGAAAAATCTCCCTAGTTTTAAAGACTTTGCCGTCGCTCTTTGTGCTTCCACCGACCCCAATCCAAGATGGGAGCGATTACACCATCACCCCAATGATATTTGTCGAAAATGGTCAGTTGAGGTTGGGGCAGCCCCAAGTCCCCTTCAGCGACCAGCTCGAGCTGATAAAGGACGAACCGAACCAGCTGGAGGTTGATTTTCTGAAAAAATTGTACATCATCTCAAAGATTCAGAGCACCATAAACGACTTTGAAATGCAGCCGGACATGGGGAAAAACTTTGCCTTGTTTGAGCTGGAGACGGAGTTTGGCTCGGTGGACGAGACGGTGTGGTACAACCGACTGTTTGACGTTCAAAAATTTCAACAAATGGTGGAGGAAAATGCGGCCGAAGTGACGCTGGAGAGTCGGACAACCGACTTGTGGGCGGGCGTCACCCCAAGTTTCACCCCCACCGCGTTCGTGACCAACAAAATCAACCTGGAGACGGAAATTCCCAACCTGCGGCAGGAGAGCGAGCTGATGGTCTTTGACACCATACGAGTCAATGCGACGGTTGTGGCGTGTTTTTATCAAGATCTGATCAAATACAACCAGGACTTTAACCCCTGGATCAAGGACTATTTGGCCCAGGACAAGTTGTTGACGAAAAAGCTTCGAGCTTCCGACATTATCCGACTAATGATTGCCGGCACCACTCCGAGGAAAAAGTACAAGATGATCAACGTGTACGTGTATCCGGAGACGATTAGCTTTACGGTGGAGATGTTGTTAAACTTTGACTCGACCAATGGTGCCGACAACCTTAAAAAGTTGATTAAAACCATAATTGTAGACATGGGCAAAGAGGACGCTTACGACCAGCGGGTGGAGAAGGAGTACTATTATGGTTCCTACTCGGCACCGATCAATGTGCCCATTTTCGTGGTCAAAGACCTGCTGACAAACGACTCCAACGTGTACAACATTGCGTACATTAACGAGAGCGCACTCATCAACACGCGAAGGAGCAACTTGAACCTTTTCTTGAAAAACAGTTCCAAAGACTTGAAGCAGCACGTTGGGGTTAGCTTGTTTGAGCGACCGGACACGGTCGGCACGTTTGTGCGGCTCAAAAAGATTCGAGGCGGAGCGGAGCTTCAGACGACCATCGACACCTCCATGGGGGTGGTGAATAAACTGTTGCAATACTCGGTGGGAAAGGTGGCTCAAGTCTTCAACTACTACCAAACCTACATCAACATTGTGGCCAACCTGGACCCAACCGTCGACCTGAATCGGGAAAAGGAGAACCTGCTCAAGGTCCAGGCGCCGGAGATTTTCCTCCCCAACTACACCCGTCTGTGCAACAAACCGCCCGTCATTATCGAAGGTGAACCGCAACCAGAAGATGGAACCATTTTAAAATTCCCCATCTATGGTGAAGCGGAGCCGAGGTATTACAAGTGTCCGTACCCCAACTATCCGCACCCGGGCCTGCGGCGCAATACGACGCTCGGCAATAGGGACACGTTCCCCTACGTTCCCTGCTGCTACCAGCGGCCGCAGTCGATGAACAAAAACTACAACACCTACTACAACCAGGCGGTGTACGAGCAGCGCATCAACTCGGGTGAGATTGGCAAGACGCTCAAGATTCTCGCCCCGAAACGGATTGGTGAGTTGCCACCACGAATCAACAAACTCTTGTCCTACTCGACCAAGCTCAAGTTTTACCGCTACGGGTTCAAAACATCGCTCTATTCGGTGCTGGACGTGCTCAACACGGCGACGGGCAGCGCGGCGACGATTGAAGCGGTACGCCGCGAGTTGAGCACGCGAGTCGAGCTGTGCAAGGGTGAGATTAGCTCGCTGCAGACGGGTGAAATTGCCGAAAAAATTATGGACCCGGCCACCTACGTCAATCCGCGCTTGTTTAAGCGCGCCCTCGAGGACTATTACAACCTTTCGATTATTCTCTTCTCCAAGGATCAGGACGACTTTAGTGTGTATGCCAATAAATTTTTAAAATTCATCTGTCCCCTTCGGAAGCGGGTCGTCTTTATGATTGAACACGAGCAGGCGCAGCACGTTGAGCTGGTCCTGGACGAGGAGACGCTTGGCCACGTAAACAAGCAAGGGTCGCGGCCCATTCTGACGTGGGATCGAAACGACTTTCCCGTCAAAAAGTTGTTTGCGCTGTACAAGGACCGCTTCACCCACACCTTGTACGACATTGGCGCCAAAAGGTTCGTCAGCATCCATAACCTGCTGATGGAGAGCTCGCTTACGGGGACGGCGCTCGAGGGACTGAAGCGCAACACGTTCCACGTCTACCCCTGGGAAACCATCTCACCGAATGGGAAAATTGTAAAGAGCGTTCAACCATTGAACCAGTACACGGACAGCTACGGTCAGACGCGCCTGGTCGAGTTTCGGTGGAAGGAGCTGCGCTTTGTGTCCGAGTTTCAACCGTTGCCCTGCCTGGCCATTGCACAAGTGCCAGAGGCGGACCCCAACCACTACACCAAACCACTCGAGTACTTTATCCAGGTCAATGACAAGCTGACGGAGGAGGAGCGGGCCACCATACGGGAGGCGTTTGCCTGGTGCAACTTGTACCGCACTCCGCTGGTCAGCGATGCCGACTACCGCTCACCCTACTACGAGTTTCGACGGGTCAAGAAGCTGGCGCAGTACATCCTTTGGGCGGCGTGCCACGCCTATGCGCAAACGTACCAAACTCGCCCGCTCTCGGTGATGGAGTGGATTGACCAGGACACGCGAGTCGACCCCAACTTTTCCTACTCGCGCGTCACCATTTCACCGCTGTTCAATCTCGACCAGTTTACGGTCGACTCCAAGTTTATTTTCAACAGCGTCCAACTGCAGGAGCGCGTCATGTTCAACCTGCGGCTCATTTCCACCGTCAATCTAAAGGTGTACGCGGCCAATGTTTACCACGCGTTTTACCAAGACGTGACCAACTTTACGGTGCCGTACCCGGCACAGTTGGCCCTGTCCAAGACGGAGTACTACCAGCGGACGCGCGAACCGCTCATCGTCCAAGTGCTGTCGGACGAGAACGTGCCGTACCTACGGGCGGGCACACTCTACGTGCTGGAAAATTTGTTTGGCATCTACAGCGGCAACCTGTGCCTGTTTGAGTTGTCGCTGGAAAAGCTGTTTGAAAAGTCGGAACAGTTGTTTCAACAGGCCGTTCCACCCAACACACGGGTCAACATTGTCCTGTTCAACCAGGGCGTACCCGAGTACTACGTTTTGGGTCAAAACGCACCAGAACTTGACGTCATTATCCTCAACATTAACAATCTCTGGTTCTATGGTCTACTGCGGCCGAAACTGACCGACATGTAAGTTTTAATGGGAGCAATTGCTCCATTAAAATTTTAATTCTAGTCTTTGGTTGTAGCGCACCATATTGCGCGTGTCAGTCTTGTCGTTTTTGGGCCACTCCCAGCCGAAAATTGAATTTTTCCCAACTTTTAAGGCGTAAATAAACAACATCCTATTAAGTTTGTAAGATGATTGACTCGCCAACCTTGGAATCTTTTTTGGTTAAATCTAACCTTACGATTAATCTGTCGGCACTGGTGGACCGATTAATCCCACTCATATTTGAAAACCAAAAGTTGTACAAGGAGACTGGAGGCTACCGGTCCGGTTCCATTGTAGCCCTAAAGTACAACAACATTGTCGAGGGCGAGTTTAAAAAACACACGAGTTTTAAAAACGCGTGCCATATAGTAATGTGCCATACCCTAGATAAACGTAAGAAGAAGCTTATTCATATTAAAATTACGGCTATAGGAACCTTTCAAATTGTCGGAATCTCAACGTGCCATGTGGAGAAGATTATCTTTAAAATTTTCCTCTTGATGGAAAAGTTAAACAAGGACTCGGCCACTCCACAACCCATATATACGTACTTTTCTGCCAATCCAACTGCCAACGTGCAGCACAACCGGTTCGAAATTGTAATCATTCCAATACTGTTCAACCATATGCTTACCTTGGACCCAAACTTGCGGAAAAGGATTTTCTCCCACTCGAAGGTGAAAATTGCGGAAAATTTTATTAAAAATGGTTTTGTTAGTTTTATAGTCCCCAACGACCCTGCCATAACGATCAAGAAGCAATTCTCCTACGCGGACTTTTGCAACTATCCCATCCAACACGTCATTTGGAGCGCCAAGAGTGGCAAGACGGCTCAATACATTGCCTACGACTCTTACACCACGCTGCTCAAGGATGGACAAAAGACCAACGCCCAGGATAAAAAATACCTCACCCTGCGGTTGTTTTCCACCGGAAAAGTGCTGGTCAGCGGGTTCAACGAAGTTTTAATCAAAAATGGGGTTCAAAAATTTCTCAGCGTTTGTGATACATTTTAACCAACCAAAGCAATCTCAACGTGCCTTAGGTGCATTTTACCACTCGAAATTTACCACTAGTTTTATTACCAATTTTGTTACAAATTTTTGGACGTTTTTACCATAAATTATTTGTTTGTTTGGATATCGTGTAAGGAAAAATTAGGTTAATGTAGACTTTAAACAGAAATATTTACATTTTAAACTTGTTAAGGCTCTCTATTCCCAGTGAGTAACTACCACCGTTAGTACAATACGTCAGTATCTCAGCAACCATGACAAAATACCTCTACAATACCAATAGTACTTAGTGACCGTACTTTACAAGGCCACAACGCCACAACTTTAATTTTTAATTTTTTTAAAAAAATTAAAAATTTTACACTTTATGGTTCAATAATACCCATTCAGGGTCTTGTACGACAACCCGGTATTATGGCTCGTTCCCGCCACACACTGACTTTGAGTGCCCAACCGAACACACGAACACTCGGTCATGCTTGGTTTGACGTGAGAGGTCAGCTGTTGCCCAAACGAACCCGAAATGCCGTAAATGGAGTTGTCGGGGTAGGCGGCCCGATGACCCCCGATAGTCCCGTACTCGTTTCCGTAAACTCCCTGCGAACCATAACTGAGGTAGGAAATGTACTGCGGACGAGATATTTCATTTTCAACGTGCAATCGATCCATGGGGCTGTGGCACCCTGGACTCTTGTTGGCAAAGCTGTCCGGACAAACCTGTCGCCCTGCTGCGTCCAGACCATTCCACACGGGACACACCTTTTCCGAAGCGGGGCCAATGGTCCGGTGCGATTGCAATCTGGCCGCCAGTTCTGTGTTGACCTTGCACGTCCGCAAGGCCGATTCTAAAGATAACAATCCTCCTGACATTTATTTACTCACATTTTTACGGACAATATGGATTTTACAAACTACACCACCGTCTTCTATGGTCCCATTGGAGTTGGAGACGAAAATTGCTACATTCAAGTGACTACAAAGCACACCAACTCTTACAACACCGCGCCTCAACACGACTAACCAATGGTTTTGTGGTCAGAAAGTGTACCGTTGCCCTGCTCATCTCAACCATCAAAAAGGAAATTAATTTTTAAATTTAGTGAATAGAATAAATAAACATTGGTAGTACATCACTATGAATGCACTAATTAACTTGAAACAAAGCCGTGAATATACGACCGTCACCATCGATGGTCAAAATCATCACATTAAACTCGCCGGAACTATGGACGATCCTTACTTTTGTGGCAAGGACGTCTGTTCCATATTGCGATACAAGGATGTTAAACAAGCTCTTCAAAATAAGGTCAAACCCAAGAATAAAAAAATGCTGTCCGTTTTGGTTAAACAAGACCACAACGCGGTGGGGGTCCAAACCACCTCCACCCGTTTAGGTTCAAATTCACCATTAACTTACAACGAAGGCAAAGCCATCTACATCAACGAACCGGGACTATACGCTTTGATTATGCACAGCAATGCTCCCTTTGCCGAAGAATTTCAAGACTTGGTTTACGAGCAAATTTTACCCTCAATCAGAAAGTATGGTTCGTATCAACTGGAGATGCAACTGACCCAAGCAATGGAACAACTCTCCATTAAAGAAAGAGACGTACAAGAGGCACACGAGGCTCGAATCAAGGCTGAACGCAAAGCGGTTCGGGTCGACAAGTTTATGCGACGCATAGCCATAAAGGAGAGGAAGCTCGAATGGATCTACATTGCCACCACGCAACAGTACGCGCAGGAAAGACTTTTCAAGATTGGTTCGACCAGCAGACTCAACACGCGGATTGGACACTATAACGTTGGTCGACCAGCGGAAGACTCTTACTACTACTGTTGGGTGACCAAATGTTACAACTCCAAAGACATTGACTACCACATTCAGAAACTGCTGGTCGACTTTAAACACAAAAACAACGCAGAGTTGTACTGTAGTATTAAATTTTCCGACCTGGTTGCCATCGTCTCCTTCATTGTCCAACACTATGATGCTTCCATAGACTACATCAACAGTTTCATCAAAACAAGGTTGGTTGCCTCCTTTGACGAAGAAGACGGTATTCCCCCTGCGATTGACATTAGAACCTCTCTGGCCAATCAGGGGCTAGTTGTAGACCAAGACGACATTGATGTTTTGATCCCCCAAGAACTGAACGACTCCATCAATGAGAAGGTTAAACAGAACCTTGAAGAAATAGTAATAGAACGGAAGGAGTTGATCTCCAAACTGGCCGACAAGACAAACATTTCAAAAAAGGACTTGTGGACTCGCATCAAAGACCTGACTGGATGGTCAAGTTCCAAAACGGTAATAATCAATGGTGACTTGAACTATAAAATAATTTACTAATAAATTAAAATGGTGACATTTTTTACACCTGTCAACTTGTACTCTATCCACTACTCGCTACTCCCCGCTGCAGTTGAGCTTGTCTAAATTTCAGAGCTCAAAATTTTGAACTGACGAGTTTGAATCGAATGCGATGCGTGTCGTTCAAAACTGTCAGCTCGGATTTTGAGACTCGAAATTTACGCAAGAGTTGGTAATGGGGGTAGGTAGTGGATAGCGAGCGTAACGAGTAGCGAGTGTAGCGAGTACGACCGTTAGAGAGTAGCGAGTACGACCGCCAGGGAGTAGAGTGGTTGGAGTAAGTAGTTGTAGTATATTGGTTCTTTAGAATCATAACAATTGTAATAGATTATTATGGTTATTACGGAACCATAATAATCTTAGCAGGAGAATTATTGCTTTTATTAACCATAAACTACAAGTATTGTTCAAACTACTTTACTCCCTAGCGGTCGTACTCCCTGTGCTCGCTACTCGTTACGCTTGCTACTCGCTACCCACTCGTTGCGCTAGCGCGCTGGCGCTTGTCTAAATTTCAAGCCCCAAATTTTGAACTGACGAGTTTGAATCGAATGCAATGCGTCTCGTTTAAAACTTGAAGCTGTGATTCTGAGCTCTGAAATTTAGACAAGAGTTGGAGAGCAAGAGAGTAGTGGGTAGCGAGCGTAACGAGCGTAACGAGCGTAACGAGCGTAACGAGTAGCGAGTAGGGAGTAGCGAGTAGAGTGGTTGGAGTAAGGGTTGTAGTATATTGCTCTTGTTGAACCATAACAATTGCAATAGAAAATTAGTGATTTCAACAACCATTACCAATGGACTATAAAAATGAGACCAATACCCGGGTTTGGAAGCAAGTGGATGAAAAACACGTATTAAATAAATGACCAATCTATCCAGAGGTTTACTACTCCTTGAAGACGAGGATTTTACCCTGGTCGAAAACCAGGCCAAAACGTTCCACCTGTCCCACACGGTTAGCGGAAAGTACAGCATAGTCATGTTTTACACCGACACGTGCCCCCAGTGCAGCGTTTTGAAGCCCATAGTGTTGTACTTTGTGGGTGATCCCCTCCTCCAGATTTGTCTCGTCAACGTGTACGATTCAGACTCGCAAAACATTATTCCCATGTCGTTAAAGTCAACTACCCCCCTCGAATATGTACCCTTTATCGTGTTTTACGTCAATGGGTTGCCGTTTAAAATATTTGATGGTGAATCGACACTTTTAAACTTTAAAAATTTTATCCTTCAAACCATCCAAGAGGCGGACCAAATCCCAACCGACACTGCGGCTCAGCAGAGTGAAATTCCCTCCTACACTCTGGGCAAACCAAAGTCGTCCAAAGTTTGCTACTTGACCTACGAGAAGGCGTATTAGAACCATAATTTTTAATTTTTTTAAAAAAATTAAAAATTTCCTAAAATCTAAAAGAATATTTTTATGGTTGTTTTGCACCCCTTTCGACACATGGGGCACTTTTTCGGCATTAATGGGTTGGCAGAGCAGGAAATGCACGTTGCCAAGTGGTTGCATGGGACAAAGACCACGTTCCGCACGTTGGCTTGACAAACGACACACATGATTTTCGACTCTAGGTTGAGGATGTTTTGGTGCACCTTCAAGTTTTCCTCTTGTTTGATTGAATTTTTCATACACGTGGTGCACTCGCACTTTGTACACGGTTCCAGTGGTTTTAGAGTCAAATCAGGGATGGGTTCATCCTCTTCCGGTGATGGTTGGTTGGAGACGGGAGACTTGGAAGTTGAATTTTTAATGGTTCCCATAAGGTGAATAAAGGGATTAAAAGTAAAGGTCTCATCCATTATAAATTCCTGGAAAATACGAATCATGTCATCGCCGAGAAAATCCGACCCCAACACTGCCGACTGGTCACGGTGGTTTTGAACCATTATAAAATCAATAAAATCTTGTTTTCTCATCCTGGAGGCATTTCTCCCATTGTGTCCCCGCCGCGAGAGTCCCCTATTGAACGCCATATTCTTCAGCGTCGTTTTATCGTGCATTCTCAGTATGGATTCTTCCATTTATTATCCCCAAGTTGACGCGAGAATTTTTAATTCACCCAGCTCATTTGACATTTTCAAGCTCACTCTCCGGGACTTGTCGATCTCTGTGGTTTAGTGGAGCCATTTCAATGTCCCACTCGTCCTCTGGTTTCGGAACCATTACTCCTGTTGGGGTGGAGGGATTAGGGACGGAGAAAACCTGGTACAAGATGAAAAATCCCAACAAGAGTAGTGGCAGTCCTATTCCATCGACAATATTGTACTGTCTTTGGTAGGGAAGTACCACATATTCGGCGAGGATTATAATTATTGCTGCTCCCAAAATTGTAAAAATGTCCTTTATATGGTACTTGAGAGCCACTAATGCCGCCAAAGAAGAAACTAGCATTGCGCAAGAAATCAACGGCAGCTTGGGGTTGGACACGAACATGTCTTGGTTGTACTCCAAAATGGACCAGACGGCGCTGATCACGATACAGGACAAAATTGACCCTTTGAGAATGGAGTTGTCTCGGTGTTTGAGGTAAATGACGCTGGCCAGAGTCACCCACCCAACGCAGTACAACGCAATCCCTGCCCAGTGACAGGTTTGAAGGCTCCATGCCGGCACCGAATCGTTGTATTTGTTAATGTACCAATCGCTAAGGAACTTTGCTCCATTAAAACGCAGACTCAATCCACCAATGATGGCTCCGACACCGGCGGTGTAAAATGTGGGTAATTTGTGGACAAAACTCATTTATTATAATTTTTATACAAATAATTTTGTCTCTTGAGGGAGAACAACCACCTCATTTTCTGTATACTAGACGCTGTACTGATGCTCTCACCCACTACTCCCTACTCGCTACGCTCGTTACGCTCGTTACGCTCGCTACTCCCTACTCGCGCTTACCAACTCTTGTCTAAATTTCGAGCCTCAGAATCCGAGCTGCAAGTTTTGAACGAAACGCATCGCATTCGAATCCAACTCAACCGTCCAAAATTTGGGCTCTGAAATTTAGACGAGCGAGCGCTAGGGAGCAACGAGTGGAGCATCAACTGTTGGTGGGGGTTGGTTTAACCTCCACAATTTATGGTTCTAAAGAACCAATAATTATCAACTATTATTTTATGGTTATAGAATATAGTTTAGGGTTAATGAAAGCAATAACTATTCTACTATTATTCTATGGTTCGGCAGGAGCTATAGTTCTCTACTACAATTGGTATGGTTCTTTAGAACCAATATACTACAACCCATTCCAACCACTCCATCCACTACCCCAACTCTTGTCTAAATTTCAGAGCTCAGAATCCGAGCTGACAGTTTTGAACGAGACGCATTGCACTCGATTCAAACTCGACGATCCAAATTTGGGCTCTGAAATTTAGACAAGCGAGACTAGTGGGTAACGAGGAGGAGTAGAGTGGTTCAAACAATACTCGTAGTTTATGGTTAATAGGAGCAATAATTCTCTAGTACAATTTGTATGGTTATAATAAAGCACTAATTCTCCAACTACAATTTGTATGGTTCTTTAAAACCAATATACTACAACTACTTAATCCAACCACTCTATCCACTACTCCCCTGTGGTCGTACTCGTTACTCCCCTGTGGTCGTACTCGTTACGCTCGCTACTCGCTCCAACTCGTGCCTCGTTGCGCTCGTGTAAATTTCGAGCTCCAAAATCCAAGCTGACAGTTTTGAACGAGACGCATCGCACTCGAATCAAACTCGTTGGTCCAAAATTTGGGGCTTGAAATTTAGACCCGAGTTGGTGCGAATAGCTAGTGGGTCACACAATATCCATAATTTATGGTTAATAAAAGCAATAACTCTCTTGCTACGATTGTTATGGTTCAGAAGGAGCTATAATTCTACAGTACAATTTGTATGGTTCTGTAGAACCAATATACTACAACCACTTAATCCAACTACTTAATCCAACCACTACCCACTACTCCCCTCGTTACACTCGTTAGCGGTCGTACTCGCTACTCTCTAACGGTCGCTGCTCGTTACGCTCGTTACGCTCGCTTACCAACTCTTGTCTAAATTTCGAGCCTCAGAATCCGAGCTGCAAGTTTTGAACGACACGCATCGCATTCGATTCAAACTCGATAGTCCAAATTTTGAGCTCTGAAATTTAGACAACGAGCAAAGCGAGACGAGTGGGTAGCTCACTGATGACAAATACTCGTGATAATTTATGGTTCAGCAAACCTAACAATGTCGTCTTTGGGACGATTCTAAAGAGTACCCCATTTCAACAACAAAGGTGGTTTTAAACCAAAAACAAGGTCAGTTGTAGTTGGTGCAATTTGCACGTAAAATTGTATGTTTATAATAAATGGGGTCATACATGCTATTTGATTCGCTTATAAAATTGGTTGAAAATCGGAATCCATTAAACCACGAACAAAAATTATGGTTGATTGATGTCATCAACAATACCCTCAATTTGGAAGGGAAAGAAAAATTATATTCGCTGCTCATTGTCCACAACAAGCAACAAACCAAAATTTATGATCCAAAAGAACCCTTTTACGACATTGAAAAGATTCCAGTACAGCTGCAGCTGGTGTGGTATGAATTTACCAAAATGCACCTCAAGTCCCAAAACGAAGACAGGCGACGAAAAATGTCGCTTTACGCTGGACGATCTCCGTGACTACACACACACCCCAACCACTTTACAAGTATTGTGCTCAACGACTGTTTTTATGATTTAATTTAACCACTAGTCGGATTTTTAATTTATTGTATTTATATAGACCATTAATCCACACAAGATACCCAGTATTCTTACACGATTGCAACCCCAAAGGGTTGAGTTGGACCCTGCAAGACGTTTGCTGCCCTCCCCCGTAAGAATGAGTTTGCCCGTACTCGTTTCCTAGGACAATTATATTAAACTTTTACGCTTCTTGGTCAAAACACAGCATAAAAGTTTCAGTCTACCATGTGGCCCGCCAGACACTATAGCGGCTTTTGGTAATAATAAATGACACTTGAATGGAACATTGACGATAAATTTCACCTCTTTTTTCGAAAAAAGAGATCCGTCTACATTGTTGGTGGGGTGCACCACGATGAGGACGAAGTTGATCCAAAGGTTGTGGCGCAGAGTGGGCTACAAGGCGACGACGGTGTGGTGCGCTTGCCTCCCCTAAACACGTTGGTTAATTTTCTAGGTCACGTTTCACCTTACATGCACGCCGACTATGCCTTTTTGCACCGCGAGTGGGAGTATAATAGGACGGCGAGTTTTGCCGACGACTTGGTCAATCTGCCCTCGGTCTACGACTGGAGGTACGTGTACCCACGGGACGATGAGGAGACGAAGCGAAAGAAGCGCTACATTATGCCCCCAGACAACCAGTACCTGTGCGGATCGTGTTGGGCCGTCTCGACGGCCAGCGCCATTGGCGATGCGTATGTGGTGGCCGGTCTGGTCGACTGGAGACCAGACATTTCTCCCGCGTGGGCGCTCACCTGCTACCCCCAAGGGCAGTGCGAAGGAGGAAGTCCAGCTTTGTTGTTGAAGGAAATTTCCCAAGGAAATGGCATCGTATCGAACCATTGTCTCGACTACTCGTTTTGCGCGTCCAACCCTCGCTGCAATGGGGCGGCAGCCAACCACTTTGGGGCGGAAAACTTGTCGGAGCTCGTGCCCAAGTCGTGCGGGTGTTATGTTGGTGACTCGATGCACTACCGGTACACGGTTGACCCGCTCATCCGGACGCTGGCCATTGGTGTGGGCACGGTGACGGAGGAAAACATACAATCGACCATAAAGAGACACATTTTGACACACGGTCCCGTGCTGGCCGGGTACTTTGTTTTGAAAAACTTTACCTCTGGGTACTTTACCCGCATCAATGGTGGGGTGTACTTTGACCGAGGCAATTACATTCCGGGGCAAGCGCTGGTTTTCAACGACCATTACTGCTCCGGAGACAGTTACCGCGGTTCGCACGCCGTTGCCATCATCGGGTGGGGTGTGGCGCGAAATGTTCTCTACGACACGGATAAGCGCGGCGACGTGCCCTACTGGTACTGCCGCAACTCGTGGCGCTCGACGTGGGGCGGTGACGACGGCTACTTCAAGATGGCCATGTACCCCTGGAACCGGGTGGCCCAGTTTGAAAAGCTCGTTACCCTCCGCGATCGGGACAATGTACCCCATAGGTGCGGAGGAATCATTACTTTTACCGTATCTACTAAACCGGTAAAGGTTAAAATGAACCAGTTAAACACGACTTTGCTGCCGTTTCCTCTATTACGAGACCGCTCGTGGTATGGCGGCGATCAGGAGGAATATCGGCCGGCAATCGTGCCCAAACTGGCACCGTCGGATGGACCGAACAAACCACCGCTTCCCCTCCCCGTGTACTACTCGGCGTTGGATTTGGCCCTGTTGGTCCTGCCCGCCCTGTTGATTGTCATTGTTGTGCTGATTGGTAAAATACCCACCTAACCCGCCGTCGATTCCCAAGGTAATAAAAAGATGAATTATTCCGTAATCTGGGCAATCACTATCCTAATTCTAGGGCTTGTTTTAACCTTGGCTTGGGCACGGCAAAACCCTACCCACCCCATCAACCCGCTGGTATTAAACTACCACACCAAACCGTCCCCCAAGCGACACAGGATGGTCCTGGTCGTCGAGAGCTTTGCCTCCGTTGACGCGCTAGTCGAGCTGGTGGAAAACATTTTGTCCCAAACGATTCGAGTGGCGTCCATAACGGTCGTTTCGCAGCGACCCGACCACTTGCGGCAGGTGCCGCTACTCCATCAAACGTGCACCTTCTCGCGGGCCAGTGGCCTGTCGGCCCTGTTTAAGGAAACCAGCGGCACCCTGGTGGTTTTTATTTCCAAGGAAGGATTTCACCATTTCCAATCGCCAACGCTGCTCGAAACAATCGATCAGCGGGGAGTGACTGCGGAGCAAACTCTGCCCGGAATCGTGCTTCGCAACACGGACATGCCGGGCATTGACCTGACCACCGTCTACCGCCAGCAACGTCTTGGACTTGGAAATTGAAATTTAACCCCGATAAAATTACTTTAATAAAGTTTAAACAAACATGTCTAATGGTAAAATCTACCAGAAAATTGACCTATCCAATGTGGATAGGAAAAAGATTAAAGACGACCACGAATCGGTCGTCGTCCACAACGAGATTAAACACACCAAAGAGTTGTGGACGTTTCCCCGCCGCTCCGACTGGGGCACCAGTGGAGTCCGTTGTTACTGGGACCACCACGAGTTTGACGGCACCCCCATCTACTGTCCGGTCAGCTACCGGCCCCGACAAGTGGCCAAGATTAGCAAGAACGAAATCAAACCCACCTGCCGCAACCAGTCCATTGTGGACGTTTCCACCTTTACCATAAAGGAAAATATTCCCAAATCCAAGGACGTGTCGAACCTATTGGAAAAGGATCTGATCAAGATTACCGATCCATACTACGAGGTCGACGGGGTCTTTTGCTCACCCGAGTGCTGCGTGGCCTGGATCAGAAACGAAAAAACCAAGGCCGGCGGCTCCATGTACTCGGACTCGGAACGACTCCTCCACTCGATGCTTGGACTGGTCCAGAAAATTACCCCCGCCAACAACTTTCGCCTATTAAAGTCCTATGGGGGCAATTTGACCATTGATCAGTTTCGAAAAAACAACAAGTGCATCAAGTACGAATATTATGGTACCACCGTCCTTATTTCCCACCTTTTTGAAAAAAAGATTAACCTCTCTTCAGATTAGGGTCCCAATTGTCCATTTTTCACCTCGTTTACGAGTTGGAAGATTTAAGAAAATTGATTGATAATTTTAAATTAAATGGTTAAAGTACACCGTAAAACGTAAAATGAATCCTACAAGCGCTGATTTTGTCATACCACCCGCACTGGAGACGGCCAAGCCGTTTGGAGAAACGGAAATGTACCGCATCCTATGTGATATGGAGAAAATTGTCCCTACAAAACACAATTTGAACCGTGTCAAAAACATGTCACCGTTTTGGAAGGGTGACGAACGATCCTACAACTGGTTCCTCGACTTTGTAAAGTCGGAATGGGGCGAGTGGATCGAGCGTTACGCACGCGGTTCCCACTCTCTCTCGCCCGTAACTCGCAAAAACGGAAGCCCGTTCCAGATGGTTCAGGCAGAGCTCTGGTCACTGATCCACAAGCCAACCTGGATCAGTTCAGGCTTCATTTCTCCAACCTGCGCCGTGTGCATGACCAACCCCGTTTGGGTTGACTTTGTCTGGAGCTGCAAACACATTTCCACCTGCATCAAGTGTCTCAAGATGCTGTCACGCGGTAGTAATGGGTTCAAATGCCCCATATGCCGATGCCAACAACGGGTCAGAAATTATTAAGGTTTGCCCAACACTGGCAATGGGGCGGGGAAAATTTTTGTTTTTAATGGAAAGGGATCACCAGTCCCATTAAAAACACAACAATTACAAAGAAAGTTGAGGTAAACCCTAATCGTTTTTATTTGGATCCACCAGCTTCGTTGAACCATACACAATTGGTTCTAGAATTTTAGTGATTACAACAACCATACAGATTTAATAAAATAATTATTGCTTATATTAACCATAAACTACGAGTATTGTTCAAACCATTATACCACTCGCTGCGCTACTCGCTTCGCTTGCTGTAGTAAATTTAGAGCTCCAAATTTTGGACTGAAGAGTTTGATTCGAGTGCGATGCGTCTCGTTCAAAACTTGGAGCTAGGATTCTGAGACTTGAAATTTACACGAGCGCAGCGAGCGTAACGAGCGTAACGAGTACGACCGTAAGGGAGTAGCGAGTACGACCGTAGCGAGCGTAGCGAGTAGGGAGTAGCGAGGCAAGAGTTGGAGCGAGTAGCGAGCGTAACGAGTACGACCGCAAGGGAGTAGTGGGAGTGCAAGTAGTGGATAGGAGTAGAACGGTTGTAGCATATTGGTTCTTGAGAACCATATTAATTATATAATAGAGAATTATAACTCCTTCTGCACCATAATAATTACAGTAGATTATTATTGCTTTTATTAACCATAAACTATTACTATTGGTTGAACCTGTGTACCCACTCGTCTTGGCTGTGCTACTCCCTAGCACGGTCGCTACCCACTCGCATCGCTCGTCTAAATTTAGAGCTCCAAATTTTGAACTGACGAGTTTGATTCGAATGCGATGCGTGTCATTCAAAACGTGAGCCTTGGATTCTGAGCTCTGAAATTTAGACAAGAGTTGGGACGAACGTGTGGGTAGCGAGCGTAGCAAGTGACTAGTGGATAAAATATTGGTCCTAAAGAACCATAGAATTGTACTAGAAAATTATTGCTTGTATTGAACCATAATAATTCTAGTAAATTATTATTGCTTCTATTAACCATAAACCACGAGTATTGTTCAAACCACTCGCTATCCACTCGTTACTCACTACCCACTTGCGCCTGTGCACGCTGCTCGCTTCGCTCGCTGTAGTAAATTTCAGAGCCCAAATTTTGGACCGACGAGTTTGAATCGAATGCGATGCGTCTCGTTCAAAACTTGCAGCTCAGAATCCGAGCTCTGAAATTTACGCAAGAGTTGGTAATGGGGGTAGGTAGTGGATCGAGTGGTTGGAGTAAGTAGTTGTAGTATATTGGTTGTTAGAACCATAACAATAGTACTAGAAAATTATTGCTTTCTATAACCATACAGATTGTAATGGAATAGTTATTGCTATTATTAACCATAAAATATGGATATTGTTTGAACCACTCTACCCACTTGCGCCTGTGCACGCTACTCCCTAACGGTCGCTCCTCGCTTCGCTCGTTGCTCGCTTCGCTCGCTGTAGTAAATTTAGAGCTCCAAATTTTGGACCGACGAGTTTGAATCGAATGCGATGCGTCTCGTTCAAAACTGTCAGCTCGGATTCTGAGACTCGAAATTTAGGCAAGAGTTGAAGCGAGTAGCGAGCGTAACGAGTACGACCGCAAGGGAGTAGTGGGTGGTAGATAGGGGTTGAATAGGTAATTGTAATATGTTGGTTCTACAGAACCATACAAATTGCATTAGAGAATTATTGCTTATACCGAACCATAATTATTATAGTAAAAAGCTATTGGTTCTATTAACCATAAATTATGGGAATTGTTCAAACCACTCGCTATCCACTCGTTGCACTGGCGCTTGTCTAAATTTCAAGCCCCAAATTTTGGACTGACGAGTTTGAATCGAATGCGATGCGTCTCGTTCAAAACTTGCAGCTCGGATTCTGAGCTCTGAAATTTACGCAAGAGTTGGTGCGAGGAGTGAGTAGTGACTAGTGGATAAAATATTGGTTCTAAAGAACCTTAGAATAGTACTAGAGAATTATTGCTTATACCAAACCATAATTATTATAATACAGAATTATTAGCGAGCATAGTGAGTAGTGGTAGTATATTGGTTCTATAGAACCATACAAATTGTAGTAGAGAATTATTGCTTCTACCGAACCATAATAATTATAGTAGATTATTATTGCTCTATTAACCATAAACTACGGTATTGTTCAAACCGCTTGCTCGCTACCCACTCGTTGCGTCTGTGCACGCTGCGCCACTCGCTTCGCTTCGCTCGCTGTAGTAAATTTCAGAGCCCAAATTTTAGACGAACGAGTTTGAATCGAATGCGATGCGTGTCGTTCAAAATCGTCAGCTCGGATTCTGAGCTCTGAAATTTACACGAGCGCAGCGAGGCACGAGTGAGTAGTGGGTAACGAGTACGACCGTAAGGGAGTAGTGGGTAACGAGTACGACCGTAAGGGAGTAGTGGGTAACGAGTACGACCGTAAGGGAGTAGCGAGTATTTGACCCTAAACGGGTGGGGGTCTAAACCACCTCCACCACATTATGGTCCTTTTTAACCAAAACAGACGATGGGTTTGACTTGGTTTTTGAAAATTGTGACTTGTTGATTGAATGGTCAATTTGACCCAAATGCAATAACTAATCTACACCTGAACCAAATTTCTATTGCCTTGTGTTTGTTTGGTGTGTTGGACCATAAATACAGCGTGGCGATGGGGTGGAGTTGTGATTCTGCAATTTGGGTCGTTTTTTCTGGTAAATAAATGGATCAATACATTACACTGGTTGAATTGTACATTTACGACTGTAACCTGTTCAAGTCGAAAAATTTAAAATCCTTCTACAAGGTGCACCGTGTGCCCGAGGGGGACATTGTCCCCAAGCGACGTGGCGGCCAGTTGGCTGGGGTGACGAAAAGCTGGGTGGAGACCAACCTGGTCCACTTTCCCCTCTGGCTATCCGAGTGGGACGAGACGAGATGGGGAGTTTTGAACCATTACCCACTCGAGTCGTGGTTGGAGAAGAATGTTTCGTCCAAGGTTCCAGTCAACCCTGTGATGTGGAACTTTGACTCGGAATGTTTGGTGTACTTTTTCCACAATGGGCGTCGCACTCCCTTTCTCACTCCCAAGGGGGTGGTAAAGCTGCAGGTCTTTTACAACCTAATGTCGGGCAAAGAGGTTGAATGGTTCTATGAAATTTCCAATGGTTTTCTTAAACCACACTTGCACCAATTGTCCAACGTTCGGGAATTGGTTCGTTTGAAGCACGCTCCCGTTGTCGTTGGGGCGGGTGGACCGCGTCTGGTGACGGAGGGCGTCTACTCGCTGCGAGACGATGACTTTGTGGTCGATTGCTCGCAAATCGCCGCAGTCAAACGGGCCATTGAGCGGGGAGAGTCGCACCAGTCACTGCGCAAGTACCAATGTCCGCTATTTGTTGCGTTGACGGACAAGTTTCAAGACACGGTCAAACTGGTGGAGAAGAAGTTTGAAGTTCAGCTCAACGAATTAAAGGCGGAAACGACCATTCAAGTGTTGAGAGAACAGTTGCGGCAGGAGAAGAAACTAAAGGAGCAGGTGCTGTCGCTGACCCAGTCGTTTATTCCCACCATTGGTGGTCGAGGGGAGGAGTTTGGCAAGCCGGACGAGACGCCTTCGTCCGCTTCGGTCGGCGACGACAACTTTCCCAGCAGCACCAACCACACCTTTGAGGCGCGTCGTCGTCCATCGTCGCTGTCTTCTGGTGGTGCTTTGAAACCATCAAAAATTTTGTAAAAATGAAAATTCCATCGAAAAAGAGGGCTACAATAAAGGATGGTTTACGTCATTTCAATCGAAGGCATTATTGGGAGTGGAAAATCTTCACTAATGGACCAGTTGAAGAGGCACTATACGTGCCATCAGGAGCCGCTGCACGATTGGTCGCTGCTTCAACCGTTTTACGACGACATGGAGCGCTACGCTAGCCCGTTTCAATTCCAAGTCCTATTTTCCTTCCACAAGTTGTACTCGACCATTAAAAACGTCAACGATGTGGTCATCTTGGAGCGGTGTCCGTGGTCGTCGAGAAACATTTTCACCAAAATGCTCGTCCAAGATGGGTTCATTTCACCACAAGAGTACGAGCTCTACATGTCCTTTTACGATAGGTTGGCATTTACCACAAATTTGCACATTTATTTAAAGGTCGATCCGACCGTGGCATTTGATCGAATTTTGAAAAGAAACCGAGAGGCGGAAAAGACGCTTCAGTACGACTATTTGGTTCGTTTGAACCACCAGTACGAGGCGGAAATTTCCAAGTGCGACAATGTGTACGTTGTCGACGCCAACAAACCGATGGAACTGGTTGGAAACACCGTGCTGCGCCTCTTGTCCCGTCTTTGCCGGCGTTGACCATTGCACGCCTAAAACAACCATTAAATTTTTAATATTTTTTTGTCAAATATTAAAAATTATTAAATTTAAGGTTACGGTTGTACCTTCAAGTCTGTTGTTCGCGTTCCTTGCGCATTTGTTTGGCAAGTTCGAGTACCGTCAAAAGACCCTCTTTGGGTGGGGTTGGTTGTGCTTCTTTTTCACCATTTTCGGACGCTTGAGAGTCGACAGTGGCGCCGTCGGCGAGTGGTGGTGGCGTACGGTAGTTGTCGAACCACTCCCAAACACTTTCCGCAACGTAGAGTGACATTTGGTCGTCCTGCAGCACTACCAGAGCCGGAACGTGGGAGATTTTCGCCGACACCACACTTCTCATGGTGGGATTGTCAACGTTGATAAACTTGATGGGAATATGGTCCGTGATACCAGCATTGTCAATGTACTGCAGCAGAGCTTTACAATTTCCGGAAAAGTTGCTATAGAATAAATTGACTATCGGTTGGGACCATTCTCCCGCGTTGGATTTTAGAGTTGGATGCATGGTTTATTATAGAGACAAAGATGAGGACAGACGCCACCCCCACGACGACTGCGGACTGGTTGGGAGATTTGGACCTTCCGACGACAACCCCCACTTTTAAAGGTCGCAAGACGACCCAGGTACGACTTGAACAGAGGAAAAAATTTGTGAAAATTCTAAGTTCACGGATCCATTACATTTCCCATCCCCGGATCGGAGGGTTGGAGTGCAGCATAAACCTGCGGGACGTGTGCAACGTCTCACCCGGCTATTGCGCGCTCGTCGTCAAGCACCTAATGTTGCTGTGCGCCTGCAATCCGGAGCAGATTTTCGTCAACCAATGGAGGTGGACAGTCAAACTAAAGAATGTAGCAGCCATGAAATTTCTCAGCATGGTCTTTGCGGACAATGCAAACCACCCGCTGTATTCGCTCTGGACTCATTGGTTTAATGGTACCGAGTGGCCTTAAACCTGACAAAATGGGTAAAAAGTGCAGAAAATTGAATTTTTTGAAATTTAAAAATAAATAAACAAACACAAAAATAAATATCTACCAAAAAGATGAAACTAATGCTTGAAATTGTCAAAAACATTTCCGAGCCCGTCGGAAAGTTGGCCATATGGTTCAATGAAACCTACCAGGTCGACGTTTCCGAGACCATCAACAAGTGGAACGAACTGACGGGAATGAACATTACCGTCCAGGAAAATGCGGTGTCGGCGGACGACACCACCGCCGAAGAGACCGAGTACTCGGTTGTGGTCAACGAGAACCCTACTCGTACCGCTGCCCGTACTCGAAAGGAATCCAAGACCGCCGCCAAGCCGCGCAAGATGCAGATTCCGAAAACTAAGGATGTGTGCCAGCACATCTTCAAGAGCGGATCCAGGGCTGGAGAGCAGTGCACGACCAAGCCGAAAAACAACGCACTGTTTTGCAGCGCTCACCGTGTGCGCAATAGTGTGACCTCAAACGCCACAGAAGCGAGCGAAAAAACGGTGGCCAAGACTAATGGCACAGCGGCACCTCAGAAACGGGGTGTCAAGTCCAAGTCGCCAACCGTCATCCCTTCGGACTTTGACGATTCCGACTCTTCGAGCAGCGCAACAAGAGGATTGCGCAAGGCTCCAACATTGTCGCCTCGCAAACCACCGCCAACAACAACGACCGCCAGCAGCGCCCAAGAGGAGGAGGACGAGCAGCAGGCGCACTTTTCGGGTAGCAGTTCACCGCCGCCAAAGAACAACGGCAACGGTGCCGTCTACTCTGACTCGTCTTCGGACGAGGACGATGACGACGCGCACCACACCACGGTGATTCCACTGCTCAAGAAGGGGGCTCGAAAACCCCTGGACGAAAACGTGCAATTCACCAGCGACTCGTCCGATGAAGAAGATTGAAAACTTGTGGTTTTTGATAACCTTTTTGATTTGAATTTAAAATTTCTTTTTTGGCAAATTGTTTTTAAAATTTTTAAAGCCCCAAAAGGCTTTAAAAATTCTCAACTGTTTTTATGGAGCAATGAACCCAAGGTTTTTCAACCGCGCGTACAGGAACGGACCAATGTCGGACAACTTTATGGTGTAGGGTACTTCAATTAAAACCACTCCATTTTCGTGGCACATGCGTCGTTTGAGCTCGTCGCGATATTGCTGGTTCATGGCCGCCTCTTTATTGCGATGGAAAAAATCATTAAAGGCATAGTGTTGTTTACCATTGTACTCGACTCCCAGTCCGATGGTTGGATTGAAGCAGTCAATCTCCAAATTGTTGCCCGTTATTGGATTGCGCAAAAAGGCCGGTCTCGCCTTGGGAAATGGCACGCGAAATGTCGTCTCAAGAAAGCGCCGACATTCGACTTCGCCGCGCGAGTCGGTGGTCTTGCCGCCGCCGCCGGTCGTGATGGGGTCGGCCGGTGAGTAGCGGTAGAGGTGGTCCAGTCGCAACCCTCGGCTCCAGGTCCCCTTTTGACGCGTTAGTTTCCGATGGACCAAGACGAGCACCAAAACGCTCAAACACCCAAAGACGAGAAGGTACAGCCAAACGTCGTCCCACTCGTCCAGGGTGGTGCGTTTTCTCGTAGTTGATTTGACCATTTTATTTACTCGTTTCTTTTGCGTCCAATTTGTTCCAATTTGTGGCTAACCCTAGGCAAAGAACGAACAAACGCAGAAAATTGAACAAATTTCAGTTAAAATATTCACATTAATAAACTATAAAGAAATAATGTCTGTTAAAGTAATGACCCACGACAACATGTTTGTTGGAATGAAAGAAGTCGACCATTATCTGGCGCCTTCCGACTATGAAGACGAGTCCGAGTCGGAACTGTTTTACGAGTCGTACTACTCGGATGACATTTTCGAGGACAACGAATCGGACCTTTGGGTCGACCACGAGGACGATCCCTGGATCGAACAATTGGACGACCCCGTCAAGACACCGAAAATCATCAAACCCTACCCGTGGATGACAAGCCCCACCAAGAGTGTGGACAAGGCGGCCCAAAAGGAGAAGAAGATGCCCGATTGGTGGACCAAACCCACCACCGTTACGCCAACACGCAACGAACAAGGCATTTTAAACTACTCGCTCTTGCTGCCTCCCTCCACCAAAAAACCAACTCAACCCAACAAGAGACGGAAGAATGGCGGCGCAAAGCCACCCAACTCCAAACCTTTGGGAAACCCGGCCAAGCCCAATGGCGTCTCCCAACAGCAGCAGGGTCCGAAGAGGGACTCGACCCAGCAGCCGACCCGGTTGTGCAAGTCGGTCTTGAAGCAGGCCAAGTGCTACTTTGGAGCTCAGTGCGGCTACGCCCACCGCTACTCGGATCTCAAAGAGTGCAGCTATGGTAAAAATTGCAAAAAGATTGTTTTGGTTCGGGTGAACCAGGACGGGACGCTTCACCTGGCCAACAAACCGGGGGCGGTGTGCAACTTTAAACACACCAACGAAGCCCAACAGTCCTACCTAGCCCGGCTGCCGCAGTCGACCGCTTCGCCGAAAAACCCACGCAAAAAGTAAGGCTTTTTCAATCCACAACCCACCCTCCCATCCCCACTTCCTTTCATCTCCCTCCGGGGGGATAAAAGGAACCTTTCCAGGTTAAAATTGAAAAAACCACGTCTCAAAAAACAGTAAATAAAAATGCAGTTAAACTACGACTACTTTACCAAACCCGAGTGTAAAATTTTACTTCCCAAGGTTCAAACGAACCCTCGGTATAAAAATTTTACACAATTGTACTACACGGTTGGAGACGAGGAACAGTTTTGGGTCGAAACCACCTTAAAACCGTTTCTGGAAAAAGATGGTGACGCGTCACCACAATCGCAACAACGCGTTGCGTCGCAGGAAAATGTCTGGCGCAATTTGGAGACGTTTGTGCCGTGGCAAGGGTATGAAAACATTTCAGCGGCAGAGGTCGAACCCACCTTTCAGTACATGTTCAATCGATTCAAGAAGGGTATTTACGTCTCCATCGCTGGCGGGCGCCTCCAATCATTTGTGCCATTTTCCAAGGCCAACTTTACCAACGACTGGGCGGATCGAATCCAAATCGACCCCAAGTATGGAAGTTTTCTCAACTTTTTAAAGGCTCAACACGACCTAAACAACAAGTGGAATGGAACGACGTACAAGTGGAATCCCAACAAGGTTTGTCCCGACCCTCGGTACTGGTACGCCAACAATTGCATTGTACGGTACGAAAACCCCATCAGCGAAAGTCACAGCAATGTGGCGCAAATCAAGTCCATGCTACTGGAACTGGTGGAAAAGCGCCACATTTCTGATGTTAAATTTTTCATCAACCGTAGGGACTTTCCCCTCCTTACGCGGGATGGGACCGAAGCCTACGACAACATTTTCGGCGATGAGACGCCGGTGCCGGAACAGTACCGACACCGCAAGTGGCTGCCCATCTTGAGCATGTGCACGAGCGAGCGCTTTGCCGACATTGCCATTCCCACGCACGAGGACTGGTCGCGCGTCAAGTCGGACGAGGGCATCTACTTTCCGCCCGTGTGCCGCAACTACACCTTCCAGTTTGTGCACACGTGGTCGGACAAGGTGGCCAAGGCCGTGTTTCGCGGCTCCAACACGGGCTGCGGCTGGAACGAGACCAACAACGTGCGCCTCAAGCTGGCCCGTTTAGGTACCGTACGACCAGACCTGCTCGACGCGGGCATCACCAACTGGAACTTGCGCGTGCGCGTATCAAAGCACTCACCCTACCTTCAAATCCCCGATCCGGGCACGCTCACCGCCGTCGATCGACTATCGCCCCACCAACAGAGCCAGTACAAGTTTATCGTGCACGTTGAGGGGCACGTTTCCGCCTTTCGCCTCTCGCTCGAACTCGGAATGAAGAGTTGCATTCTTTTGGTTCAAAGTCTCCACGGGTGGAAAATGTGGTACTCGGACCTGCTCAAGCCCTGGGTCCACTACGTGCCCGTCCGCCCCGACCTGTCGGACCTGTTTGACCGCATCGAGTGGTGCCGCGCCAACGACGCCCAGTGCCGGGCAATGGCTGAAAACGCCTACCAATTTTACCGCACCCATCTCGACAAAGAGTCCATTCTGGACCATTTGCAGCACACGTTGAACCGGCTGGCACGTCAGTTTACCGCACAAGAGCCGCCGACGGACCCCCTCCTGCTGCAAATGGAGTGGGAACGGCAAGCGCTGGCCCAACTTGCACCCCAAAAAACGAGCGCTCTGACTGGTCAATTTCCACCATCTCCGTTCCGCAATTGGGGTTCGTTGTGCGGGTTTGAAAAATTTGTCACCCAAGCACTAGACCCCCGGATGGAGATGGGCAGCGTCGCCGTCCCCGGCAAAACCATCTTCAAGAGCAAGACCACCAAGGTCACACTGTACCAATTGGGTGGGACGTGGTTCGTGGCCAAACGTACTATAAATCTGATGAAAAAATTGGAATTTCTCCACGAAGGATTCATTGGAAAAATGGTGCTCAACAACCTGGTTAAATGGTGCCCCAACTACCTCTACACGTTCCACTACCGGGACGAGCCCTTCATCTCCTACACCTGGAAGGACTACAATTCGCTCGAGGGTGGGAGCCGCGTCTTTAACCCCACCGTCAAGGAGAGCACCGTGATGCAAGAGTTTATCGATGGACCGACGCTGCAGGCATTCCTGCAGACGTGCACCTTCAAGTCGTACTTTGAAGTGCTCTTCTCCCTCTGCTGCGCCCTCCTCTTGGGACAGTCCCTGTGTGGCTTTGTCCACCACGATTTGAAACCGTGGAACGTTGTGGTTCAAGTCCTCCCCGAACCGACCGTCGTCGAGTACACGGTCCGTCCCGACCCCAACAGTGGGGAAAAATTTTTAACTTGGAAAATCAAGACCCGCTACATTCCCGTCATGATCGACTATGGCAAGAGTCACGTCGTGTACCGCAACGTTCACTATGGCGTTGCGGACCAGTTTGCCACCAACTGGTCTCTGGACCTGCAGACACTGCTCGTCTCCACGCTCAACGAGTGGATGCTGCGCTACCACCAGTCGGAGGGCAAGGAAAACCCCAGCCCCGACTACGGCGATCTCGTCTACACGGCCAACTTTTTGAGCACCCGTCCCCTCAAGACGGTCCGCGACCTGGCGGGTTGGACCTTGGCGAATAAAAAATTTCAAACCCAGGCTCCGTTGGACTTTAAAATCTTTCCCTCCAATGCGCCGGTAATTGAAGATTTTCTAAAGCACATGGCTCCATTGACCAAAAAGTATAAAATTAGTTTTGGCAAGGGGGCGGCAACGGCCGCCGGCTGGTCCTTTAACCCACGACAAATCGTCGACCTGGCCTTTAGCCTGGACCCGGACCAGCAGGCAAACGCGTGGGTACAGGTCCCTCGCCGCATCTACCGCAACCCATTGCCCGCCGCCACCAACAAGCTCGTGGCCACCTTTATTGCTCAACAGCTCTGGAACGGGCTCGTCGTGCCCAAGCTCGGCTTTGTCGACTGGGCCCAGTCGGAAAACCTAAACCGCTCCGTCGCCGAGTCCATCTGGAACGAGTACGACAAGATGGAAAAGTTTCTCACCCAACACTATTGGTCCAAGATTGACAAGATGACACCCGCTCCGCTGACCATCGAACCCTACCCCGATGCATTCCAAACTCTCGTCCAATTGAGGTTGAAACCAACCAGAAGTCTCTTTCTCTCGTCGGATAAGCTCCAGCGTTTAAGACGCAACATTGCACCACAATACGATGCCCCGGCATTCCCCGACTATGACCAGTACCGTGGTATGATTTTGGACATGGTCAAAGACTCGGGCCCCTTTAAACTCACACCAGATCTGGCCGCATTCTACCTGGACAATCTCAAACCATTGTTTGATGAAAAAATTATGGAGGCTGTAACCAATCTTGAAACGATCAAGTTTTACACCCAACCAACTACAAAATCCAAATTTTAATGGACTCTTGGGTCCATCTTATTTTTAAATTTTTCCAATCCCAACGTGCTTTCCAAAAAAGATAGAATGGGACCATAAAAATTTAAAAATTAAATCCATTGGCTTGGTTTAACCATTCTCCACTTGCTAGCACTACTCACCCGTCTCGTCTCGCTGGCACTACCCACTCGTTGGCGCTCGTGTAAATTTCGAGCTCCAAAATCCAAGCTGACAGTTTTGAACGAGACGCATCGCATTCGATTCAAACTCGTCGGTCCAAAATTTGGGCTCTGAAATTTGGACAAGCGCCAGATGGGTAGCTAGACGGGTAGCGAGTAGGGAGTACGACCGCAGCGAGCGTAGCGAGTAGCGAGCGTAGCTAGTACGACCGTAAGGGAGTAGCGAGCGTAGCTAGTACGACCGTAAGGGAGTAGCGAGCGTAGCTAGTACGACCGCAGCGAGCGTAGCGAGCAAAGCAACTAGTTTAAACAATAGTAATAGTTTATGGTAAAATAGAAGCAATAATTATTCCATTCCAATTGTTATGGTTATTGGAAGCAATAATCATCTATTAAAATAGTTATGGTTCTATAGAACCAATATTACAACCACTTTCTACCCACTGCCTATGCACTACTCACGCTACCCCAACTCTTGTCTAAATTTCGAGCTCCAAAATCCGAGCTGACGATTTTAAACGAAACGCATCGCACTCGATTCAAACTCGTTCGTCCAAAATTTGGAGCTTGAAATTTACTACGCACACAACGAGTAGCACTAACGCGCTAGTGGGTAACGAGTAGAGGGTTTGAACAATAGTAAGAATTATGGTCAATAGAAGCAATAATTCTCTAGTACAATTATTATGGTTAATAGGAACAATAATTCTCTAGCACAATTTGTATGGTTCTATAGAACCAATATACTACAACCACTTACTTGCATTACCCACTACTCGTACCAACTCTTGTCTAAATTTCGAGCTCCAAAATCCGAGCTGACGATTTTAAACGAAACGCATCGCACTCGATTCAAACTCGTTCGTCCAAAATTTGGAGCTTGAAATTTACTACGCACACAACGAGTAGCACTAACGCGCTAGTGGGTAACGAGTAGAGGGTTTGAACAATAGTAAGAATTATGGTCAATAGAAGCAATAATTCTCTAGTACAATTATTATGGTTAATAGGAACAATAATTCTCTAGCACAATTTGTATGGTTCTATAGAACCAATATACTACAACCACTTACTTGCATTACCCACTACTCGTACCAACTCTTGTCTAAATTTCGAGCTCCAAAATCCAAGCTTCAAGTTTTGAACGACACGCATCGCACTTGATTCAAACTCGCTCGTCCAAAATTTGGAGCTTGAAATTTGGACGAGCGAGACGAGTGGGTAACTAGTGGGTTCAAACAATAGTAAGAATTATGGTTAATAGAAGCAATAATTCTCTAGTACAATTATTATGGTTAATAGAAGCAATAATTCTCTAGTACTATTCTATGGTTCTTTAGGACCAATATTTTATCCACTAGTCATCCACCACCTACCCACTGCTTGTACCAACTCTTGTCTAAATTTCAAGTCTCAAAATCCCGAGCTTCAAGTTTTGAATGACACGCATCGCACTCGATTCAAACTCGATGGGTCAGATTTTGAAGCTCGAAATTTACTACGCACACAACACGAGCGTAGTGGGTAGCGAGTAGGGAGTGGTTCAAACAATAGTAATAGTTTATGGTGCAGTAGAAGCAATAATTCTCTAGTACAATTTGTATGGTTAATAGAAGCAATACCAATTTACTATAATTATTATGGTTAATAGAAGCAATATACTACAACCAATCTACTATAATTATTATGGTTAATAGAAGCAATATACTACAACCACTCTCTATCCACTACCCCCTACTCGCTACTCCCTTACGGTCGTACTCGTTACGCTCGTTACGCTCGATACCCACTACTTGCACCACCCACTCGTCCCAACTCTTGTCTAAATTTCGAGTCTCAAAATCCCGAGCTTCAAGTTTTGAACGACACGCATCGCACTCGATTCAAACTCGATGGGTCAGATTTTGGAGCTCGGAATTTATGACAGCGCCAGCGCGGTATCATGAGTACGACCGCTAACAAGTGTAACGAGGGAGTAGTGAGTAGCGAGCGCAGGGAGTAGAGGGTTTGAACAATAATAATATTTTATGGTTAATAGGAGCAATAATAATTTACAATAATTATTATGGTTCAAGAGGAGCTATAATTCTCTGGTACAATCGTTATGGTTCTTTAGAACCAATATATTACAACCACTCTCTGCTCGCTACTCGCTACTCCCTACTCGCTACGCTCGCTGCGGTCGTACTCGCTACTCGCTACGCTCGCTGCGGTCGTGCTCGTTACGCTCGCTACGCTCGCTACCCACTTCTCGCTACCAACTCTTGCGTAAATTTCAGAGCTCCAAAATCCAAGCTTCAAGTTTTGAACGACACGCATCGCATTCGATTCAAACTCAACGATCCAAAATTTGGGGCTTGAAATTTAGACAAGCGAAGCGAGTCCAACAGCGGGACATTGACTGTTACTATTGTTTGAACCACTAGTAACAGTTTATGGTTATTGAAAGCAATAACTATTCTATTAAAATTTGTATGGTTATAAAAAGCTATAATTCTCTGCTACAATTGTTATGGTTCTGTTGAACCAATATACTCTACCCACTCTGTCCACTACTCCCTAGCGGTCGTACTCGCTACTCCCTTACGGTCGTACTCCCTACGCTCGTTACGGTCGTACTCGCTACTCCCTTACGGTCGTACTCGTTACGCTCGTTACGCTTGTTACGCTCGCTACCCACTGCTCGCTACCAACTCTTGCGTAAATTTCAGAGCTCCAAAATCCAAGCTTCAAGTTTTGAACGACACGCATCGCATTCGATTCAAACTCGTCAGTCCAAAATTTGGGGCTTGAAATTTACTAGTGCCAACAGCACAGCACTGGCGTTGAGCGAGTAGCGAGCGCAGCGAGTAGTAACGAGTTCAAACCACAACAAAAGTTTATGGTTCAAAAGAGCAATAATTATACAATTTTAAAAGTTGTGCTTCAATGTTAACCAGTAGTATAGAGTGTTTGAGCTGGTGGTCTGCTTTCATCATAAATTGGAGGTCGAATGATGGACTGGTTCAACTTTTCCAGTGTCACCTGACAAGTTGAATAACGGTGAATGTTTTCTGCATTTTATGGTAAACTACATCCAATTGTAGACAAACTGTATTTTTAATGATGAAAAAAAGGCATAAAATAAATGTCTGCCACTCCTCTTTTCAAAACTTACGATCCCGTCGAAAAACTAATTTCCCAGGTGGGGGCTTTGGCCTCGGGTGGGACTGGTGGGGGTACAACCACAAATGCGTTGGCCACCACCGGTGGAACAATGACGGGAAACATCACCATGTCGGGAACGTCTAAAATTACCCAAGCGACGGCCCCAACGGTAGCGTCCGATGTGACCAATAAACAATACGTAGACAGCGCGGTGTCTGCTGTATCGGCTCCCCAAATGTCCTTTGCCGGCTGGAAGTTGAACAATGCCTCCTTTTTTGAAGTGAACCCTACAACCCAAGTCAAGCTGTTTACAAACATTGACGGGATCGGAGCAAATCAGTGGACCGATACGACCGAAGATGCCATCTCCGTCTCTGGAGGTATCTTTAGCATTCAAAACAAGAGCACGAGCAAGACAATGTGGTACATTTGTTCCGCCCACTTTACCGGGCTGTCCAACAAGACTGCTCCCACCGTAGCGGGCGCGCTGAGGTTTAAATTCAACGACGAAGACTCGGGCAACCCCATCAATTCTCAATGGTGTGTATTGAGGAGCTTCTCTACCTCAAATGTTCCATCGCCGGAAGCTTCCGCTCCCCAAGTCTCGGGATCAAACATGATGTATGCCACCATTAGCGTTCCACCAGGGACAACGAGAAGAATTTCCGTAATTGCAAACAACCCTTCAGCTACGGACGTGATGCAGTTGAACCAGACCGACGACGTTTGTCAAATTATGATTACTCGCCAATCTTAAACGTTGAATTTTTAATTTTTTTAAAAAAATTAAAAATTGGGGTCCCAATTCACCACCATCTAGGGTTTAATGATTATGGTCTCGTTTCCACCATCAATGATTATGGTCTTGTTTCGAATGATGACGTCTCCCAGAATCGGAACAGTGTGCCGTTCTTCCAGTGGTTGGTTGTCGTGGTCTTCTTCTTCCTCGGGTTTGTTGGGTGGTGGTTCGTCTTCCACGTTGTTGGACTCTTGTTCGTACTGGGGTATGGAATTTATTCCACCCGGTTCTTCTGGTTTGGGGGACTTGAATATAGAAAAGATTTCTTCTTGTGGTTCAGTCGAGCTTGGAATTTCAGTAACCAATTCTTGTGGTTCAGTCGAGCTTGGAATTTCAGGTGTTGTAGTTTGTGGTGTGGTTGTATTTAAAATTTCAGTAACCAATTCTTGTGGTTCAGTCGAGCTTGGAATTTCAGGTGTTGTAGTTTGTGGTGTGGTTGCATTTAAAATTTTCTGAATCAATTGCGACTCGGAGACGAGTTTTTCTGGTTCAATCAAGCTTAAATTTCCATTACTTGTCGGTTGTACGTGTGGTTTCTCGAGCTTGTAAACGAGAAAGATTATCAATGCTCCAATGGACCATCCAATGGAGCACCATTTAAATTTGTTACACCGGGTGGTAGATGGGACCTTTAATTTCCGTTTGTAGAGACCATCTCCGGCGGAGACGAGTCCGGTGTAGTCGTCTCTAAAACTGCGGTGAATCAGTGGTGTGTTCATCGCAGGCTGTTGTGAAAGGGTTTGGGCGTTTAGTTGTATCCCACTCGTTGCAGCATTCATTTATTAAAGCATCCATTATCCCAGTAAATGGCAAGTAAATTGAATTTTTTACCCCATTAATAGGGTATAAAATAAAACATGGATCTACAGTACTATAAAATATTCAAGCAGAAAACGTCCCAGGGAATGGTTGGGTTGCTTCGACCATTAAAGAAACGGGGATCGGAAAACGTTTTCAAGCTTCGCTTGAACCATAAATCGACACCGTCGGCCACCGATTATTTTTTCGTCCAAGACGAACCAGCGTTTCCCATTTTTGTTTTCAAAATTCCCAAGGAGGTAAACTACCTTTTGGACCACGAGTTTGAAGTGTCGAAAAATATGAAGCAATTGACCACATATTTGCCCCACTTCAATACCATCTTGGAGATTAAGCGGGACGTCAAGTGCCACGTGCCGGAAAAGTTGTGTCCCCAGGCGTTGGACGACCCCTTTGCCAAGTACAACTGCACGAGGGACGTGGCCATTGTCGAGTACATTCCGTCCAAGACGACGCTGCTCGAGTACATTCTCGGGACCAACTTTACCCGCTGCACCGACTCGTTGATTCACCAGCTGATTCTGGCGCTGTTTATCGCCCAGCAGCAGGTTCAATTCTCCCACTATGATTTGCACTTGGAAAATGTCTTGATTCGTCGGTGTTTTAAACGAACCTTTTTCTGGTACAAATTCTCCTACGAACACGCCACCTTCCAACGGTTGATTCTGACCAACGGATTGTTTCCGGTCATTTTCGACTATGGCTTTGCGCACTCGACCAATGTCGAGGGCTCCAGTTACTACAATAGTCTATTCTTCACCAACAAGGGCTACACGCCGATGGTGTTTGACGATGTGGTGGATTTTAAGACGTTGCTCATTCGTATGGCTCATCTGTACCATTGCCCGCAAAAGTTTAAAACCTTGGTTGCGTCCAACTTTTTAAAGAATCCCCAGCTGCCGTACAAGGTGGACCGGGAAACGGGGTGGATAAAGTCGAGCGACAAGAGCATTGCGCGCATCGTCTGCACCCAGATGGAAGAGGTGCTAAAGGACCATCTGGGGGCGGAGTACGAGTCCAACTTTATCTACAAGGAGCTGGAGCAGATTATCGACCTGTTTATGGTGTTGATTAAGCTTCCATTGGTGGAAACGGAGTTTAACGTAAAGGAGTTGGAGTACCACGTGGGGACGTTTGTCGACGAGTGGGGCAAGATTGACGCGTGGTTCTCCCACGGGTTTACCGACGATAAACTCAACATTTTAAAGAAGATTTTCACCCTCGTAAACGAGTTGATTCTGGAGCAGTCGGAAAGGTCAACCAAGACCACTCGGCAGTTGGTGAAACGGTTTCAGCTCGCCGTGTACGAAATTCTCGACCAGTTTGGTGAGTTTGTCCACGTTCAACAGCTCGACTATGGGTCGCTATTTCACTCGATTGTTCAACTGTCGGAATTTATCGAACACGTTGCCTACAAGGAGTTGACCCGCCACCAGACCGACTACCCGTCCGGCGGCGTGACGGGGTGGAGCCTGTTTACCCAGATTGAGCAGTGCACGAGCTCGGTCGAGCCGTACCTGTTTCGACTGGACGACCACATTGTGCTGTTTGACTGCATCGACCAAGCAACGTCCTTTTTCGAACTCAAAGACGTTGACATTGTGGAATCGTTGAACCAGTGTGGGACCATATCGAACCAGATTCGACTGCTCGACTCTTTGGATCTAGTCGACCATTAAGTATTATTGTGCCCGTCTTTAGATTAAATTCAACGTTTAAATTTCTCTTTCCAACTTTACCGTTCTATTGGAGCTTTAATCCTATAGAATGTGTTTACGGTTTTCTGCCTCGTCTGGTCCATAGTGACGCACAAGCGCAGAAATTTGAAAAGAAAAAATTAAATAATAAAGTAAATTAAACTCAAAATGACTACACAAACAAGTACTAAATATTCGATCGAAGTTGTCGATTACGATGCGGACTTGGTCCTCCAATGCGCCACGATTCAAAGCACGTTTGAGTCGCCGTCGCGGGACTCGGCCCGTAGCAAGGTGTCGATAACGACCGAAACGGAAGAAAAGAGTGAAGATGAGCTGCGTTCCATCCGCGGAACTGTGGTTGAATCGACCACTCAAAAACCCATCATTCAGGGTAGTTTTTTCCCCTACGAATTCTCCGAACACGAACAGGAGGAATTGAAGGAAAAAATGGCCCAACTGAACCATTGTTTGGAGGACTGCGAATTGGACTACTCGTTTGAGGGAACAATTATTCGCGTCTTTTACTACAAGAAATGGTACATTTCAACCCATCGAAAGCTCAACGCCGATCGGTCAAAGTGGGGTTCAAACGTGTCCTTTAAACGACTGTTTGAACAAGGCTTGGCCGACAGCTACGGCCTATCGCTCAACGAATTGTACCAACAGCTCAATCTGCGGTGCAATTACACCTTTTTAATCACGGCAGATGAAAACACCCGCTTCGTCTGTGTGCCCAACACGGCCAAAAAGGTGTACTTTATCCGGTCCAATGATCCGCAAGAGCGATTCATTACGGTTGCCAAACCCCCTAAACCGCCGCAATCGCTGACCCGAGTCGAGCAAATCTTTGCTTGGGTTAAGGCATTGCAGTACCCTTACACGTACCAGGGTTTGCTCTTGACTCACAAGAGCGGATCCCAGTACCGCATCATCAACAACGAGTACGCCACGTTGTTTAAGGTGCGCAACAACGAACAAAGCATCCCCTACCGCTACCTGCAGCTGCGGGTCGCTCAGGACGATGCCTCGATCGCTCTGTTGAAACAACTATTCCCCCAGTACACGGCAACGTTTCAATCGCACGAGCAGAGCGTCGACTGGTTGGTGGACGTCATCTACCACGAGTACACCAAACGGAAGCAACGCTCACTCTTGCCGTCCGATTTGACCACCACACCGCAAATTGACCAGCGAATGTACCTTTTTATCAAAAATAAACTAATCAACAAGGGCGTCATCACCAAAGAGCGCATCAAGGCCCTCTTGTGGATGGAAGAACCATCCAATTTGAACCAGATGATTCGACTCGTCAACCACATGCGCCATGTGCGGGAAAAATCACGCTCTCCCCAGCTGGAGGCGGATTTGGCTCGCCTCAACCTAAATTCATCCCCCAACACCACCCTCCCCGATGGAGATGGTGTACCCAAACGCAAAAAAATTAAATATTCCAAAATTCCAGTAGAATTGACCTTTAAAAAACCATCCCCATTTTAAATACACACAATACCAATTTAACCACAATTTAACCACAATATATACAACCCAATTTAACCACAATACAACCACAATACAACCACAATATACAAACCAACTTTTTTAATTTTTCATGGTCACAATGGCCATAAAAAATTTTCACATTCAAGACGACCGATTAAAAAATGGGAGAGGTAATAAAACAATGAGTGAAAGCGACTACAATACTTCCGACAGTGGTGGGTGGGTTCTGGTTCGTAAGAAACGAGACCGGTCGACTCGACCGCCAGATGTGGTTGATCGATGGTCAAATTCAACCAGCACATTTCCTATGGGATTAGATCAAATAAAAATTAAAAGAAACGGGTGCGTCAACACCTACTGAGTGCTTGCCGCTTTGTCCCAATAATAAATAATGTCGTACAACAACCCCGCAAATACAAAGGGCTACCTTGTCGCGCCCATCCGCTACTTGGAGTACAAGGACTTTAATCCCGACGGCACGTTGAAACACTTTCGCAACAAGACGTGCCTGGTTATGGTGCAGGCCAGCTTTTGCGGCCACTGTAGCAGCGCCAAGCCGGCGTTTCAAAACTTTGCCCGAAAGCATCCGGAAATTGTGTGTCTGACGGTTCAGGGCGACGATCCCGTGTCGGACTCGATCGATCGACTGGTGAAGCTCATCTCAACCATCAAGCCGTCGTTCCAGGGCTACCCCGACTACCTCCTGTTTCGGAACGGGGTTCTGGTACCGCGGGAGATTGATGGTCGAAGCGAGGCCGATCTGGAAAAGTTTGTCCGCTAATTGGTTTGGCACCCGAAAGGTCTTTAAAGTGGTTCATCCCACCTTAAAGATTGACGCGCCGGCGCTGCAGCACCGATTGTGAAAGAGTAAATAAATGGTACATTTTATGGTATGTGGAATACTTTTGGGATTTTTGGTGTTTAAAATTTCCCGCCACCTGGAATCGAGGAGAGACGATGGAGAATTTGCACCATCGACCAATCTGGTTTGGGATTTGCGTCGCGACCTGGGCAACTTGTTTTACGGTCCCAACTCGGGACCGCTGGTTGGTCCGTTGGAACCATTAAACGATCTAAACATTTTCAACAATTTGAAGATTGTCGAGGACCAGGAGTCGTACACGTTGAACAAAAAGATTATCCACCTGTGCACGCGTGACTTGAGAAGCAAGCGGTACTATGACAAAAACACGCTCATGTTTGTGGTGCTGCACGAGCTGGCGCACGTCCTGTGCCGCGACATTGGACACACGGATAACTTTAGCACCATCAACCAGGCGCTGCTCGACTATGCCATTGCGCGAGGTTATTACGACCCTAGGAAACCGTTTGTGAAAAACTATTGCTCGCTTTGAACCGTGGTAAACCATAAAAAATTGCCACTAATAAATGGTAGTCAAGGAAAATTTTTGCGGAGCATGTCTCACTATTCCGCTTGCTTTTGCAGGCGCGGGCACCGCCATTGGGGCGGAAAAGGCCGCCACCATCAAAAAGTGGTCCATAGTCATTACAATCATTTCACTCCTCTTGACGGTGTGGTTCATCTACGTCAAAAAGTGCAGCACGTGTAAACTTCGACCCTAATTGGCGCGCGTGTAAGACGATGGTTGTCACGGTCCATTGATTTTTAATTTTTGAATAGAAAAAATTAAAAATTTAAGGTGAATTTGTCTTTCCTAAACTAGGTTCAGTCTTTTTGTTGCCAAACTTTATATATTCTACAGCCAAATGGTATCGAGATCAAATTTTGGAAAAATCTTAAAGCTATATTCTACCACACGTCGATTGTTTGCAAGTGGTGGTGCAGTTCAGTCAATCGGTCCAACAACGAGGTGAGTGGGCGCTTGTCCGGGTCGACGCTGAGACACTCGCGAATGAGCTGTGCAAAGGGCTCAGGCAACTTGTCAAGCTTCTCCCCCTCCAGAGCGTACTCGAGGAATTGGTTGTCGATGTGGAAGGGGTATTCCATAAAACTCAGAAAATACAACATGACTCCAAAGCACCACACGGTTTGGTGCCACGGGTCAAAGGAGCCGGTCGTGCCCACTTCGGGTGGGATGTAGTCGATGGTTCCTCGAAAGTCGTAGCACGACCACGTTTTCCGTTCGTTTTCGTCCGGCACAAAATCGGCCACCCCAAAATCGATGATGGTGATGTGGTCGCCGTCGACCAAAACATTCTCCGGCTTCAAATCATTGTGGTAGATGCCAATGTCGTATAGGATTTTAATTTTATGGTATATTTTAATCATGTAGTCGACGACTTGCTTGAGCCAGTTTTTGTAGAACCAATTGCCCTTGTAGGCGCGGTACCGGACCAGGTTGGTGATTTTCTTCTTGTGGGAGCTGGCAATGTTTTCCAGCGATCGACCACCATAGTCCATGATGAGGATGAAGCTCTCCCCATCGTCAAAGTAGTCGTGGAGCTTCATCTCGGGCAGCACCGTCGACGCCTGGACCAAGATTTGGGCTTCGCGCGAGACGCGCAATTGATGGTTGCTGACGACCCGCTCGCGCAAGTCGTCGGTCAGCGAACCAAACTTGGACCACCACTCGGGCAAGATGCCGGGACTAAAGTCCAACTTGTACGAGTGCTTCATAATCACCTCATTGCCCGTGGCTTTATCCATTACCCGGTGGATGGACCCGTACCCACCCTCGTCGTGAAATTCCTGGTAGTAGTAATAGTCGGATAGGTTGCACGGCAACCACAAACCTTGACCAATGTATCTTTTGACGGATTTTTCCGCAAATTCTTCTGCAAACACGGATAATGGCATATTTTTATGTTTATTTATAATTTTTTTTCAACCCGTTTTTTATCCCTTCCCTTCCCGTCAAAGGCCCACATTTGGCTGAAATCCCACGTTTCTCAAATTAATGGTTCAATGGTCCCTGAAATGGGACCGTAAATTTAAAATGGTCAGAAAATTGATTGGCCAGGGCAGAAAATAAACAACCCAGTAACCAGATTGTTTGTTAGGGAAAAAATAACCATGTACAAGTGTAGTCAAGGAGCGATGAACACCGAGAAGGTGATGGAGAAGTTTGTGATTCAATCCCGCTTTCGGGAGATGTACCCGGACAAGGCAAAAGCCATCGCTGGAATGACTGTTCCGGCCCGATATGCCGACTCGGTTGAAGATATGGTGGCTTTTGCCAATGAAAAAATTCGCGTCCAAAAGGCCAAAGTTGAGGCGGAAAAGAACGCTCGCCAAGCCATGGGTGCGCCGGCAAAGTTTGACAAGTACGGCAAGTACAAGTACTAAACCACCACTTTCCCACCCCACTCCCATTGTCCAACTCTCCCAACCCATCCCACGTGTTTGATTTCCTGTGGTTCATTTGAATCACAGTCCAAAATTTACTTTTAACCTTTTCAAGGTTCAAAGTAATCCAAAAGTTGGGCAAAATTTGCGGATAAAATATCCAACTAATAAATGGAACAACAATCTGAAAATGTCTATTTTTCTGGTTCGGAATCAGAATCGCTTTCCGACTCTGAAAGTAGGGCTCAACCACAAAACCAAAATTCGGACAACTCTCGTTCAGCTTCCCTTACTCCACCGGACTCTTCCGACCTTGAGGATTATGTCGACTCTGACTCGGAAACTTCAAGCTCGTTGGTTAACGCACCCAAAAGGATAAAAATTATAAGGTCTCCTTCGACCTCCAATTGGCCGCGTCGTTTAACTTCGGACGATAATGGTTCCGACGACGACTCGGAAGACGAAGACGAATCTAATGATGAGCAAGACCTTGTAGAAAGTGAGGAGGAAGACCAGCGCAGTCGGTCCAGCAGTCGATCCGCGATGGACATTTCCAGCGAGGAGGACTCAGGTGATGATGAACCATCTTTTACACTGACGGAATTACCCGGCGACGTGCCCGATTTCAAAGTCTACAACAGAAATATAGCCATTTTTTCCATAAAATATCTGAACCAGTTTGGGAGGCTAAACGCCGGCATACAAGAGACAGATTTTCCCACCGCCAAGCTGGTCAACACGAACCGTCACGTGGTTGTGTGGATCAATATGCTGGAAAACGATACCACACCCGTTACGCCCGACTCTTTCGACTCGTTCAATCTGAGTGGTGCAATCATCCTTAAAGATTCGAGCGGTCTCATCGAGTACATGTACGTGCACAAAAACTCGAGAACGGTCAAGTCTTTACTATTGGATGCCATCGCCACTATTTACAACCAAGTTACGGGCAATGACATTTTGATCAACATTTGGACCCAAAACATCAACATTGACGAGGACGTTCGGTTTCTGGTCAATTATGGTTTCGTCGAACCAGCAATTGTCGGTAAAAACACTATCCAGATGAAGTACCATCCGAAAATTCCCCACCAACAGACGCTCAATGAAATTCGCCGGTTGTTGGGCTACTCCAAGCGGAACGTGGGGTGGATCAACGTGTTTCTACCCAAAGATTTGGCCATCAAGCTGTTTTCCTATGTAAACAATTATGACGTCGAATTTGGTGGGTATTTACCATTAACGTCAGTTCAAAAGCCAAACGGGGCGTGGGTTTTAGGGTGGGATGACACTCTGGTGTCGAAGGGAGAATCGTTGTCGGTTTACATTCCACCGCCGCAAGAACACCAAAAGTTGGAGGAAACCATCATTGGGTTCCACACCCACCCGATAGCGTTGAGCAGTAGTAACACGATCAGTGATGGGATGGTTATACTTCCACCCAGCAACATTGATTTGAAGGGCATCTCCAACCAATGGTTGTTCCCCCGCCCCAACATTGCCCATTTCATTTGCTCCCCCGAAGGTCTTTGGGTCGTTTCATTGACCGAAGAGTTTCAGAGCTTGCTAATGGGGTTGCGAGACTTGGGTGAGGTGGCCTGGCCGTGCATCAACATGATCTTGTTTGTCATTTTCGAATCCATGTTCCAGCAGCATGATCAAAAGTTCAACTACCCAACCGTGACGCCGATAACCAAGTGGTTCGAGCTGACTGACGTGCAAGATTTAATCAAAAATCTAACCCTCAAACGGTGCTTCAACTATTTAAACATTCCGATGGAGAAGTTTGAGGCAACGTGTCAAACCATTTCCGGCTACCAAAATGTTCGTTTGTATGATATAAGCTACAATAAATGGGAATCTTTTTCGGCCCTACCGGACGAGGGCCTCTACTTTACGTTCTACTACAAATACGACGACTTTACGGGGTACCCTCGACAAAAGTCGCTAACAACAGAAGCTTCCAACTAGTCATAAACTGCTGCCAAACCAAGAGTAAGATTATAATTTTAAGCTACAACTCGTCTGTGATGTGGGATGGGTAAAATGGGCCACAAACGGTGCAATACAACTTGATAGGATTCGTAATAGCTCTGGAGGTTGAAACTCTCCACTAGAGAAATATCTATTTTTAAAATTTTACCATTTTAAAAAAAGAACATCCGCACCATTATTTTGACGGATTGCCGGCGTCGTTGGATTTTGTCCACCCCATTGCCAAGATAATAAATGAGCTCGATCGTGAATGGATTTTCCATCCAAAAATCCACCAAAACAGCCTATGATACGCAGCAACCCTGCGATTGCTGGGACTGCAGTGCCTTTACTGCGGTGGTTGGGTGCGGTCAGACCGACGGTATGGACGACTGGGAGTTTGGCGAGACGGCGTGCTGCTTCACCTGCCCCAACAAGAAGCAGTGCGCCAAACCGGACCCCGCCGAGTGCAACATTGGGACAGACTCGCACCAGCGCGACCCCCTCACCCGAGTCACGTGGAATGGTCGCGGACCCAACGTTCAGTGCGTGTACGACGTCAACCGGATAAACACCCTGGAGCAGATTGACAACTTTAAGCAGCGGTTTGGGGTGCACGGCGACTATAACGCCGTGGTGGCCAACTACTGCCAACAGTCGTCCGACAGCTGCATAACCGACCCCGAGACGGGCACCAAAATGACCAAGTGTTCGCGCTTCAAGTCGGACCAAAAGGACGGCGAGCTGTGTCGTGGTTGGTTCAACCAGCAGCCCAAGGCCGTCCAGGACACGGTGGTGCAAAACTACTGCGCCGTCAACAACACACCCGATTGCAAGTGCGTCAATCGGGCGCAAAATGAGGTGTACCGCGAGCTTAAAATTGGCAAAGTCATCAACGACGGCTGCTGGTTCACCCCCTGCGCCAATCCACAGTCGTACCTCCTGACGACCGAGGTGGAGAACCCAACCTGCCCGTCCAACTTTTGCGACATCATCTACAACATTATCAAGGACCGCGACGTCACCATCGACGACGTAAAGAACGACATCAACTGTGTCTTTAAGCCTGATCCGCCACCACAACCCAAGCCACAACCGCCGCCCGACCCGCCCAAACCACCTCCAGACCCACCCAAGCCAGACCCGCCACCACCGCCGCCGCCCAAGCCGACTCCGCCGCCAGATCCGCCAAAACCCAAACCGGATCCTGTCCCGCCGCCCAAACCGACTCCACCGCCGCCCAAACCGACCCCTCCACCGCCGATCCCACCACAGCCGGTCCCAATCCTACCCATTCCTCCGGTAGACTTGAAGAAAAACTGGATCATGTTGACCTTTGTGGGGTTGGTGCTGGCCCTCGTCATTTATCCCAAGTCACGGCACGCCATTGGCACCCACACGTGGAGAAACGCGGCCATTGCCGTCCTGGTGGGATTGAACGCGTTTGGGCTGCAGTCGTACGTCAACAACCACGTCTAGATTTTAAAAGAAGATTTTTAATTTTTTTAGAAAAATTAAAAATAATGGTGCACCAGAAGCCTTGTTTACCACGGCCAATCGCCCGTCAGACTGGCCTTGGCGTACTCGGTTGGTTTGTTTTCGAAAAAGTTGGTGTGGGACGGCGCATTAAGGAGGTCTTCCACCCAAGGAAGGGGATTTTCCACCACCGAGTAGAGCGGTAGGTAGCCCATGGTTTGCAGCCGACGGTTGGTAATGTAGCGAATGTAGCTCTTGACGTCGTCGGCCGTCAGCTGGCGCATCTCCCCCATTGAAAAGGCCAAATCGATGAAGCCATCCTCGAGTTGGACAATTTTGCGAGCCGTGTCGCGGACGCGAGCTTCCAGCACGCCGAGTCGAATGTGGGACTTGTTCTCCACGACCAGAGTGCTAAAGAGCTCCATCATCGAGTTGGTGTGGTGCGTCTCGTCCGCAATGGACCACTGGATGATTTGACCCATCTTTTTCATCAGCCCGTGGCGGGTAAAGTTGAGCAACATGATGAAGGAGGAAAAGAGCTGCACTCCCTCGATAAAGGCGGAGAAGAGCGCAATCTTGACGGCAATCTCCTCCAGGTGGGTATCGTACCCAAACAGAAGGTAGTTGAAAAAGCGTCCCACGGTGGTTGACTTGAACCGTGAGTTGAACACAAACTCGTGCTTGTCCTTCATGGCCTTGTACTTTAAAAACTCTTGGTAGGTCACGTCCGGCAAGTTTAGGGTGGAAATGAGGTGCGAGTAGCTCGCAATGTGCATGGCCTCCCTCGCCCCAAAGCTAAACAACATCATGCGCACCTCGGGCTGTTGAAACAGCTGCAGGTACTGGACGTAGCCCACCGCCACGTCAACGTCCCCCTGCGTAAAGAAGCGTAAAATTTGCACGAGAAAGGTCTTTTCCGCCTCGGACAACCGATTGTGCCAGTCGTGCACGTCGTCCTGCATGTTGAGCTCCTTAAAGGACCAGTGCGCGTGTTCGTGCGTATCCCACTTGTCGTAGCAGCCGGGGTATTCAAACGGCTTGAAAGTGGTTCGGTCCGCCATTAGTTTCACCTGTGGGTAGATTGAACCATAGAACCACCAGTTTGTCACCAGAGATTGTTTGATGGCGCAGTACACCACCACCGCTCCAACCACCGCAAGGCACCCGTAGGCCGTTAACCACAAATGTTCATATTCCATCGTATCAGTTTATTATTAAAGTTTTTATTTTTTACCAACTTGTTCCCATATTGATTTTTCGCTCCTCGTTTATGACTTGTGCCGACCATTGACGAGGAAAGAAATCGCACTTGGGTGCAGCGCCGGTCAAATGACCAGCAAAAAACAGGTAATAAATGTTACGTATAGAAAACACCGTCTGCAAGTCGGCTTGCAGAGTCGACAGTGCTACAGCCCAACCCGTTTACAGCTCTTTCGATGGGGAAAATTTTAAGGCGGAAATCCACTCCAAACTTGACTCGTTTGAACGAAAACTAAACGCGTCGCCCACCTACCGGGATGAGGAGGGCGGCGGCAACCCTGAACACTATGAAACACTTTCCCAGGAGATTAACGACCTGCAGAGTCAGATTGAAAATCTATCACTGGAGGTGGAAAACCTCCAAGGATCGTCCAGCTCGCCCAGCAATGTTGCCGCCGCCCTCGCCGAACTGTCCCAATCCATTCGGACCATCAAGGAGCAGTTGGAAGCCAACCGGAAGGAACGATACAACCTAACAGTGACCGTGGCCAACCTCACCGCCGCCGTGAACGCGGCCAAGAAAACAGGGTCAGAGTCCACCACCGCGACCGCTACTACGACGACCAACTACGAGACGCAATTGAAAGCGTTTGAGGCGCAAATTAAGGCTTTGGATAACCAACTTCAAACACAGAAAAACTTGGTCCAAACCACCAGCGTGGAGGCGAAAAACGACCGCGACAGTCTGCGCAAAACAATCGAAGTCATTCGACTTACGGTCAAAACGCTCCAGGACCAGGTCGAATCGCAGACCGGCCCGAAAAAGAGACGCAAAAGCCCCATCGAAAACCAACCGACGGCAGGGTCCGAGTTGGCCACACTGACGACCAATTTAACCTTTTTGACTCAACGGGTTGAAAAACTCTCGCAGGGGGTCGCCACGCACACCACCGCCATGTTTACGTTGGAGGAAACCATGAAAAAGGTGCACACCACCCTTCAGGAGGCTACGGCTTCCAACACGAACAATATTGACGCCATTCGGACCCGGGTGCAAGAGTTGGCCGACAAGATTGCCTTGTTCGACCAGGTGCAGTACTCGGTCGGCTATGAAATGGCCAAAAAGAATCCCGACTCGACCAAGCTTCGAACCGACCTCGACTCGGCCATCAGCACCGTCAACGAGGAGAAAAAGTCACTGCTCACCGTCAAGGACAGCGTTCAGTCACTCAAAACCCAGCTCGACGAGCTGAAACGAACCCTGGAAAACGACGGTGACGTCTCGTCCCTGAGGCAAACGGTCCACGACATGGCCAGTTCAATCCGCGACGAGACGGCCACCATCTACAACAAAATTAACGCACTCGAAGAAGGGCTCAAACGTGGTGGACAAACAACCACAACACCACTGACTCAACTTCAGACCCGTGTGGAGGAAATTGACAAAACCATCGTCAAGTGGAACAACCAGCACGGTGAGTGGACCACCCGACTAAACAAGCTCGAGGCGGGAGTGTCAAACAACCAAACGCTAATGAATCGCTTCATTCAACAAGTTAATGGTGACGTTAACCCTCTCAAAGAGCTTCCCGCCGAGCTGGAAACGTTCAAAATGACCATTACCAACACGTGGGCTCAATTGAACAAAAAGTTTCTCGACTTTTCCGCCAAAACCGACACCAGTGTGGATAATTTCACCAAAAAATTTACCGAAATACACCCGCAAATCGCCTCTCTGGTGGATAAGATGGACCAGCAAATTCGCGACAATCCCCACACCACCGAGAAGCTTATGGATGAAATTCGCCAGCTCAAGTCGGCCATGACCCGCCTCGGCACCCAGTCCTCGGGCAAGCCCATCTTTTCCATCAACACCAAAAGCTCCTACAATGAAAAGTCTAAAAAGACCATATTCGGTCACCCCGGAATCATATTCCCCGAAACGGTCAAAATATCCTCCATATACATCACACTGGCAGCCAAGGAAGCCGACGGCAAGGAAGACGCCCGCCTATTTGAGCTGACCGCCACCTCAACTCACAACAACATCACATCAACCATCAAGCAGTTTGAAAAAAAGTGCACCGAAGAGACCATTCTGGAGGACTACAACCCTCCGCTGGTGATTGACGCCCAAACCAAACTTGTGCTTTCGTGCAACCAAAAAGTATTTGGCGTAGCCATCTTTACCCTCCAATACTCGTAGACCGCAAAGGTACAATTTAACCATATTTTAATTTTTAAATGTTTCAAAACATTTAAAAATCTTACGACTCGTCCCAACTGTAGTTGTTGGTGGTTAAATTTAACCCTACAATTTTCTTAATTTTATTGTTTTTAATAATGATGGTCTTGTCGCCAATGGTTTTAAAGTTGAGTCTCATGTTGATGTCTCGTTTCAAGTTTTCCGTCGTCTGGTCGTCAAAGCCATACCGATACTTGACTTCAATGATGAAATTCTTCAATATTAGGTCCTTTAGATTCTTCTTTCGAATTGAAGACCAATTTTTAATCACCGTCCCATCTTGCTGCGTTGTAGAGGTGCAAACATCCTTAAAATTTTTCAAAACATCCAAGTACAACTGGTGGTAGTTTTCCCCGTACTGGTCCAGCTTGGCCGTCAAATTACACTTGACCTTTCTCGTGGCCAAATCCTCCAACAAGTCGATAATTTTATTATTTGTGGTGTACTTGCAGCAGAACAGGTACTCGACAATCATATCCATCACTGGGTTGCAATCTGCGTGTATTTTTCCTTAATATTACCGGCTCTAATCTACAAGGGGGAGAATCACACCGAGCGATGGTCCCCTCCTCTTGAAAGACTCGATTCTTTGTCGACGATTGCTGGTTTAGTTTGACCATCAAAATCGTCTACACCCCCGACTCTTGACTCTAGTGCGCTAGCGCAAATTTCAGAGCTCCAAAATCCAAGGTTTGAGTTTTGAACGAGACACATTGCATCCGATTCAAACTCGATGGGTCAGATTTTGGAGCTTGAAATTTACTACAGCGAGCGCAGCGAGCAACGAGCAGTGAGTGAGTAGTGGGTAGTAACGAGTTCAAACCACAACAAAAGTTTATGGTTCAAAAGAGCAATAACTTTTACTATAATTATTATGGTTAATAGAAGCAATAATTCTCTAATACAATTTGTATGGTTCTGTAGAACCAATATACTACTTACTCCAACCACTCTACTCCCTACTCGCTACTCCCTAACGGTCGTACTCGTTACGCTCGTTACGCTCGTTACCCACTACTTGCGCCAACCAACTCTTGTCTAAATTTCAGAGCTCAGAATCCGGGCTGCAAGTTTTGAACGACACGCATCGCATTCGATTCAAACTCGATGACTCTAAATTTGGAGCTCGAAATTTATGACAGCGAGCGTAGCGAGCAGCGACCGCTAGGGAGTAAGCGCCAGCGCGCCAGCGCAACTAGTGGACAGCGACCGCAACGAGCGTAACGAGCGTAGCGAGTACGACCGTAAGGGAGTAGCGAGTACGACCGTAAGGGAGTAGCGTGTGGGTAGGTTTGAACAATATCCGTAGTTTATGGTTAATACAAGCAATAATTATTCTATTAAAATCTGTATGGTTCAAAAGGAGCTATACTTCTCTGATACAATTATTATGGTTCTTTAAAACCAATATATTACAACCACTCTAATCCCTGGCGCGCCTCACTACTTGCTACCCACTCGTGCCAACTCTTGTCTAAATTTCAAGTCTCAGAATCCAAGGCTCACGTTTTGAACGACACGCATCGCATTCGATTCAAACTCACTCGTCCAAAATTTGGGCTCTGAAATTTACTACAACGAGCGAAGCGAGTGGCGCAGCGAAGCGGGTAGAGTAGCGAGTACGACCGTAAGGGAGTAGAGTGGTTTCAACAATACCCATAGTTTATGGTTAATAAAAGCAACAACTATTCCACTAGTACGATTATGGTTATAAAAAGCACTAATTTTCTGCTACAATTGGTATGGTTATAAAAAGCACTAATTTTCTGCTACAATTGGTATGGTTCTACAGACCAATATTTTTTTAACAAATGAGGGGGTCAAAACTACTCCCACCTGTTTAGGTATAAATTTACCATTAATTTACAACAATGAAAACCGCTCTACACTCGACCTATCAAAAGCCCTTCTTCGTATGGTTCAATAGAAAGCTATACTGATTTTCTACAATTTATATGGTTCACAAGAACCAATATTTCTAACCACTCTCTACCATACTTGCTATGCACTGCCCATCCACTATGCGCACACAGCTCAACTCTTGTCTAAATTTCAGAGCTCAGAATCCAATCTGCAAGTTTTGAACGACACGCATCGCATTCGATTCAAACTCGTTGGGTTAGATTTTGAGACTCGAAATTTACTACGTGCAGGAGCGAGTAGCGAGGGGAGTAAAGTGGTTTGAACAATATCCATGGTTTATGGTCAATAAAAGCAATAACTATTCTACTAGTACGATTATGGTTAATAAGAGCAATAACTATTCTACTAGTACGATTATGGTCAATAAAAGCAATAACTATTCTACTAGTACGATTATGGTCAATAAAAGCAATAACTATTCTACTAGTACGATTATGATTCTAAAGACCCAATATACTACAACCACTATCCATTACTTCCACTACCCATTACCAACTCTTGCGTAAATTTCAGAGCTCAGAATCCAAGGCTCAAGTTTTGAACGAGACGCATCGCATTCGATTCAAACTTGTTCGTCCAAAATTTAGGCTCTGAAATTTACTACGCACCCCGAGAGCAACGAGCGAAGCAAGTAGCGCAAGCAAAGTGAGACGATGAGATGGAGTGGTTCACTCAATATCCACAATTTATGGTTCTAAGGAACCGATAATTATCCACTACAATCTGTATGATTATAGAAAGCACTAATTCTCTGTTACAATTGTTATGGTTCTAACAACCAATATACTACAACTACTTACTCCAACCACTCTATCCACCCACTACTCGCTACGCTCGCTGCGGTCGTACTCGTTACGCTCGCTACTCGCTTCAACTCTTGCGTAAATTTCAGAGCTCAGAATCCGAGCTGACAGTTTCGAACGAAACGCATCGCATTCGATTCAAACTCGACGGCTCTAAATTTGGAGCTCGAAATTTATGACAGCGAGCGAAGCGAGTGGCGCAGCGAAGCGAGTAGCGCAGCGAAGCGAGTAGCGCAGCGCAGTGAGCAGCGTGAACAGGCACAACGAGTGGGTAGTAGATAGAGTAGTTTGAACAATACCCATAGTTTATGGTCTATTAGAAGCAATAATTCTGGACTACAATTTGTATGGTTCAGTAGAAGCAGTAATTCTCCACTACAATTTATATGGTTCAGTAGAACCAGTATACTACAACCACTCCCTACCCACTACTCGCTACTCGCTACTTGCACCAACCAACTCTTGTCTAAATTTCAAGTCTCAGAATCCGAGCTGCAAGTTTTGAACGAGACGCATCGCATTCGATTCAAACTCGTCAGTCCAAAATTTGGAGCTCTAAATTTAGACAAGCGCAGCGAGTTGCCGATGGGACACTAGTAGTGGTTCAAAAGTCGCTAGTAGTAATTAATGGTTCGTTCTAAACCCTAATTTTTACTCTAATTTGTATGGTTGTATGGTACCACTCTACCCATATTGGTTGTGTTGTTTTTAATGATGTACAACACCATTAAAAATATCTAAATCCTTTTAGACTTTGGATCCTCCGCTGGCTGCGAGCTGTCCATTGGTGGAGATGGGAAATTGTCTGAGCTGGTCGGAGCGGGCCTGAGTTTTGCAGCGGAAGGAATCCATCAGGCTGGACCGGTATTGGAGAATGTTGTCGTGGAAATGGTCGACGGCCAGCTGGTTGATGGAGGGACGGTCGCTGAGGCAGTTGGGGTTGGACAACCTGCCCGTCGTTTGACCAAAGGAAAACGTGTCCAACTTGTTGCGGGTAATGTAGTTGGGGGCACGCGTCACGTTAACGTCGTCGTAGTAGTAGCGTGGCTGACCAACCACGGGATCGATAAAGCACCGACTCGGATTGGTGCACCCCCCCACGGAACGTGGATCGTACACGGTTAGTGGGTGCGTCTCACCCTGTTTCACCCCATCGCAACAGTTGCTATTGAAGGAGGAGTAGACGAGTGGGGGCGAGGAGGAGCACGAAGCGGTCGTCTGGCCGTCGGCCAGATAGTCGAGCGCGCGAGAGTGAGTTTGGTTGATGGCCGAATGAAGCTTGTAGTTGTCCGTTGCCCACTCGGATTGGTCAGTGATTCGAGGCACCATTACCGGAGGAATCAGTGTTTTGGGATTGGCTGGACCGAGTAGGTTTTTTATGGTTGTTTCTTTCTTAAACCATTGACAGGAAGTGTTTGCTAGGTCAAGGTTCGATACGCACCATGGGGTGGTAGAGCCGGGACATTCGGCCGCGATCACTGGTGGTGGTTGAAGAATGGTAAAGTGTTCCTTAATTTTTATTCGAGTTTGGAGTTGCTTTTCGTACCACACGACTCCAAACAAGAGCGACACTAGTATGACTAGTAAATCAATCATCGTTTATTAGTGGGCTTTTTAAACCATTGATTTTTGTTTGAGAGTTGAGCAATTTTTAATGGACGTGAAAACCATTAAAAATTTTTATGTGACCTTGTGGATTACCACCTTAATCTCGTTCCGTTGAACATGCAGTTCCGCACGGTGATGGGGACCGAGCCCTGCATTTTCTCTGTCGTTTCAGCTTTTCCTGTTCATCGGCGACAATACTCTTTAAATGGACCAGCGACCAGACAAACAGGTTGTTGTCTAGGGCGAACTTGAGCTTGCCCGTGTACGGTTTCTTGTAGGGACCCTTCTCCTTGGTAATGACGTGGGTAACGTTTTGGTTGACGTTGTTCAAGACTTTGCCGCCCAGTGCGGTAATTTGACGCTCCAAGTCCTTGTCGCGGAAGCGGGTAAACACGAAAACATAGCCCTGCATTGGTGGACGCTTTTTGGGGGGAGACTCGACCACACAAGTTTCAGTTGCGCAAGACGACTCGGACGAATCAAACCAGTCATCCCGTCGTTTTGTTGGCCGACAAGGTGAAGCAGACCCTGCAGCGGAAGGAGACCGGGACCTGCATTCCCAAATCTTGTTGGATGATTGACATGGCATGTGACAAGGGTGGTAAGAACCAAAATTGTAATCGTCGTCTTCTTCTGGTTCGCAAGAGCCAGTTTCCTGTTTTCTGAGCTGGGATTTGGCCATCCGGCTGAGAGCATTTACCCGGGCCAAGACATCGTTCCAAATGGGCCAGATGCGGGTTTCAACCGTCTTTTTAGTCATGCCAATCACCTCCAACGCTTCAGGTTTGGAGCAGTCAATGTTTTGAATCTTTCTCAACCCAATTCCCTCACCGAAAGCGTTCAACGCCGCCATCAACTCGTGTGGGGTGGCTTTGGCCACATTTACCCACATGGAAGGCAACAGTTTTTGAGCCACCATTCTGAACCCATTTATGAGGACCAGTTTTTTGGTATCTGCGCCAACAATGGCCTCCACCGTCCTGTAGCCGGCATCGTACAACCTGCCGACCGTCATGGTCTTGAGGCCCAAACAACCCAAACTGGTGAAAAAGTGAACCATTTTTTTGACTGTAATTTCCCTCGGTTCTTCTGCACCATCGTAGTAAATGTCGACTCCTTTCCATACTCCGTTGGAGGGAAGGAGCACGTCCTGTTTGGCGGCTGGGGAAATTACAGATACAATGTGTGGTATAACTTCACCACTACGAGTAATCAAAACGACTGCTCCCTTTCCAATTTTATTTTCAGAAATGTACTTTCCATGGAACCCAGTCACCTTTGAAATGGTGACACCGCTCAACGAGACGGGAGTGATATGAATGGTTGGTTTGTACTTGCTGCCCTTGGACAGGTTCCACTCTACATGGGTTACCGTGGTTCGAGCTGTCGTTCCCATAATTTTAAAGGCTACCGTATCCTTGGGATTTCTGTTGTCGGGAGGGGCAAACAACGTGTCGTCGTCGACCTGAATAACGAGACCGTCAATTTCATAGTCGGATTTCTCCTTTCTCCGTTCCAGGTAGTCGGCCATGCTCTCGGTTGATATGGTATCCGACAGGAAGAGAAAGCGAGTGTAGACGGGGGTTGCCCCAATCATTCGGAAAAGGAGGTGTTCCACCTCATGGGTCATGGTGGGCCGTTTCAAATCAATCACCAAATCGTAGGGCACAAAGTCAATGTCTTGGAGAATTTTTGGGTCAGGGCTTTTCTTATTCACCTGCCCCGACACAAGGTTCCGAGCATTCATAAACCTGTTGGAATACCACGTTTGGAAATTTTTCCTAGTCACGATCAACTCTCCCCTTATGTAGACCTTTTTGACTGGAAGCTTTTTCCAATGGTCTATCGCCTCCGCGTTCAGATAGCATCCCCAATCGGTGGTCCATTTATCTTCATTTACCATGTCGTCAAAACAATAGTCGTTTCCCACCTTTAAACCGTGGTTGAGAAGGCGAGTGATGTTGGTTCCAGTGGTTCCATCCCCTCGCGTAAACAACTCAATCTTGGGGGGTTTGTTTTGTTCCAGGGTGAAAACGGCCAGACAACTGACTCCGTCCAGTTTTTCCTTGACGAGTAGCATTGCCTTTGGTTTCCAATTCTTCATCCAATTGTCAAACTCGTGCTGGGTTTTAATCTTGTCCAAGCTGTTCATGGGCATGGGAAGCTTGACGCTTTTGGATCGACTTGGGGAGGCACCAACCTTTGTTTTTACTCCACCGTCAGGGTTCAACTCATCCATATAATCAACCAAATTGTCGTACTCTTCATCGCTCATTATAGGGTCTCCCACTCCATTGTAGTAGGCTTTGTCGGCCTTCTCCTTCAACTTTAACAGTTGATTATACTTTTCGAATTGTGGATCATACATATTCTTTATTTTTTGTATATTTTTAGCAAGAATAAATCAAATTTGGTTTGGTTGGTTTTCCAGCGCACCACTTGAAAGGTAACTTGTCACCATAATATTGTTAAGTTTAAGTTCCAGCTCCAGATGAAGGCTCGTTGTCGCAAGTGCAATCTCGTCCTGTCCCGTGAAAACTGGGCACAGTGTGAAGCGATCCTATGCAATAAAATGTACTGCGTCGCCTGTTTTCTAAAATTTTGCGTCCCATGCCCCACATGCTCCACAACCATGCAATGTTCGACGTGTGTTTTTGTTGGTAACGTGTGTCCTCTGTGTTTGGACTTGCGGTCTCGCATGACGCTAAAGTTTGTCGAACCCTAAACAACTATGGTTAAAATTTTATAGTTGGTAAAACCATAAAATTTTCAACTCACACCTTTCAATCCAGTATGGTTCCAAAGCACAATGTATTGTCCATTTTTATGCTGCAAATTTGCACCGTAACGAGCGTGTTGGGTTTGTAAGGTATGTTGCTCCTTAAGAATACCGTCAACGGTTCGATTGTAATCCACTGGTATCGGTCGTCCACTGAATTGACTCGAATTCTTTCCGTAAACACGTGTCCAACTTGGGGCACGTAAAGGTCCGACTGAAACATGACCACGAGAACGATTTGACCAGTCGGAGTTATCCTATTGTCCAGGATTGATTTAACCTTAATGTTGAAAATGTACCCCTTGTTTTTGTACGTTTTGGGGTACTTTTCACGCAACAAGACGGCCAAGTGGTGGTACAATTCCCAAGACAGGTACTTGGGCAAAACGACCATTTCTTCAACGAATTCAAACGCCTGGAGGTATTGCTCCATGATTGCTTTATTTTTACATTTTCTCCCAAGTGATACTTCATTTTATGGTACTTGAACCGAACACCAATCGTTTGTAACGGTTTATGGTTCAAAAGGAGCTATAATTCTTTGATACAATTGTTATGGTTCTTTAGAACCAATATGCTACAACCCCTACTCCAACACTATCCACCCACTACTCGCTACGCTCGCTGCGGTCGTACTCGTTACGCTCGCTACTCGCTTCAACTCTTGCCTAAATTTCGAGTCTCAAAATCCAAGCTGACAGTTTCGAACGAAACGCATCGCATTCGATTCAAACTCGACGGCTCTAAATTTGGAGCTCGAAATTTAGACAAGCGAGACTAGTGCAGCAAAGACGAGTGGGTACAGGTTCAAACAATAGCAAAGATTTATGGTTCTGTAGAAGCAATAATTTTACACTACAGGTATTATGGTTCTGTAGAAGCAATAATCATCTATTCCAATTGTTATGGTTCTACAGAACCAATATGCTACAACTCTTACTACAACCACTACTCACTACCCGCCCACTACTCGCTACTCGCTACGCTCGCTGCGGTCGTACTCGTTACGCTCGCTACTCGCTTCAACTCTTGTCTAAATTTCGAGCTCCAAAATCCGAGCTTCAAGTTTTGAACGAGACGCATCGCATTCGATTCAAACTCACTCGTCCAAAATTTGGGGCTTGAAATTTAGGCAAGCGTAACGAGCGTAGGCGAGTGGCGCAGCGGAGCGAGACGAGTGGATAGTAGTTCATCCAATATCCATAGTTTATGGTTAATAAAAGCAATAATTTTTCGGGACAATCTGTATGGTTATAGAAAGCGCTAATTCTATACTACAACTGTTATGGTTCTTTAGAACCAATATACTCCATCCACTACTCGCTTCAACTCTTGCCTCGCTACTCCCTTACGGTCGTACTCGTTACGCTCGTTACGCTCGTGTAAATTTCAGAGCTCAAAATCCGAGCTGCAAGTTTTGAACGACACGCATCGCATTCGATTCAAACTCAACGGCTTTAAATTTGGGCTCGAAATTTAGACAAGCGAGACTAGTGCAGCAAAGACGAGTGGGTACAGGTTCAAACAATAGCAAAGATTTATGGTTCTGTAGAAGCAATAATTTTACACTACAGGTATTATGGTTCTGTAGAAGCAATAATCATCTATTCCAATTGTTATGGTTCTACAGAACCAATATGCTACAACTCTTACTACAACCACTACTCACTACCCGCCCACTACTCGCTACTCGCTACGCTCGCTGCGGTCGTACTCGTTACGCTCGCTACTCGCTTCAACTCTTGTCTAAATTTCGAGCTCCAAAATCCGAGCTTCAAGTTTTGAACGAGACGCATCGCATTCGATTCAAACTCACTCGTCCAAAATTTGGGGCTTGAAATTTAGGCAAGCGTAACGAGCGTAGGCGAGTGGCGCAGCGGAGCGAGACGAGTGGATAGTAGTTCATCCAATATCCATAGTTTATGGTTAATAAAAGCAATAATTTTTCGGGACAATCTGTATGGTTATAGAAAGCGCTAATTCTATACTACAACTGTTATGGTTCTTTAGAACCAATATACTCCATCCACTACTCGCTTCAACTCTTGCCTCGCTACTCCCTTACGGTCGTACTCGTTACGCTCGTTACGCTCGTGTAAATTTCAGAGCTCAAAATCCGAGCTGCAAGTTTTGAACGACACGCATCGCATTCGATTCAAACTCAACGGCTTTAAATTTGGGCTCTGAAATTTAGACAAGCAAGACTAGTGCAGCAAAGACGAGTGGGTACAGGTTCAAACAATATCCATAGTTTATGGTTAATAGAAGCAATAATAATCTACAATAATTATTATGGTTCAAAAGGAGCTATAATTCTTTGATACAATCGTTATGGTCTAAAGAACCAATATGCTACAACCCCTACTCCAACACTATCCACCCACTACTCGCTACGCTCGCTGCGGTCGTACTCGTTACGCTCGCTACTCGCTTCAACTCTTGCCTAAATTTCGAGTCTCAAAATCCAAGCTGACAGTTTCGAACGAAACGCATCGCATTCGATTCAAACTCGACGGCTCTAAATTTGGAGCTCGAAATTTAGACAAGCGAGACTAGTGCAGCAAAGACGAGTGGGTACAGGTTCAAACAATAGCAAAGATTTATGGTTCTGTAGAAGCAATAATTTTACACTACAGGTATTATGGTTCTGTAGAAGCAATAATCATCTATTCCAATTGTTATGGTTCTACAGAACCAATATGCTACAACTCTTACTACAACCACTACTCACTACCCGCCCACTACTCGCTACTCGCTACGCTCGCTGCGGTCGTACTCGTTACGCTCGCTACTCGCTTCAACTCTTGTCTAAATTTCGAGCTCCAAAATCCGAGCTTCAAGTTTTGAACGAGACGCATCGCATTCGATTCAAACTCACTCGTCCAAAATTTGGGGCTTGAAATTTAGGCAAGCGTAACGAGCGTAGGCGAGTGGCGCAGCGGAGCGAGACGAGTGGATAGTAGTTCATCCAATATCCATAGTTTATGGTTAATAAAAGCAATAATTTTTCGGGACAATCTGTATGGTTATAGAAAGCGCTAATTCTATACTACAACTGTTATGGTTCTTTAGAACCAATATACTCCATCCACTACTCGCTTCAACTCTTGCCTCGCTACTCCCTTACGGTCGTACTCGTTACGCTCGTTACGCTCGTGTAAATTTCAGAGCTCAAAATCCGAGCTGCAAGTTTTGAACGACACGCATCGCATTCGATTCAAACTCAACGGCTTTAAATTTGGGCTCTGAAATTTAGACAAGCAAGACTAGTGCAGCAAAGACGAGTGGGTACAGGTTCAAACAATATCCATAGTTTATGGTTAATAGAAGCAATAATAATCTACAATAATTATTATGGTTCAAAAGGAGCTATAATTCTTTGATACAATCGTTATGGTCTAAAGAACCAATATATTACAACCCCTACTCCAACACTATCCACCCACTACTCGCTACGCTCGCTGCGGTCGTACTCGTTACGCTCGCTACTCGCTTCAACTCTTGCCTAAATTTCGAGTCTCAAAATCCAAGCTGACAGTTTCGAACGAAACGCATCGCATTCGATTCAAACTCGACGGCTCTAAATTTGGAGCTCGAAATTTATGACAGCGAGCGAAGCGAGTGGCGCAGCGAAGCGAGGAGCGACCGTTAGGGAGCAGCGCGCACTGGAGAGTATGCACGAGCGGAACATCAACTGTTGGTGGGGGTTGGTTTAACCCCCACGAATTATGGTTCTAAGGAACCAATAATTATTAACTACAATCTGTATGGTTATAGAAAGCACTAATTCTCTACTACAATTGTTATGGTTTTACAGAACCACCATATTACAACCACTTTCTACCCACTACCCGCTACCTACCCGCTACCTACCCGCTACCCGCTACTTGCTCTCCAACTCTTGCCTCGCTGCGCTCGTGTAAATTTCAGAGCTCAGAATCCGAGCTCCAATTTTTAAACGACACGCATTGCACTCGATTCAAACTCGTCAGTCCAAAATTTGGGCTCTGAAATTTAGACAAGCAAGACTAGTGGGTAGCGAGCGAATAGAATGGTTTAAACTATTGCTATTGTTTATGGTTCATAGAAGCGATAATTTTCCTACCACTATTCTATGGTTCAACAGAAACTATAAATCTTTAGTATAATTTATATGGTTCTTTAAAACCATTATCTACCCTACTTGCTACTACCCACTCGTCTCGCTACTACCCACTCGTCTCGCTACGCTCGTCTCGCTACGCTCGTCTCGCTACGCTCGTGTGCGTACGATTGTAGAACGATGGTCAATCTAAACCTTAATTTTCATCTTTTAAGTCTATTTTCAGACTTGAAAGATGGTTCATCTCCATTATTATCCTACCCCCATTTTTAGGAATTGAATCAAGCAGGCTGGTGGTACGCGGTACCCCACAGATCTTTATTTACTGGAGAAGGGGACTTTATTTTTCGGGCTCGAAACTATGGTGGTCGTCGTCACCGGTAGTTTCACTCTGCTGCTCGAGAGTCAGCTGGTCCAGGTTGTCCAGCAGGACATTGTCGGGGAGGGGAGGAGTTGGGAATGGAAACATTGAGGTGAGAGATGGTTGATTGGTGTTTCCACCTCCAAACAGCGATGACAGACAGAGGTTCAGAGGGTTTGACTCACCACTTTCGGAAAAGATGGCGCTAATTTTGGAGATGAGAGCCATAAAGTCCATTTGGGTAAAGTTGTCCACGTTTACGTTCTCGATGGTTTCAATCAGCCGAAAAGTGCTCGATGATTTCTGCGATCCATTGTTGGTCAAAAACTCGCGGGCCTTGCTGCAGCCGGCTCTGATGAGGGCCGTCACGTTAAAGTTGGCCGTTTGAAACTTGGTAAACAAGTCCCGAATCAGTTGGTCGTCCATGGTCAGTTGGTCCTTATTCTTCAACTTTTGGAATATTTCGTCAATGTAGAGCTGCTCGGGGCACTTGTTTTCCGAACGAATTTGAGCCCAAATATGGTTCAAATGCTCCTTGATAATTTCCTGGTTTGCCTCGTCCGTCTCGAGGTAGGTGGTTTGAAAGTTGAAAAAGAAGGAACCGCTTTCCGTCTTGTAGGAGATGTGTGGTTCAATCAAACCTTCAAAATTCCCTTCCATCAGAGCGGTCTTGTTGAGGGAAAAGAACTCTCTAAACCCTCCGACCAGTTTGTTGTACGATTTGACCTTTGTTTCGTCAATTCGACGAACGATGGTGTGGTAGTCTTGAAAGTTTTCATTCTCAGTTACCACGGCCAAATCGTCCATAAAATTTTTAATCGATTCCAACAGTCCTTGGTCGACCGGGGACTCGACAATGGGGGATTCTACTTTTGTTTCCACTGATTCAACAGTCGCTTCACTTGCCATTATTGTCTTTATTGAAGGCTGTCCATCCCTACAAAGGAATGTAAAAACAAAACTGTGGCGCAAAAATACCCTAACCCGGAGGAAGAAAAAACGTTTGGTTTGTGGATGGATTTGTCTTGGAAATTGAAAAATTCTCTCCCAGACGATACGGTAAATAAAGAGCAAAAGTATGGACCAGACAAATCTAAGACGGTGCTTGGCCACCTACTTTGGCGATGAGAAGAATATTAACCACATTTTGAAAAAGACGGCCGGACCCGACCAAATGGTGCAAATCTACCAAATTTTGACCACGATTGAAAACCCGTCCCATTCCGAGCAGGATAATTTTCGCCGTGCCGTGACCATGGTTAAACAGAACCAGCTGGGTTGGGGTCATCCCATCTTTCAACCGGAGCAGCAGAAAATTAGCGAAGAAAACGACTTTATCACCTGCCCGTACGAGGTGTCGGAAGGCGTTCTCAGGTGCGGCAAGTGCGATTGTACAAAAATTTTATGGTTTTCAAAACAAACCCGTTCGATGGACGAACCAACCACAATCTTTGCCTCTTGCTCCAACTGCAAGACACGGTGGACCGAGTGAAGGAGAAAGACTTTTTAATGCTCAAACTGGAGCATTAAAGAGAGAAATCTTAAAAATCGAGGTCGGCGCGAGACCCAAAGTACTTTCGAATCCCCAGAGCCATGTCGTCGGAGCACTGGTCCAATCCCAGTTGTTGATTTTTTTCATCGTACACCTTTCGGTACTCGTTTTGCAGATGGGGATACTTTTGGTCCATTTCCTCCAGCTTGAGTCGGTCGGACAGAATGATGGACTTCATGTCGTCCTTGGTCTTTTGAGCCTGCGAATAGGTCCAGGCGCACGTGGCCATTTTCTGGAGCAATTCAAGGTAGACTTGCATCGGTTCCTTGTTGGCTGGGTTCTTGGTCACATCTTCCTTCAATTTCTCCACGTTTTGATAAATTTCCTGAATTTGCTTCTGTTCGTCCATACTTTGCGCTTGAATCAGCTGCTGATACTTGAGGTCGGTGGGACCATCCGTTTCAAAGGGACCGTTTTTGGGAGGAGGAATTTCAATGGCTTCGGTGCTGGGCTGGGAGATGGCAACGGGGACCGGGGTGCCCACCTTGCACGCCTTGATTGTGTTGGCGGTAAAGTACTGAATCAACTCGCGAGCCTTGTCTTCGGCCTGTTCGGCCCGGTCAAACGTGCCGCGAATCTTGAGAAAGCCGTACACGCCGTCAGCGTCCGGCTGCGCCCCAACCGTGGGCAAAAAGCTAAAGAGGGCAAAGTTTTGGCCGGGTATGACCGGGTCGTCGTACTTGCGGTCAACGTACGCCCAATCGCCCAGGTACAACTGGGAAAAGGCCTCCTCCAGCTGGCGGTCGGTAAGCGGTGGTTCTGTGCTTGGGCGGAACCTTTCGTTTGACTTGAGCCACGCGATGAGGGTGCGCAGCGCTTCGGCAATCTTGGGGTCTTGAACGTGCGCCAGCTTGCTAATGTTTTGACCCTTGAGGTGGTCGAGAATTTGCTGAATGTGGTGCTTCACCACCCTGTTGCGGTCCCGAAAGCCCACCAAACTATTGTGGTTTTCCCTGCTTTGACGGGTAATGATTTCGTCGCACCATTCGGCGACAATCGTATCTTTATGCAATAGAGTATCCATATTTATGGGTAGTCGAGCACTCTTATAAAAGGGTGAAAAATTGCTTTTAAGCTGGGTCAAAGGCTTAAAAGTAAATTGTGACAAACGATCGTTTGAGGTGGGCCGTTACTTTATTCGATACTCGAGCGTCAGGCTGGCATCGCCCAAATCTCCGTGGTGGACAAAGAAAAAGGGCTGATGTTGGCGAATGGTGAAGGGAGCTGGGTACTTTAAATATGTCATTTGTTTCCCAGGCAGGTGGGCCAGCGTGTAGGCCGACTCGTTGTAGTCGACGAGCTCCGAGTTTTCCATGATGGACATTTTAATCAGCTTGGTCTCGTTGGTCGTGTTGAGCGACACGAGACTGATGGAGATGATTTCAATGCTAAAGGGAAACACCAGGCAGGGTTGGAAGAAACTGGTTGTCGTCACGCCGTCAACCGTTTGAACCACGGTTCCGCTGTGCAAAAACTGGGACTGGTGTTGCCCCATGCAACTGGTACGGTATATTTTGAACATTTTTTATTATCTACGTCTTTTCTGGTAAAATTTACCTCCAATGTTGGGGCGGGATGGCACGACTCACTCTTGAGACGAGCGACTCACTCTTGAGACGAGCGACTCACTCTTGAGCCCGAGCGGTTGTAATGGACCGCCCGGTTCAATAAATGAAAAAATTTGGTATAAAAATTTTATTAATAAAACCATGTTGCAAAACGTCATAAAAGAATTGTACGACAAGGGGGTGCTCATTTTTCTCGACCCCAACAACTACGTCACCAATAATGTTGCCGAGAACCCTGAAATTTTTGCCAATCGAGACAAGTTTCTTGAAATGTACCAGGACCCCATCAAGATTGGGTGGATTTTCTGCTACACCCCGTCCCTGGAAGAGGTGTTGTCCACCATTAAAGAAGACACGTGCTGTCTGATTGAGTTTGGGTTCAACTCGGACACGGAGAAGAAGGCTTGCGAGACGGGACGTTTGCTCATCAACCACCTGGTTCGCCACAAGTTTATGGCCCATTGGGATGAAAACGCCATAAAAAATCACAAAATTTCCACCGTCATTACGGCCAAGGACCTGCCCGAATCCATCCAAGACTTGATTGTCGACTATGCGCCAACGACCAGCACCAATCCCGAGCAGCGCGAGTAAGATGGTTACCGGTGACCATATTCAAGATTTTTAATTTCCTCAAAGAAATTAAAAATTTAGCTACAACAGGACCCTAGGGATCGTCAACCCGCTCCCGGTTTGTGAAACCAAGAGCCGAGTGTGCGAGGTAGGTTAATGTAAATTTTACTTAAAAAACATGGTGTTAATATAGTGATGAACTAAAGCGTATAGTTTTCGGTGCATTAAAACCATAAAAATTAAATAGTCAGTCTATAGGAGTGCAACTAGCATAACTTTTTTAAAACACAAACGTGTGTTGGAAATAAATAAATTAGCCTAAAAACAAACCTTACATGCTACAATGAAAAACGTAAACTTGGCTTCTCGCCTTGTGTGGAGGGTTTGGGTTTAGAATTCGGTGACGGCAGAAATTTTCAACTGCTTGCTGGCGGTGTTGCGCTTCAAGTCCTCCTTGGAGCACTGGTGAATGTGGTCGTTGTACATTTTCAAAATCTTGTTATAGTCCAGCGGGGGAAGAATGGGTATGGCTTCCCACTCGTTCAACTTGCCATCATAGTCCATCTTGATTTCGATAGGGTGTCCGTCGACCAGCTTCTGAACCAACAGTTTGTTGAGCGGGTCGGGCAACAGGTCGCTGCTATGCGGCGGCAAAATGCACAAGAGCTGAAAGAATGGATCGGTCAAGCACTTTTTACGCTCCTTCAGCCCCGACTGGGAGGTGAAGGTGAGGGTGGCAAAGCTCAAGTCCAGCGCCGTCGGCGCAAACTGACTCGGATAGTACATGTTCCAGTCGATGCACACGGCTCCGTAGGCGTAATAGTTGAAAATCCACTTGATCTCTTCAAGGTACGAGTGCACCAGCGACTTGGTTATCTTGTGGTGGGGAGAGTATGCCTTTAAATAGTGCGTCGTGACGTCTTCCGTCAGCATGGCTTCCTTCTTCAAGACCACGTCGAGCAAAACATTGGGGTACCCATAGTTGCGGTTCCGATAGTGTTCTATGGCCTGAGGGTTGACTGCCGTCGCAATGTAGTGCAGGTAGGGCTGCAGATGCTTAAAGTTTATTTTAATTTTCTCCATCTTTTTGCCCTTGTTTCGACCATAAAACTTGGACACGGACCGGCAGGTAATGTAGCCCGCCGTCGTAAAGTAGTACTTGAGCAACATGTCCAACCCGCCGTCGTAAATGTTAAAGAGGGGAACCGACGGCAAAAAGTCGTTTCCAATCATAAAACACATGACGACAAAGTCACAAATGACAAACTCAAAATCATACGGGGTAAAGCGCGGCTTATCACGGGACGCATTCTGGTAGATTGTATCCTTTAAAAGGTTAATGTCTACCAGAAGGTAATCCAGTTTTTTCGAGGTTAAATCTTCCCTCAAAATGGAGAGCGGATTCTCCTTGATAAAGAGGACGGACACGAGCAGCGACAGCATGATCAAGTCAGCGTCGTTTCCCACCACTACAATGTTAAACTTGGTGTCGACAATTCTGGTTTGGTGGGTCCGTAAAAAGTCAAACAACTTGTGCTCTCCTTCTCCCGGCACCAACGAGTCCATAAAGTAAATTGTGCTCACATTCAACCACTCCTTTTCCAGTTTTGATTCCAGGTGGGTCTTGAGGTACAGTCCCAGTTGGAAGAGAAATTCCGTCCCGGGAGAGATGCAGTTGGAGTCGAATCCCCCATCCGTCTTGTGGGTAATGAACCGACGCTGGCGCTGTTGAATTTGCTTGGACACGGGTGCAACGCCGTCAATGCACAGGACCAGTTCTCTCGGTTCCACCAGGGCCACGAGCGAGTCAATGCTGGCCAAAACGTCCTCGTACACGAGAACATCCTTTTCACCCTTGTAAACCGGAGGCGACTTTTTGAGTAAATTTTTAGGTTCGAATGAACCATACTTGTAGATTTTCTGACACGAAGTGTGAATAATTCCGTTGAGGTCCAACAGGAGCAAGAACGGCTCGTCTGTATCTTGAGATTTTTTATGGTTCTTTGTGCTATATTTTGTAACTGTATTTGGAAAGGAATCTTTGTACCATCTGAAGAAATATTTTATTCCCATTTTAGATTTTACGTGTGTTTTTATTTATAGGTAAAATTGTTTAACTGCAAGTTTTCAGTGACCTTCAACAAAATGTTTTTGGTGTAAAATTTTTTGTCCAACTTTAGGGTTTCAATTTATCCCAATTTTGAAACTGCCAAATGGGGGTGCCGAAAAATTACTTTATTAATTCAATTTTTTCAAAATTAACCCACCAAATTTCAAGTTGTCCGACAATCAAAACACCAATCGTACACTCAATGCCTCACTTGCAGCATTACGGCTCGTCACCCGTAGTCCGCAGTCAAACAATTGAAGGGGTGTACTTGCACCTCAATTGCGCCTGGTAATTTAATTTTCTCTTGAAAATTAAAAAACGTATTGTCCTTGGAGCGAACCAAGGTTAGGTGATGCTCTTTTGGAGATGGTACTCTTCCTCCATCTGCTTCAGTGACTTTATCCACACGATAACCTTGTCCTTTTCCTTGGGTCCAATGGTCGTCTCAAAGATGAGCGGGTGGTCCGGACAGAGGTAAATTTTTAGGGTTGTATTGAACTTGGTAACCTTTCGCAAACTGGAAAAGTATTCAGACTTGAATTCACCTTCAAACTCCGACTCGATGGGGGTTTCGCTTCGAATCACAATGCGGCTGTTTTCCGCCTCAAAAATAATTTCTCCCCTTTGAAGGACCCCATTGACCATTTCAGACTTTTTCGTTTTGATGCTCAGCGTGTACTTGCCCCCGTTGATGGACTTGCAAAACTCTAAAAAGTCTGCCGATTTAATGGTCAACGGAGTCACATCAATCAGCTCCGGAAGTTTGTACGATTGGGTCTTTTTGATGGCAATCTTCTTCTCAAAGTCAATGGTCTTGGTGCTCATTCGAATGACCAGGGGCGCGTCTTGTGCTGATCGAATACCCATCTCCAACGAGTCGGTATTGACCAGGTTGCGAACCTTCATAGCATTGACTTTGAGAGTGAAGATGGCGTCCTTTTCGCACATGTACTCGAGGAAAAAGTTGTTGGAGAAGATGGTCTCGACGTGGATACTATTGTCGTAGGTCGTGTAAATGTAGATACCCGTCGGTTTAATGTTGAAAAACACCTCTTGAATCCCAATTTTTTCGTACAAGTCAAACACGGTTTTAAAGTGTGTTATACTTTGATTTTTGGGGATTTTATTCATCTTGCATTGAAACATTTTGTTGTATTTGTTTACTATTTGCTCAACTATATAGTGAGTGAATTTTTTCATATAGGTAATACAAGACTTTAATTTGGGATAAAACCGGCCCAATGTACAGGAGGAGTTGGACCACAATTTTAATTTTCTCTCTTTTACCAACCTCGTCAACCTGTGCTTAAACACGCCATAACTTGTTTTCAAAAAATGGTCAGCTACTACCTTTAACTTTTCACTAAACTCCTGCTGCTATTGAACCATAACAACTGTGTTTGAACATTGTTGCTTCTGCTGGACCATACTCATTGTAGTGGAAAATTATAGCTTCTATTTAACCATAAAATTTTGTTGGTGTTTGAACCACTCTACTCACTACTCCCTTACGGTCGCTACTCTTAACTCGCCTCGCTACTCGTGTTGGCACTAGTAAATTTCAGAGCTCAAAATTTGGACCGTTGAGTTTGAATCGAATGCGATGCGTTTCGTTCAAAATCGTCAGCTCGGATTCTGAGCTCTGAAATTTACGCAAGAGTTGGTGCGAGGAGTGAGTAGTGGGTAGTAGATAGCGAGTAGTTGTAGTCTATTGGTTCTATAGGACCATATAAATTGTAGTAGATGATTATACCTCATCCTGAACCATATAAATTGTAGTAGAGAGTTATAGCTTCTTTTGAACCACAACTTGTGTCATCTACTAGCACTAGTTACTCGTGTCAACTCTTGCACCCACTAGTTTGGTTGCGCTAGTACAAATTTCAGAGCTCAAAATTTGGACTGACGAGTTTGAATCGAATGCGATGCGTCTCGTTCAAAACGTGAGCCTTGGATTTTGAGACTTGAAATTTAGACAAGAGTTGGGGTAGTGGGTAGTGGATAGCGAGTGTGTAGCGAGTAGTTGTAGTATATTGGTTATTTAGAACCATAACAATTGTAATAGATGATTATGGTTTCTGTTGAACCATAATAATCGTAGCAGGAGAATTATTGCTTCTATTAACCATAAACTACAGGTATTGTTCAAACCTTTTACTCGTTACGCTTGCTACTCGCTACCCACTTGCACCTGTGCACGTAGTAAATTTCAAGCTCCAAAATTTAGACTGACGAGTTTGAATCGAGTGCGATGCGTGTCGTTCGAAACGTGAGCCTTGGATTTTGAGACTTGAAATTTAGACAAGAGTTGGTGCGAGGAGTGAGTAGTGGGTAGTGGATAGCGAGTGTGTAGCAAGTAGTTGTAGTCTATTGGTTCTATAGGACCATACAAATTGCATTAGATAAGTATTGCTTCTACTGAACCATAATAATTATAGTACATTATTAGTGCTTCTACTAGACCATAAACTACGAATATTGTTTAAACTCTCTGCTCCCTACGTTCACTGCTCCCTACGCTCTCTACGCTCGCTGCTCACTGCTACCCACTCATTAATTTTCCATTGTTGTAAGTTAATGGTGAATTTAAACCTAAACAGGTGGAGGTAAGAACCACGTCCACCAAGTTATAGTGTTTTTAACCATAATAAGACTTTATGCTTTTAGGTTAGAAAACACTATAAACTGGTTTTTTATGCTCGCTACTCCCTAACTGTCGTTGCTCAACTGCTTGTATGTGCATGTTACCCATTCGCCTCGTTGCGCTTGTCTAAATTTCAAGCTCCAAATTTAGAGCCGTCGAGTTTGATTCGAGTGCGATGCGTTTCGTTCGAAACTGTCAGCTCGGATTCTGAGCTCTGAAATTTAGACAAGAGTTGGCACGAGTGGGTAGCGAGCGTAACGAGCGTAGCGAGTAGAGTGGTTGTAATATATTGGTTCTATTGAACCATACAAATTGGAATAGAAAATTCGTGCTTTCAATAACCATAGAATAGTAGTGAGATAGTTATTGCTTTGTTCAAACCATACAGATTGGAATGAATAATTCTTGCTTCTTCTGAACCATAAATTTTGGATATTGGTTAAACCATCAACACTACACTCGCTAGCCGCTTGCCTCGTTACACTCGTTGCGCTCGTTGTCCCAATTTCAAGCTCCAAATTTAGAGCCGTCGAGTTTGATTCGAGTGCGATGCGTTTCGTTCGAAACTGTCAGCTCGGATTCTGAGCTCTGAAATTTACGCAAGAGTTGGAGCGAGTAACGAGCGTAGCGAGTACGACCGTAACGAGCGTAGCGAGTACGACCGTAAGGGAGTAGCGAGTACGACCGTAACGAGCGTAGCGAGTACGACCGTAAGGGAGTAGCGAGTAGCGAGTAGCGACTAGCGACTAGTTGAGAATGGGAGGAAAATATTTGGTTACTTGAACCATACAAACTAAAACTAATAGTTCTTGGGTTTAAATAACCATATAAATAAGAGTACTAAAATTATAACTGACATTGGACCATAAACTATTAGACATAAAATTAATAATAATCTACCGAATTTTCTCACTACAATTGTTATGGTTTGTTTAGACCAAATATACTACAACCCATTCCAACCTCTCCACTATCCACTACTCGTTACGCTCGCTACCCGCTACCCGCTAGGCCAACTCTTGGATAAATTTCAAGTCTCAAAATCCAAGGCTCACGTTTTGAACGAAACGCATCGCATTCGATTCAAACTCGTCAGTCCAAAATTTGGAGCTTGAAATTTAGACAAGCGCAACGAGTGTAACGAGGCGAGCGGGTAGCGAGTAGTGGGTACATGTTCAACCAATCCCCATAGTTTATGGTTAATAGGAGCAATAATAATCTACAATAATTATTATAGTTCAAGAGAAGCTATAATTCTCTGATCCAATCGTTATGGTTCTAAAGAACCAATATATTACAACTACTCGTTACTCTCGCTACTTGAGCTAACCCACTACCCACTATTCGCTCCAACTCTTGCGTAAATTTCAGAGCTGAGAATCCAAGGCTCAAGTTTTGAACGACACGCATCGCATTCGAATCAAACTCGCTCGTCCAAAATTTGGAGCTTGAAATTTAGACAAGCGCAACGAGTGTAACGAGGCGAGCGGGTACAGGTTCAACCAATACCCATAGTTTATGGTCCAATAAACCAATAATTATTCCATTACAGTCTGTATGGTTATATAAAGCACTAATTCTTCAATTACAATGTATATGGTTTTGTAGAACCATTCTACCAACTACCCATCCACTATCCACTACTCCCTTACGCTCGCTACCCACTACTTGCACACAGCTCAACTCTTGTCTAAATTTCAGAGCTCAGAATCCAAGGCTCAAGTTTTGAACGACACGCATCGCATTCGAATCCAACTCGTCAGTCCAAATTTTGCAGCTTGAAATTGGGACAGCGAGCGCGGCGAGGCTAGTGCGTGTGGGTAGCGGGTAGCGAGCGTAACGAGTAGTGAGGGTTGAACAATACCCATAGTTTATGGTTAATAAAAGCAATAATTGTTCTACTAGTACGATTATGGTTATAGAAACCACCAGTTCTATAACTACAATTGTTATGGTTCTCTAGGACCAATATACTACAACCACTATCCACTACTCCCTACTCGCTACTCCCTTACGGTCGTACTCGTTACGCTCGTTACGCTCGCTGCGCTCGTTACTTGCACTACTCCCTTGCACACAGCTCAACTCTTGCGTAAATTTCAGAGCTCAAAATCCAAGGCTCAAGTTTTGAACGAGACGCATCGCATTCGATTCAAACTCGATGGTCCAAAATTTGGGGCTCAAAATTTACTACAGCGCGTGTGGGTAGTGGGTAGCGAGTGGGTAGCGAGCGTAACGACCGTAACGAGCGAAGGGAGTAGCGAGTACGACCGTAAGGGAGTAGCGAGTACGACCGTACGGGAGTAGCGAGTAGTGGGTAGTCGGTTTGAACAATACCCATAATTTATGGTTAATAGAAGCAATAGCTTTCTACTACAATTGTTATGGTTCAGCAGGAGCTATAATTCTCTACAATAATTTATATGGTTTTAAAGAACCATCATACTACAACCACTTGCTTGCACTACCCACTACCCACTACTCGCTCCAACTCTTGTCTAAATTTCGAGCTCCAAAATCCAAGGCTCAAGTTTTGAACGACACGCATCGCATTCGATTCAAACTCGATGGGTCTAAATTTGGGCTCTGAAATTTAGACACGCGCCAACGAGTGGATAGCGAGCGAAGCGAGTACAACCGCAGCAAACGTAGCGAGTAGTGAGGTTTGAACAATATCCGTAGTTTGTGGTTAATAAAAACAATAATAATCTACTATAATTATTATGGTTCAACAGAAGCCATAATCATCTATTACAATTGATATGGTTCTTTAGAACCACCATACTACCACCACTTGCATCATCCACGACCCCACTACTCCCTAGCGCTCACTACTCGCTCCAACTCTTGCGTAAATTTCAGAGCTCAGAATCCGAGCTGACAGTTTCGAACGAAACGCATCGCACTCGAATCAAACTCGTTGACTCTAAATTTGGAGCTTGAAATTTAGACGAGCGCCAACGAGTGGATAGAGTGGCAGTAGCAGCTGATAGACGATGAATCATCTGCAATATTATGGTTCAAACCAAGTCTAATTCTTGCAAATTGTTATGGTAAAGCAAGGTTTAACTTTCTCTTTAGTCGTTTCGGCTCTAGATGTGAAAATTTAACAAATTTTAGGTGACAAATAAATGAACGAAACAGTGGTTGCAGACCCCATGGCTCAAGCAAACCCGGCGAGTGTGTTTGACCTGGGATTACCGTGTTCAACTCGATATCGGCTGTTGAAAGCAATGGACCCACAGGACCAGTACGAAGCGTGCCGGCAACTGTTGGACATTTGGAGAATTTCAAACATTAAAAAGTTGGAAAAATTTTTCCTTTGGATTTGTGTGTACGACGTAGTGCTCAACCTTCACCTTAAATACGACATTTTGGAACTAATCATTACAACTACCATCGTACCCCCTGTCGGTACGGTCAAATTTCACCGGACGGAGCACGCCGCCGCCAACGTCCTCTACCTGGTGCAGGAACGGGCCTTTGATTCCGACCAGTACTGGGTAGTGTTGAAAAAGATCCTACACCTGTACCGAACCGCTTTCGGGTTGGACAAGGTGGATAAGGTGTTGAGAAACCTAATTGCGGTAGGATTCCGGAAACAGGGGTTGGCCAATCCTTTTGGTAAGATTTTTCCCCTAGTTTTAGAGTTTAAACAATGCCCGTTTTTTGTGGACTTGTGCGCCTTTATTTTCGACACGTGTGGAGCAAAGCTGTCGGTCAAAAACCGCCTCTTGTTGTTGCAAATTTTATACACGGATGAGAACCGTTTTATGGACCCATTGGTCCAGCTGGTGCACCAATGCCCGCAGTTGAACTTTCGCCTGGAAGCGTGCGATATTTTGTACGGTAATGGTTCGGACGAGGTTAAAAAGAAGGCAAAACGATGGATCAAGACCCTGCTTCCCGACGGGGGAGATTATGTTCAAAATCCCGAAAACGTGCACCTCGACTCGGTGGCAAACAGCGTTGACGAGACGCTCAAGATTCTGGTCGAAAAGAACCGTAAAAAAACAGCGCCGGATAATTTGTACGCCCTGCTGTGCCACCACTTTGAAAAGAGTGAAAAAATTGTGGCTTCATTGACCAGAATTTTCCAGTATGATTTTTTGAAATTTTCCTCCCTCAATCTGACCCTGGGAGAGGTGTTGGCTCAAATTTACCTAACCATCGACGGCCAGCCGGAAGCGGTACGCGATCAATTAATGGTTCGGTTGGGCCAGGAACTGCGCGATGCGTACGATACCTGTTCAAAGGGTTATGTGACGCGGCTTGTCAACGTGGTCAGCGGATTCAACCTCTATGGGGAGAGTAGCCTGGGAATTTGCACCTCGATTGAGGACGAAATCTACCACCTATATTCGACTACGGTCAATGGATTGGTGCAAAATTCTCCGGCCAACGTTCGCGACACGTTGATTCAGCAGCTGGCGGTGCCTCCGGACCAAAGCGCCGAGCGCCGAGAGTTGATTGAATTTTTAAGACCCAACTGGTCATTGATTTGGACGACGATACAAAACCGATTTGCAGGCGATGTGTGTCCCAACCAGCTCGATTTGCACTGCCGCAATGCCATGGCAAAGTATGACGGCAACTGAGGGCTTTTTATGAATAAAATTTTCGAGTTAATAAATACGATGCCGTTTATATGCAACCAATATGAAAATGGTGCAAATAGTGTTTGTACCTCTAGGAAATTAAAACTATTGGGCAAAAATACCCAAGCCGTGGTGTGCGGCAGCACCAAAAAGTCTCCATCTAGACGCAAGTCGCCGTCTCGCAAGTCTCCCTCTAGACGGTCCACGTCACCATCTCGATGCAAGTCTCCATCTAGAAGGTCCAAGTCACCATCTCGCAAGTCTCCCTCTAGAAGGTCCAAGTCACCATCTAGACGCAAGTCGCCGTCTCGCAAGTCTCCATCGAGAAGGTCCAAGTCGCCGTCTCGCAAGTCACCATCTAGACGCAAGTCGCCGTCTCGCAAGTCGCCGGTACGTCGTAGCCCGCGTCGTAGCCCGCGTCGTAGCCCGCGTCGTAGCCCGTGTCGCAAGCCCAAGGCCATGACTCGCAAGTCGCCGTCTCGCAAGTAAACTTGTAGCTCATTCTCTCCTTCCGGATTCATTGTACAGGTCTTTTAATTTGACAACAAATTAAAAGATAATAAACACCATGGCATTGTACGGTTTACGTCAGTTGGACCATCGAAATGCGTACGCTTCGAATGGTTCTTACAAACCATATTTAATCAACAACTTGTCGTACCTGCACGACTCGAGCTTTGTGCCCGTGTACAAGGGTTGCGGGACGACGGACATGGGCCAGCACTTTACGTCCGAGTACCCGCCGTACGTGGGGTGGGTTACGCGCGATGCCACGACAATGGACGCGTCGGCGGGTGTGCGCCTGTGTCTCGACACGCCGCCCATGACGAGTGGAGCCAACCGAACCTTGTTTGATGCGCGGTACAAACAGTGGTATCCGGACTATACGCACCTTCCCGGCCAGATACAGTACTATATGCGGCCGGAAATGACTCGACCGTTTGCGCCACCGTTGTGGTCTGCAGACACCACCGCATTGGCGGGAATTCGTATCGATTCAATGGACAATGTGCACTATGATTTTTATCGAGCCAACGGCCAGAATGGGTGTCCGGCGCAGCCCGAAAGGTGCGGCGAGTGCTTCATTCGCGAGTTGCGGGATGTGCAGGACCATCGGGAAGACATTTTGGCCAGCCATACGGCGCGGCTCAACCGAAACAAGTACGAGCCCATCTGGTTCAACTGGACCTCGCAGTACTTGCGGTGAGAAACGATTGCTTTTTTAATTTTTGAAAAAATTAAAAAATTAAGGTTGGTGCGACTTTTAGATTCGGATGGGTTTGGTGGTGGTTTTTACCCTGTTGTGGTACTGCAACAGGGTGGGGAGACATTCGACCTTGAAGCGATTGCTTTCAATAATGCCGACAATGAGGGGCGCAAAGTCGTCGGTTGGGAGCTTGACCAACAGTCGGTCCAGTACGATGGCCAACAGGAGCGGATTGTTGTCGGTCAGGGCGTAGGACACCATTCGCTTGGTTACGTATTTTTCGACAACGTGCACCGGGTCGGGCCACTGTTGTTGGACTTTGTGGCTCGTTTTGAGCAGTAGGTAGAGATGGTATGATTTTTGGATTATTTTATGCTTCAAAACCCTCTTGAGGCAGTTGAGGCCCGTCAGTTGGGACAGGTTGCTGCAGAGGACGAAGCAGGCCGTGTCCGGGTCGATGAAGCTCTTGAGCCGGTCAATGCAGTGCCCCAGGTCCAGGTGGACGACCAAGTCCAGCTCTTGGGCGCGAACCGTAAAGTCGCAGTAGTACGGTTTGTACTTGTACAGGTGCCGGACAAGGCTGTTGAGTATCGCTTCATCGTTGAAGTAAATGACGGCAAAGAGCAGGTCGTTGTTGAGGTCGATCGCCTCCTCCAGGACCAGATGGGCCAGGAGTCGAGTCTGTTTTTTGAAAATTTCAAAAACGAGCGAGCAAAGTTTGGCCTGGTCCATGTTGTCTCTGTCGTGAGGGGTTGTACTCGTTTCTTGGGTCGCCGAGCACTCTAAGAAACTTTTATTATAAAACTTTTTAATTATTTGCTTCGAGTTAACCATAAAATAAAAACCCTTTCCCAATCGGTGCGGTGCCAGAGAGCTGACGGGGTGCTTGACTGCATCCATCACCCAACCGGCGTCGTTGTGGTGGAGAAAATGCTTAATAAAAAAAATATAAATAAATAACCATGATTACAATTGACGAGTCGAGAAACAACCTGTTTGATGCGTTGGGTCTTCAACGCCTCAAAGATTCCTACATGAAGGAGGACGAGTCGTCGCCGCAGGAGCGATTTGCCTTTATTGCGCGGCAATTTTGCGCCGACGATGAGCCGTTGGCCCAGCGGCTGTACGACTACATGTCGCAGCACTGGCTCAGTCCAAGCTCGCCGCAGCTCAGCTTTGGCCGAACCAAGCAAGGGTTGCCGATCGCCTGCTTCTTGCCCTACCTGCACGACACGGCCCGCGGACTGATTGACACGTGGGCCGAAGTCAGCGAGCTGAGCATGATTGGCGGCGGCATTGGTCTGGGGGTGGGCATTCGCCAGCCGGACGAGAAGTCGGTTGGCATCATTCCGCACCTGCGCACGTACGACGCCAGCTGCACGGCCTACAAACAGGGCCAGACGAGACGGGGGTCGTACGCCGCCTATCTGGACATTTCCCACCCGGAAATTTTAAGTTTTCTCAACACTCGTCGGGTGGGCGGTGACCACAACTACAAGCTGTTGAACCTCCACAATGGCGTCAACGTGCCCGATTCGTTTATGAAAAAAATATGGATCCTATCCACCTTGGCTCCGTTCGTCAAGATGGACCCGTGCCCGACGACGGAAACGCTTTTTAAAAAGGCCGTCACCACCCTAAAGGATTCGCGCTACTTTGGTGCGGACGACCGGTGGCTGGGTGAAGTGTCGTTTGCCGCTTTGGCGGAGCAGCTGGACGTCGTCAACCGGTGGGACTTGATCGACCCCCACACGGGCAAGGTGAAGGAGACCATCAAGGCGACAGAGCTGTGGGAGCGGATAATTTTGACGCGGGCCGAGACGGGCGAGCCGTACATTCACTGGATCGACACGTCCAACCGAGCGCTGCCCCAGTTTCAAAAGAACCTGGGCCTGTCCATCCGGCAGAGCAACCTGTGCAGTGAAGTTGTCCTGCCCACGGACGAGACGCGGACCGCCGTCTGCTGCCTGGCCTCCCTAAACCTAGACTACTTTGACAAGTGGTGCAACAATGAGCAGTTTTACCTGGACGTGGCCACCTATCTGGACAATGTGCTGCAGTACTTTATCGACCACGCGCCGCCCACCCTGAAGCGAGCTGTGCACTCGGCGCGGTCGGAGCGCGCCATCGGGATCGGGGCGCTCGGCTTCCACTCGTACCTCCAGTCCAAGATGGTGGACATTGAAAGCTTGCCGGCCTACCTGATTAATAAAAAGATTTTCAAAACCATTTCCTCCCACCTGGAGCGGGTCAACCTAGAGTTGGGCGAGTTGCGCGGTGAGGCGCCCGACTGCGTGGGGACGGGTCGACGCTTTAGTCACATGACGGCCATCGCACCCAACGCCACCAGCTCGATAATTATGGGCAATACGAGCCCCAGCTGCGAACCGTTTCGGGCCAACATTTACAAGCAGGACACCATTTCAGGCTCGTTTGTGACCTACAACAAACACCTGAAGCGACTGCTGGAGGAGCGCATCCCCGACAACCAGGCGCGGGAAAGGGTGTGGAGCAGCATTAAAATGCACGACGGCTCCGTCCAGCACCTGAACCAGCTGACGGTCCAAGAGAAGAAGGTGTTTAAAACGTGGCCGGAAATTAACCAGCTGAGCCTGGTCATGTTGGCGGCGGACCGCCAAAAGTGGATCGACCAGTCGCAGTCAACCAGTCTGTTTTTCAACCCGGACGAGCGCATCTCGTATGTGCACAAGATTCACCTCAAGGCGTGGTTGCACGGGCTCAAGACGCTCTACTACTTTCGGTCGAGAAAAATTCTAACCGTGGACAAGGTCCACCATACAACGACCACGGCTGACCCGAAAACGGAAAACGACTGTACATTTTGCGAGGGTTAAGGTTCTTCATTAATTTTTAATTTTTTAAAAAATTAAAAATTGTGCTTCTCTTCACCATACGCCGCTTCTTCGCCCTAATGGGGGGTGAGCACGAGCGGTTCGTGCCGATCAAACTGCCTCTGGTACGAGGTCTCGCCGTCGCGAAACACGTGTAGGCGAGCAAAGCCGAGGTCGGCCGGCGTTGGACTTGCACCGTGAAAGTTTTGCAGCGGGCCGAGAAGGGGTTCGACGAGCGGCGTCACGTCCCGCTTGTTTTCATCCCGAAAGATGAGCAGGTCCGTCGACCGTTGTCCGTGTGCAAAGGTGTAAATGTACCACTTTTTGTTCACCGGATCCCAGTAGGTGAGGGTGGAGCGGTACTCGTCGACGGTAAGGGTCGGCTTTCGCCGCCGCACGATTGAGGCGAGCCAAGACCCGCTGCAAGCTTGACGCCACCAACTTTTGGCCCGGGCAACAACCACCAGGGCCAGTAGTTGGAGCGCAAATCCCACGTGAGGGTGCTGCTCCACCACCAGATAGTAGAGGTAGGCGATGGCCAGTGAGGCGATGGCGGACCAGACGAGTCCGCCGACGGGAAAGACGAGGGCCGACCCCACCAGCAGGGTGGCAAATAGGACGGGAAACGTCCACTGTCCGGACGCTGTAGTGACTGTCATTGTCTCCGTTGTATCAATAGTCAATTTATTATGGGTGCTTTTTTCAAAACTAACCGCAAAGTGGTAAAAATTGAATTGGGGGGGTTTCTGGGACTTTGCAGTTGAAGATGGAATCTTTTATAAAAACTAGTGCAATTACTGGGCCGTCGGCCCTTAAAATCTACCAAATCTTGACCGAGGCGGGACGCGATACGCTGCCCTCACTGGTCGATCTGACCCGGGGAAGCACTGACCAAAACAAACCCATCCACCTGGTGCTGGCGCGGGCCGCCTTTGACAATGTCAGAGCCTGGACTCGGGTCGACCCTGCAATGAAAATTTATAAAATATCCAACTGTAGGGTTAAAATTGTCCATCGACCAACGGCAACCACCTACTTTGCCGACCACAGCCCGGAGCCGCCGGCGGACACCTACCGGCAGCGAATTTTATTCCGCCACGACACCATTACCGTGTCCGTCGACAACCTGCTGTCGGTGGTGGTTTCGGAACTGTTGGGTCCGTTCTTTCGACTGCGCAACTGCCACACCTTGGCCGAGGCCGTGTCGTGCTGGGCGCTGAACCGCGAGTACGTGGACCTGCCCGACAATGGCGTGGAGGCGGACAGGATTTCGCACCCGTTTGGGTGCACCATGGCCGGCATGCGGCGAGAGGTGGACCGCATCCTGAAAAACTCAAACACCTCAACTGTGGTGCCGCGGCGCTTTATAAACGCGTTTGAAAAACTGTCCCGCTGCAAGAGTTGGAAGAGTCCGCACAAGACCCTGCCCCTGCTGGTGGCCATTGTCAAGAATGTGCTTGCGCTGAACCAGCACTTTTGCAAAATTGTGCGCAAATTTTACATCACACAAAAGGTTGAAAACATCACATCCTACGACATTACGTTCGACTTTGAATTGTATGGAAACTTGGAGGAAATCTCCACCCGCAAGAAACGACGACTGTTTCTGGTCAAATCTCCCCACAACAGTATTCACATTAAATCGCTGGCCGTTTTGTACCAGTTGCGGTGGGCGTTCAACACCCGCCTCAATGGGGGGGAGCCGTTTGGCTTTGACGGCGAGTATGGACTGACGGCCGGCGGCGAGTACGGTCAAACGCTGTACAAGTACGACGACGTGCTGCTCTGGCTGGCGACGCACCCCCACACGGTGCACGAGGTGGAATTTGTCGTCTTTGACCCCATCCCACAGGAGCTCATCTTTGCGCCCAAGGTTCATCAGGAGCAGCAGTCGACGAGCTTTTTAGCCTTGGAAAACAAGATGTAGTAGCGCAATTGTTGCAAAATTTTCGACACGGGCCCCTCGCCCTTGATGGTCTTGAGGCCCGAGTTGAGCACGACGGCAAGCAGTTGCGGGTTCTGGTGCAGCCAGACGTTTATGCGCACAAAGTACCACACGTGGTCCGACTTTTTGTAAGCGGACGTGTTTTCCGCCTCAAAGCCCGACCGCAGCAGAAAGGTGCCGAAAAACTTTTGTACGAACCGCTTTTGGGTGGGGTTGAGCGGCCACTCCCGCTCCCACCGCGTGTTGACCAAATTGGGTCGTTGAGAGTGGTACAATTTGACCAGAAATAAACTCTTTTTCGGCGAAATGTTTAGGGTCATGGCGAGGAAGCACGCAATGACGAGTCCGGACCGGCCGTGGCCCCCACGACAGTGGAGGTAAATCTTCTCCCCCGGTCCCAGCCCGTCCACCAATATCTGAACGGCCAACAGAAATGTCAGAAACTTTTCCCTATTTTGTGGTGTGCCCCCATCCTTGATGGGGTAATTGATCCAGTTGGGCACCAGCTGGTGGTAAAGGACCACATTTTTTTCACACTCTTCCGTCAGGTCGACGAACCACACGACTCCCGCCGTCTGCAGCTCTTGCACCTGTTCCCAGCTGGGGTAACCCCCGAATATTGCCTTGTCGGCGACGAAAAATGACGCTTGATTCATTTCTATTTATTATTTCATTTACCAATTTTTAAGGTTGTTTTTAATTTAAAACTGCGCACACCCCGTTCACCGGTGGACGGGGTATAAAGATACGCTTGTGGTAGTCTGTAAGCAAACATCACACCCGTTGTTAGGTTTTAAGAAATTTTATGATTAAATAAATCATAAAAGTCCATACCGATTGGCTCTGGTTCAAAAGTATTTCAACGTTTTTAAATTGAATTTGACCTTATACTTGGACGCACAAGTAAAGCTGTGATTTTTAAACTTTATGGTCTGTCCTACTCTGTATTTGTGTCCGTGTTTGGCGCAACCTTTCTCCACCGACTGGAAATTTGGTTGGTTTAAGCTCTCACCAAGTCTACATTTGAAAAATTCCATCATTAGGGTTATTCCATCTTTAGGAAAAAAGAAACGCATTAATAAACAATCTGTGCACCATGGCGGCTAAAAGTAAAAAAATTTTGCTTCAAAATCTAAACTCTTTTGTCCTCGATTCCATTTTGGCTATTAAAGATGGTGAAGAAACACCACAAAGCGACGCATCCCTTGTTGCCAACCTTCGCAAACAGTGGGAATCGAGTGAATTTCAAAAAAAGATGGCAGTCGAAGTATTTGGAATCAAAGGTAAAAATTTAACCCCCGGCCCCAAACGAAACAAATCGGCCTACATGTTCTTCTGCCAAGATATGCGACAAAATATAGTAGCCGACAACCCTGATTGCAAGCCCCACCAAATCATGTCCCTTTTGGGATGTAAATGGAGAGAATTAACCACAAAACAAAAAAGTCAATACTACAAGCAAGCGGCCGACGACAAGGAGCGCTACCTCGACGACAAGGAGCTGGAGAAGCGGCGAAACAAGACCCCAAGTAAGCTATCGTCTTACTTTTTGTTTTGCGAGGACGAACGACCCATTGTCAAGAAGGAGTTTCCCAACATGTCGACGAAAAAGGTCACCGCCGAGTGCGGCAAACGATGGAACGAAATGAAGATTAACGACCCTAAAAAATACAAATATTATGTTGAGAAGGCCGCAAAATAATGGCAAGTCTGCTCTAATTTTTTAATGGTACAAGATACTATTAAAAAATAAAAACTACCGCTTACGGTCAGCCTACACTTTAAACATGTTAAACTGGATAAACGTTTGGAGGGATGGGTCGGGGCTGGAGGGCGACTGCGTGTCGGGCTGGGTAAACTTGACTTCGGCGCCGGACGGGGTGCGCCAAACGATGCGAAAGTTGCTGGTCGGTTTGAAGCGTATCGTTTTAAAGCTATAGTCGCCGGTGAATTTAATCCACCGCTCCTTGGACTGGTAGAGGCCCGTCGGCGTGGTCACTTTGAACCAGCTCTTGTTTGAGTGGTTGTTGGAGAAGAGGTTGTTTTGGTAGGGGTAGTGCGTGTCGGAAAACTCCACGTACAGAAAGGGATACTCGTTGGGGTAGCCGCCATTCTCCGTCTCCACGTTGGGGATAAAGGCCGAGACGAGCGTCACCTGGTAGGCGGACTGTTCCTGGTTGCCAATAACCAGCCCGGGATAGGACAGCGTCTGGTAGTTGTCGTAAATCTGTCCCAACAGTTCGACGGGGGTGCCGGCAAAAAATGCCCGCGACAATGGTGGGGACACACCAATCGACCCGTCCAAAACGTTGACCACCTTGGCGCACTCGCCCGTCGTCACTATGCGGATCCAATCGCCGAGTCGGGCGTGCGATGCCAGTCGGGTGGCAATCAGCGTCGTTGTGCTTCCAGCGTCCAGCAAAAAGTTGCTCAACGACGGCAGCTGCGGTCGGATGCTGTACTGGTGCGTAACGTCCCACCCGGTCATGATCGAGTCGGGAATTGCCAGGTGAAACGTGTGGTCGTACGCCCGAATGACAACCCACTGGCCGAGCGTCTCATTGTACAGATACATGCCGCTGTAGGCGTTGACCACGTCCGATCCGCCCGGGACAAACCACGTTCCCGGCACGCTGATCGGCTCCAAACTCACAACCGAGTCCGGCACCTGCTGCTCCAGACTGGGGTCGATTTGAACCTTGAAGTAATCCCACTGGGCGTCGGAGGAAACTCGCCGATTGGCCACGATGCGGGTTACAACCGACCCCATCGACAGCTGCATTCCACGGTAGTTGTTGACCTTTGGCGACACGGCTCCGATGGGGAATGCCACAACCATCCAATCCCCCACGTGAGCAATGAGCTTGCCCGTCACTTTCTGGTCCGAACCAACCCAAACGAGCAGCGGCACCTGATCCGAGACGGGATCGTACGCATTGATGGCGTTGGAGGGTGCGGTGCTGGACCACCCAACCTCAAAACAGCACGGGTTTGGCCACAGGGTCCGATTCCGGTGGGTAGAGACAAATTCAAAGTCAACTTTCATGTTTATTTATATGGTTTTTTATTGGTGGGCAAATGTTGCCCAAGGTCCCTTTTCACCGGCTACAACAACAACGTTTTATTTATGGACGTAAACTCCATAAATAAAAAAAATCCAACACTCGATTAAAAAATTACTTTTTAATTTTGTGCTCTTTTTTGACCTTTTCGAGCGGAATGTTTTCCTTGTCCTTTTTTCCCGTGCTCTTTTTGGGTTTGGGGGGAGGGAGCTGCAGCTCTTCCTCTTCCGACTCAACCGACTGCTGCTGCTGCTCGACGGGTGCCACCTCTTCCTCCTCTGGCGGCGGCTGTGGAACGGCAACTTCCTTAGGCTTGCGGCTCTTTTTAACCTCTTTGGGAGCCTCTTCCGCGGTAGTTTGGTCGTCGGTCAACTCGGCAGCCCCCAGCTCGGTGGTGGGAGACGGAGCACGGGCAACGACTTCATCAAAACAGTGCTTCAGGTACTTTTGCATGGTGGGGTACTTGAGGACCACGCTGTCGTCCACCTGGAGCAGCTTTTTGAGCTTGGCGTCGGGCAAGATGATGGTCTTGTTGCTCGCATCACGCAAATCATTGTCCTTGATGTAGGCGCACAGGTACTTGGTCACGTCGTACCTAGACTTTTCCGTCTTGCCATACTCCCAGTCGGCAAAGGTGGCCATGGCTTCGGAAATCATCCGCGGCTTCTCCAGACCCGTGTTGTGCGACTCTCTGGTGCGCTTGGGCCTATAGCGAATGTTTTTGTACTTTTCCAAAAATTTCTTGGCATCTTTGGCATCCTTGCACACGGCACGCACCTGCTTGCGAAACTCTTGGATCGATTGGTCCTTCTCTTTAGGCTTGAGGATAGCCTCAAACTTGAGCAGGGCCTCTTCCAACTTTTGAGTTCCGTTGGTAAAGTGCTCGTGCGCAACGTCGGCATTCTTCCGTCCCGTCTTTGGAACAGTGGTTGGTTTAACTTGTTTGGGCGTAGTCTGAAACATTTCGTTTATAGTTATATTCCATCTATTAAAATTTTCATTTTTTAATAGTTATAAAAAGTTAAAGCTGAATTTGTCCATACTTTTGAGGGTTTAGAGAATCAAGACAGCAGTTTTTTTAAGGAACAGTTGACCATATTTTTTAATTTTTGATCCAAATTAAAAAATTAACCCTGCCCCATCGGTTACATTTTCCCCAAGTTCATGTTTTTCAGCTGGTCTAAAAGGTCCTTTTGAGCCTTCTCGGTCGCCTGTTGGCTCAACAATTCAATCGTTTCCCGGCTCAGCGTCGGCTGCTTGCCGACGACCTGCAACCCGTTCTTCCACTCGACCACCGTGTTTTGAATGTCTTCAAACTCTTCGTGCGTGATTTGACCATCGCTGATGGCCTTGCTGATTTTTCGGTTGAGGTTGGCCAGCGTGGTGGTCGCTACTATGGCCAGGCGGTAGTTTTTCATCTTTTTGGCCATGAGTTTGGCCTGGATCATCTTGGCCACGCCCGAGATGAGACCGACGCCGGAAAAGGTTGCTGCCGACACTAGACTACCGACGCCGGGGATGGCGGTTGCCACCGTTCCCAGGACAATGTCAGCCATTATCAGCGTGTATTCAATTCCGTCCGTAACGGAGGAGAAGCGACCATACTTTTTGTAGATTGACTTGCGAAACTTGATCTCCTCCTCCAACATTTTGGCATCGTCCATAATTTTCTTGATGCGGAAATTGGTGGTGTCCGAGATGCTGGGAGGCAAGTCGGGGTATTTGCCCGCCGACGACTGGTCCATCCGTAGGAATGGAGAGCCGGCCGGGGTAGTTCCAGTGCTAGGTGCAGTAAAATTGTCTAGACCCATTTATTATCTGAAATTTTTTCCCATAGTTGCAGGACAACTAAACGCAAAACGTGCCGGTTGGAGGGGGTATCGCCCTACTTTAGTTTATGGATCAAACAAAACCTAACGTAGCGCAAAATGTCTCGCTCCTCAATGCGGGAAAAGAAGCTCGATTCAAGCTCGTTGTTGAGCTTAAAAATCACCTCAAGCTTCTCCCGGTCAATTTCGAGCGTGTTGTAGTTGGAGTGGATGGCCACCACATAGCCCATGGCAAAGGCCGACGGATTCTTGGTCTGAAAGTCGGGCATTTTGTCGCTTTCGACCAGGGAGAGCATGCGAGTCAGAGCGGCGTCCGACAGCAGGTCTTCCTCCATCCCGTCGTTGAGCATTTTAATGGTGGCGGCGGCTATCAGTTTAAACTTTTCCCCAATCGTATAGCCGCTTTTTTTAAGGTTAATCATACCTCCTAATCCGAGGCCAATGTCGGGTCCGCCAACCCGCGCCCAGACGTTGCGTTCGGCCAGAAACTCGGGTTGGTTCTCGAAAATGTCATCTTCATCTTCCATCGTCGGTGTCGTCGTTTATTAATGGTGCGTTTATTGCCTTGTTAAATTCACCCAACCAGCACTCGATTTCCCACCGTCTTTTCCTCCCATAATAAATGGACAACGCCCCCAAAACTTTCAAAGTCGACAGGCACAAGCAGCTGGTACCGCTCAACCCCGGACTGGAGACAAATTTTGTCTGCTCGTTTGAAATTAAAAGCCTCGACGGCAAACCCTTCCAAACCACCATCGTGGAGCAGGGTCAAATCAAGCCAACGCAGTACCGAGAGGTGGATGACGGCTTCATCAGCGGCCAGCTGGAAGGCGATGGTACGCCCCGATCCTACTTTCTTGTCCTGCGAGCCCAAGAACCGTGCGAGTGTACCGTTAAAATTGTTCTCTCACCCAAGCAACAGGTTCAACCGCACCAGCAGACGCACCAACAATCCCAGCAGACGCACAACAAGACGGTTGCAAATAGTGGTGACCCACCGCCGCCACCACCTTCCCAACCCAACAAGTTTCTCAAACCAAAGTGGATTGTTGGAATGGTGATTGGAGTTGTGGTTCTGTACCTCCTCTATCGGTATCGGGCCCAGTTGATGGACAAACTGAACCTTGGTTCTAAAACTCCATTTTCTAAAAATTAGTGTGGCTGCGCGCAACCACAAGTTTAGTTGTTTTTAATTTTTCTAGAAAAATTAAAAATATGGTTCCATTGCACTCTATTTGAATGCCTTGTTACGCTCCAGACAATCGTAGGAGCAAAAGCGCACCATTTTGTTGCGAAAGACGGACATGATCCCATCGGAAGAGGGCTCGATTGGGGTTCGGCACTCCATACAGGTGTTTCCAGCGGCGCTGCCGGGAGGGTGAAAGTTTTCCCTAACCTTTGTCGCTCCTCCGGGCGGCGACGGAGTCACACGACTGATGCGACGCTTGCCCTGAACCGGCAAATAGTCGTCCGACGGCGTCTGAGTTATGGTCGTCTTGTACTTTTGAATAAAGGTTGGGTTTTCCGCCTCGATAAGGTTGTTTTCAATCAGACTCAGTTCCCGCTCAATCAACTCCTCCAATCGGCTGGTCGCCGTTGTCTTGGTCAAATTTTCAATCTTTCTGACTAGGGGTTTGCTGGCGTACCGCGTCAAAAAGATTTGGATAAACTGGTCCGTAAAGGGTCGCGACGTGTACGGGTTGATGGGGGTGTCGGTCTGGCGAAACAGTGACCACAGCTTGTACACGTTGAAGCAGTAGATTTCGTTCATGTCCGTGTAGTAGACCACGTCCTCGTCCTGCTCGTCTTGGACGTCGTTGCGATTCTTGCACACGGTCTTAATGTCCGGTAGTTCAACCTGCGTGGTCGGTTTATTCCACAAAATGGGCTTGGTTGGTTTTCGAATGAGCGACGAGTCAATGCGAAGGTTGTCGTAAAATTGCCTGGTAAAGCTGGTCCTTTCCTCCTCCAATTTTTCCACCACAAATTTTTTAGTGTTTTCTGGAATGTTTTTAACCACAAACACCTCCGGCAACTTGTCGGCATCCGTTAGGAAGGGCAGCGTCTCTGGAAGGTAGATTTGTCGCCTCAACCGCTTGGCAAACACCGAACTCGAAATAAAGCTCAAATTTATGGTCAAAAACACCACCAGATTGCTCAAAATTCGAACAAACGATTCCCCGTTTTTCGAATTTTTAAAGATTGTGTCAACCACCGTTTCGATGAATGGACTCGTGGTCGACTTGTACACTAGGGGAACGGTGGCCCCAAGCGAGTCCTGCAGCGCGTTAACCAGCACAATCTTGGCCAACTGGACCATGTCGGCGGTGGGCACATTTTCCATAAAATCTCGAATGTGGTCGTTTTTGCTCGTCTTCCACGTTCGAATGTAGTCGAGCTCGGCGGTGAGCATATCCTCGTTTTGCACCACAATTCCCCGCGTACCCGTGTCGATGGCCACCATCAACTTCCACGTTTTCCCATCTCGGGTTATGGTCAGTGTTTTGCCCCTTTGCGACTTGGTCCCCATACACTGGAGGGTGTAGTACTGCTCCTTGGGGTGGTACCACTTGCGGCCGTCGTGCTCTATAAACTTGTCATACTCGATAATGCCTTCAAAATTGCCCCGCACCGGGTAGACGTAAACGTGGTTAATAATGTCCTTAACCCACGGCAATTTTTTGTACAAAAACTCGCAATCCTTTTGCGACGTGGACGAAACAGGGTCGGAAAAGGTCCTTTTAACCGGCGACGGACCGCCAGAGCTTTGCCGCGTCGCAAAGTTTACATCCACCCCTCCGGGTTTTCCACCCGGCTGGACCTGAACCACCTTAGCTTCTCGAGGAACAATTTTTTTATTTTCGGCCCGCTCCTTGACCAGTTCGATCCGTTGTCGCTCTTGGGGAGTAAATTCTCGAATTTTATTATTGGTGGGAGATTGAACCATTGCCGGAGCCTTGGACTCGTCGTCGTCTTCACTACTGCTACTACTGCTGCTGCTGCTCGAAGTGGTGTCGCTGCTACTATTCGAGCTGCTTGAACTGCTACTGGAGCTTCTCGAGCTGCGACTACTGGTGCTGCTTGAGCTACGGATCGAGCTGCGGCTGGACCTTGAGCTGCGGGTCGATCGAGTTGGAGAACGGTTTCGTTGAGCACTGGCACTAGACGAGTCGCTCCAAATGCTCGTGTCGCTGGTAGTGGTAGTAGTGCTGCTGCTATCGCTGTCGCTGCTGCTAAGGTCCGACAAGCTGGACCCGAAAACGTCCCACACGGTAGGCTTGAGCGCATCTGGTCCAAAATATTTTTTATAAAAGATGTCAATGGGTAGACTTTGACCATTAAAAGCGGTCATAAAGTCAACAAGCCGATCCACCGGAATGGTTTTACTCTCCACCACTTTGACCAGGAGGGACCTCACAACGGCCGAGTACGGCTCATTTTCCGAGTCTTGAATGTAGGTGGTCAACTCTTTCTTCACCGCATCAAGTGTAATGGTACCATAGTTTAAAATTTTTCTAAAAGTGTTTTGCAACAACAGATGGTCCTGACCGTCTGCATTTTTGTATAAATTTTTCTTATAGTCGGCCTCCAACGACTTTTTCAACTGAAGCAAAGTGGTCCGGGGTTGAGCTTTAGGAGCACCATTATTTTCATTGTCTAACACTATAGACTCGTCGTCACTGGAGATGGAGCCCAGTGAGCTATTGTTCTTTGAACTGTAATCCAACGATCCCATAATATCTAGTATTTTGATTGTGTTTATTTTCTGGGATTTATTCCACCAGTTTCACACCACTTTTGGGTCTTTTGCAAACATGGCTCGCGTTGTGGTCCTTTGCACCACTTGATCCATTCCATAGTCAAACACGGGACACTTTGAATGTTGATGGTTTACGGTCACTCCTTCCATTCAGATTGAAAAACAAATACGCTTCACCTTACCATAACCAAATGTAGATTAAAACTTATTGTTTCCAAGGACCATAAACCTTGGGTATAGTTTAAACTCACTACCCATCAACTACTTTCTTGCGGTTGTACTCGCTATCGGTCGTACTCGCTACTCGCTATCGGTCGTACTCGCTACTCGCTATCGGTCGTACTCGCTATCGGTCGTACTCGCTACTCGCTACGCTTGTTAGCGGTCGCTCCTGTGCGTAGTAAATTTCAGAGCCCAAAATTTGGACTGACGAGTTTGAATCGAATGCGATGCGTCTCGTTCAAAACTTGGAGCTCGGATTCTGAGCTCTGAAATTTACACGAGCGCAGCGAGCGTAACGAGCGTAGCGAGTACGACCGTAAGGGAGTAGCGAGTACGACCGTAAGGGAGTAGCGAGGCAAGAGTTGGGACGAGTAGTGAGTAGTGGATAAAAGCGGATAAAATATTGGTCCTAAAGAACCATAGAATAGTACTAGAGAATTATTGCTTATACTGAACCATAATAATCTACTGTAATTATTATTGCTTTTTTTAACCATAATTTTTACTATTGTTCAAACCACTCGCTGCGCTTGTCTACCCACCCACTCGTGCCAGCGCGGTAGCACGCTGGTGCTCTAGCGCTTGTCTAAATTTCGAGCTTCAAAATCTGACCCATCGAGTTTGAATCGAGTGCGATGCGTTTCGTTCAAAACTTGCAGCTCTGATTCTGAGCTCTGAAATTTAGACAAGAGTTGGGACGAGTGAGTAGTGGGTAACGAGAGTAGCGAGTAGGTAGTGGATGACTAGTGGATAAAATATTGGTCCTAAAAAACCATAACAATTGTAATAAAGAATTATTGCTTCTACTGAACCATAATAATTATAGTATAGAATTATTGCTTCTATTAACCATAAACTATGGGTATTACTTGAACCACTCGCTGCACTTGTCTACCCACCCCTTTGTTGCACTAACACACTGGCGCGCTACTCGCTTCGCTCGTTGTCTAAATTTCAGAGCCCAAATTTTGGACTGACGAGTTTGAATCGAATGCGATGCGTGTCGTTCAAAACTTGCAGCTCAGAATCCGAGCTCTGAAATTTACACAAGAGTTGGGGTAGTGGGTAGCGAGCGTAACGAGCGTAACGACCGTAAGGAAGTAGCGAGTACAACCGCAAGGGAGTAGCGAGTACGACCGTAAGGGAGTAGCGAGTACGACCGTAAGGGAGTAGCGAGTAGTGGGCAAAGAGTGGTTGTGGTATATTGGTTCTAAAGAACCATATTAATTATAATAGAGCATTACAACTCCTTCTGAACCATAATAATTATTGTAAATTATTATTGCTCCTATGTACCATAAACTACGGGTATCGTCAACCCACTCGCTAAGCTCGCTACACGCTTGTTGCTCTAGGTGTGTACGTAGTAAATTTCAAGCTCTAAATTTTGGACCAACGAGTTTGAATCGGATGCGATGCGTCTCGTTCAAAACGTGAACCTTGGATTTTGGAGCTTGAAATTTAGACAAGAGTTGGGACAAACAAGTGGATGACTAGTGGTTAAAATATTGGTCCTAAAGAACCATAAAACAACTGAGAAGACACTTTGGAAAGGATAGTGTTACCGTGTTTGGTGGCTACTATTGGGAAAAAAGTGTCAACGATTTGTTTGATGGTTTTGTTAACCATTGGATTGAGGTGAAAAAGGCAGAAGACAAAAACAAGAATGAAGGCAAACCCTTCAACAAAGCAATGAGAGAAACTGCCAAGCTCATTCTCAATTCAGCTTTTGGGAAGATGATACAAAAGGTGATTGAGGATGAAACTAACCTCATATCCAATGCGTATTCTTTGAGAACGTTTAGGGACAAGTTCGACTCTGGTTATGACTTGTTTCAAGTGTCGTCTCATATCGACCTTATCAAAGGTAGACTGGGAAAGGTCGATTATAGCACATCAAAACCCCAACATATCGGACTGTTTATCTTGGATTACACCAAGAAAAAGATGTACGACGAGATATTCAGTCAAACCAAAGTGTATTATTCCGATACCGATAGTGCACTAATCGAAAAATCCGAGTTGCTCAGATTGCAGCAACAGGGTATTTTGAAAATTGGGACCGATTTGGGGGAGTATGATGTGGAGATGGATGACATTGGTTGGCTCAAAGTATCCACAATAAATACAGAGGATTTAAACCAGCCTAAAGCTCATGATCACCTTTAGAATTGCAGTATTCTATATCATCCTGAGCTCTATTTTTCAATCCTGGGTACAAGTTAAATGAAGACCCATTGAACGCAATCATTCTGACATCAACGTCTTTATTTAAACATTTTTTTTTGGGATACATTTTCCACAAATTCATCTATTGGATTTTTTGGTGTGTCTTGACTCTAAAGCACAGTTAACTGATCTTAAATAGACTTGCAGTGTCATCTAACTATACGCAACTACTCATCCGGTAGAGTACTTTTTTAATTTCTTCAAGAAATTAAAAAACAAGTTTAATGGTTGAGCACACCTTTAATAGGTTACTCAAATACAATGTCCAATGCGGGGTCAGTTAGGACCCTAAACACATGGTCAGAGTCTACAGTGCCGCCTGCGTGGGTCCAGATGAAGGTGTTGAGCACTTCTACAAAATTGTCCGATGGATACTTGGACCACTGAACCTTGTCGGCATATTTAATGCTTTTTTTAACCCTAAATATTTTCCGAACATTGTGGTGATCAAGTACACTGGTATCGAGCGGCACGTTTTCGATAACCTTGTAATCGGAAATGTACTTGTAGGCCTTTTCAACCCCAACTCGGAAAATATTTTTATTGTAATCCGTTCCACACATGATGCAAAAATCCTTAAACGATTCTGCTGTCATTTTTAAGGTGGACAAAACCCTTTGTTTGGAGATTATCGTTGCACTCGACTCTCCAACGTTGAAGCCGGTTATGACCTTTAGGTCGGTCGTGTTGGGGACCTTTTTGGGCGTCGATGTACCGGGTGCACCCCCTGCAAAGGTGTAGGCCAACACGTCCGTATCCTCCGAGACAATGTAATCTACGGCATTGTTGTACCATAGAGAGACACAGTCTGCCTCGGCCTCTCCCTTGCTTTGAATGTACCCCACTCCCATCAGATCCAGCAACTCTTTTAAAAGGTTAACGTGGGCAAAAGTTATGGAGAATTCATACTTTCGTCGTCGATCAATTTCCAAACGAATTTCATCCACATTTATAAAATTTTTAACAATCAAGTTGAGGGGTCTTTTGACCAGCAAACTCTTGGTGCTTTTGGACCTAATTTTTTGCCACGTGTCCAACAAAAGTGGAGTGATGGTGCCACTCTTGAGGTAGGTCCTCAAGTCTTGCTCGATGGCGTCCGTCTTGCTCACAATTTTTTGCCTGCTTTCCTTTCGAGCCTCTTGGGTTTGGTTTTTTTCCGGGGGAGCCTTCCCCTCAAACACAAACGTTGGGTGAATGTTCCACTTTCTCAGCCAGGTTATCAAGGTTACAAAACACCCCAACCACTCGTTTGAGTTGGGGTACTGGCTCACAAATTTGTACAAAAACATTGGGGTATCGATGCAGATCTTTGAGTATTTCAACTCTGCAACATCAATGGTCTCGTACACCTTATACTTTTTTAGAAACTGAGTTAGATTTTTGATTCCCATTTTAATTTTGTCTTTTTTATGTTTATTACCGGTCTTTATTTAAACAAAAAAATTCAATTTTCACCCCTTTTCTCTCCAACTCATTAAAATTATGGTTGTTTAAACCACAATTCTTCTTAACCGTTTTAATTGTTATTTAAAGGTTTGAGGTTAGTCGAGACCATACTGGTGATGTGCTCTACTTGTTTAGGTTTAAATCAACCATTGTCCGGTAATAGAGGACAATCAATCTGGTGCGTGGACACTTTGGCCCCAATAGCAAAGGTTTATGGTTATTAGAAGCCAATATTTTCCGACTACATTCATAAAGGTTTGATACGATCAATAATTTTTAATACAATTTATATGGTTCTAAAGAACCAGTATACTACAACCACTCGCCTCGCTACTCCCTTACGGTCGTACTCGCTACTCCCTACTCGCTACGCTCGCTGCGGTCGTACTCGCTACTCCCTACTCGCTACGCTCGCTACTCCCTACTCGCTACGCTCGCTGCGGTCGTACTCGCTACTCCCTTACGCTCGTTACCCACTACGCTCGTTACGCTCGTGTAAATTTCGAGCTCCAAAATCCAAGGCTCAAGTTTTGAACGACACGCATCGCATTCGAATCAAACTCGCTCGTCCAAAATTTGAGCTCTGAAATTTAGACAACGAGCGAAGCGAGTAGCGCGTGTGGGTAGTCGGTTTGAACAATACCCATAATTTATGGTTAATAAAAGCAATAACTATTCTATTACGATCTGTATGGTTGTAGAAAGCACTAATTCTCTGATACAATCGTTATGGTTCTAACAAACCAATATAATACAACCCATTCCAACCACTACCAACTGCCTACCAACTGCCTACCCACTACTCGCTCCAACTCTTGCGTAAATTTCAGAGCTCAGAATCAGAGCCGACAGTTTTGAACGAGATGCATCGCACTCGATTCAAACTCGACGATCCAAAATTTGGAGCTCTAAATTTGCACAAGCGCGGTGTTGTGTGCATAGCACTGGGTTCAAGCAATATCCATAATTTATGGTCCAGTAAAAGCAATAATTTTCTACCACAATTTATATGGTTTCAGTAACAGCTCTAGTTCTCTAGTATAATTTATATGGTTTGAAAAACCAATATACTGCAACCACTCAGATACATTACTACTCCCTACTCCGCTCAAAGGTTTGAGAGATGGTCAGTTGAAAGCATCAACCAAGACTAAAAGAACGTGTATGAAACGAGTGGTGCAGTTCATCCACCCCTTTTGTTTGTACCAAATTGAGTTGAAAAGCGGTGAAAAAGTCAACAAATAAAAACAATGGGTTGGGGCTTTGATTTAAAGGTCCGAGTATACGACAAAATTGACAAGAGAAAGGTTTTCTACATGGAAGCCAATCGGTACCGTGAAGCGCGCTGGAAGCTGGTGGTCAACTTTCCACCCAAGTTTTTGGACGCGACTCGGTACTACTGTTCGGTGGTGTGGGAGACGTGCGACGATCCGAACCAGTGTACGCTCCAGGTCAACGATACGTGCTGGGGCAGCACGCAGTGGGACGCTCCCGAAGAGTACGATCCGGCGTTGGAGCCGCTGCTGACCCGACTCAAAAGCGGCGAGCCGCTAGAGCTTGTCTCGTACAATAGAAAAAGGGTCAACTTTTACCTTACCCAGACGGAAAATGTGTTTTGGATCAGACACTCGAGGGTGCCGTGGGACTGGGACATTGAGGCGGACGAGCCCGATGTAGAAATCTACTACGATTAGGGTGGGCTGGCAACACTTAAAATTGAACTAATTTCATTTGTTCGAGGAGGAGAGAATAAACCTGAGCATGACTAGTGTAGAACGAGAGAATCAAGTCTCTGTACTGTTTATTGGAGACCCGCACTTTAAGGTGAAAAACTATGAATTTATTCCGCAGTTTGTGGAGAAAATTTTAACCATTTTGGACCGCAATCCGGTGGACTTTGTTGTGGTGGGTGGCGACCTGTTGGACAACCACGAACGGCTGGACGTGGACCCGTTGAACCAGGCCATCAACTTTATCGACCAACTACGGACCCGCCACCCGACGTTTGTGCTCGTGGGAAACCACGACTATAAAAACAATCAACAATTTCTCACCGCCGATCACTGGATGAACGCGCTCAAGTTTTGGTCCAACGTGACCATAGTGGATCGGGTAGTGCAACACACGTGCAATCGGATGAAATTTGTCCTTGTGCCCTACGTTCCGCCCGGAAGGTTTGTGGAGGCCATCAAAACCCAACTTGAGGAGAAGGAGCTGCGAGCGGTTAAGGTGGTTTTTGCCCATCAGGAATTTTTCGGCTGCAAGATGGGAGCCATCACGAGCAGCGAGGGAGACAAGTGGCCGACGGATTGGCCTCTCGTCGTCAGCGGTCACATACACAACAAGCAGTGGCCGCAGGACAACATTTACTACCCGGGCTCGGCCATGCAGCACGCGTTTGGCCAATCGGTGGAGAACACAATCTCCCGCCTCGTCGTTCGGAACAAAGAGTTTGAGTATGATGAAATTAACCTTAAAATGCCCAAACTTTCGATAAAGTACATGACGGTGGAGGATGCGGCTCGCGGCAATCTCCGGTACAAAAATACCGATCGGAAAAGGTATAAACTTGTCCTGTCTGGGGCGTTGGACGAATTTGCGGGCTTTAAAAAGACTGCCGTCTACAAACAACTACTGGAGGAGGGCTTTGCAGTCTCTTTCAAAATCAAACCATCGACGGAGGTACGGTCCGTCGACACCCTGAACGGGAGTCGAAAATTTCTCGACATTTTGACGGAAAAGGTTCAAACCACCGGAGATGCCGACCTCGAATCCCTGTGTAAATCGTTCCTCGCCCAAGGCTAGGAGAAACCATTATTTTTAATTTTTTTAGAAAAATTAAAAATTCAACAAATGGAGTACGAGTACTTCCATTCGAGTATGGAAAAGAGCTTTTTGCAGATGGTGTGGTGGAACCTTTTCCTTTCCGACTTTTTTAGGGTCAAAAAGTCCATACTGTTGCAGGGGTGGTTGTGCTTTCGCAACAGTTGGTAGAGGACAAACTGGGCGTTGATAAAGTTTTTACGCTTGGTGCCGCCACGTTCGTCGTCGGGGCTGTCCTGGTTTACGTACAGGTTGTCGTACGTCTCGGTCAACTTGTCAAAGTCGTCGAGCAGCGAGTCCTCCAGATATTCAATGTTATCGCACGGTTGCTTGGTCAAGGTGTGGTGGATGAGCACTATATCGTCGTAGAATTTTTTGACATCTTTAGATCCCAGCTCCTTCAAAATGTCCAAAACCATGGCCCGGGTCACCTTTTCGTAGCGTTTCTCCACCGTCAGTCCCGGTTCCGTGTTGAGAAGATTCTTTTCCAACAGTTTGGTCTCGAGAATGGTGTAAATCTCCTCTGGAATGTGCGTCTTTTGCTTGCCCTGGTACTGGGTGATGCAGTCCCTAAAGTGCACCTTTCGGTTGTACGTGTACTTGCTGGCCATGTTGACGCGACCCACGTCCGAGAAGGACGACGTGTTGGAGATGAGCGATTGCTCCGTGCAACAGATGGCACACACGGCCCGATCGTCATCCTTGATAAACTCAGTCTTGTTGCCGCACACGCACGGCGGCGGACTAGACTTGGGGATAAACTCGCAGTGCTTCATCATAAATTCAAAGTTTTTAAGGTGCGTATAGTTCTTTAGCTTGTTGAGAAACTGCTTCTCCAGGTCCATCTTTTTCCGTTTGTGCTCCAACTGTTGCGTCAGCTGGTCCTTTGTGGGGCTAAAGAAGGGCAGCACAATCTCCGTCCGGTTGAGCATATGGTACTCTTCAATCAGGTGAGCCACGTCAATGTTGAAAAAGTCCAAGTTGTGGTGCTCTATAATCAACTTTTCGCACATTTCCTTCTCCATCTTGAGTCGGTAGATGATGCGAGGTCGAAGGTAGTCGCACTCCAACAGCTGGTTAATCTTGACCAGCTTGGCTTCGAGGACCACAACATTCTTCGATTCCGTTTCGATAAACTGCTGGATTTGGGTGTGCAGCTCCAAAATGTCAATCGGAGCCGTCGCAGCCGCTGTTGTTTGTTTTTTAGACATTGTCAGTTTATATATTTGGGTATTTACCCTATAAAATCAATCATTTGGACGTTTGTGGCCCAAGCGAACCCTACAACTGACGACTGAAAAACGTCCAACTGTGAGCTCGACGCGTCATTCTTTTGGGGCCGAATAATTGTCTGAAAAATTGAAAATAAGAAAGACCATTATCGGTTCAAGTTAATTAATACCCGACAATGGACAACGAGACGTCGACTCCGGACATTTTCCAATGGTGCGTTTCACCATTCTCCAAGATAACGTTGAAGAGGTCGATGGAACAGCGGGACATTGTCGAGTTTAGGATTGACGCGACCATATTGAGGCAAATTTTCCACCACGGGTTTCCCGACCTTTCCTTCAATCTAATGGTCATTACCACCGATAGAAAGGTGTTTCTTTTGGAGCGGACCGAGTCCTTTCACTACCCGCGGGTAGTCGAGCGGATCAAGAGGGGCCAAGAGTGCACCAAGCTGGTGGAGACGCTGTACCAGGCGGAGCGGGACGCGGTCCGTCGTTTGACGGCAGAGGCGGACATTGTTCCACTTGCCGCGGTGAAACAAGACGACGATCGGCCCGAATCAATCTACATTTTCCCCGGCGGGCACTGCAACGGCAATGAGCCCGTCCTCTCGACTCTGTTGCGCGAATTTAGGGAAGAAACGACCATCCCGCTGAAAACGACCGAGCTGCGGTTCCACGCCACCAAAGTGTACGGCATCTGGATCCACGATTTTGCGGTAGGCAAAACGTTTAAAAATTTTGTCTTTCCGGTCAAAATCAACCTTTCCAGCGCGGCAATTCGAGACCGGTTTCGGGAAACTCGCCACACTAGAAATCCCACCTTTGTCGACATTGGAAAGTCACACCGGCAATCCCTCCTCGATCTGGTCATCAAGGTCCAGAAAATTATGATTCTATAAGTTTCTGGTTTAAAGTGACCTTATACTGGGGGTGCAGAAAATTGATTGAAACGCCGGAAAAATACGATTCAAAATGTAGTGTATTCTACCACTAGCAATAGTCGTAGGGTCACACCAACCACTGTAATTTCTAAAATGCTTCCAGCAATCGTTGAAACTTACATCGATAGCATCCTTAATCAAGAATGCCTTCAAAACCTTCCATCAATCGTTGTACTTGCTACATCGATAGCATCCTTAATCAAGATGCCTTCGAAGCCTTCCAGCAATCGTTGAAACTTGCTATGTCGATATCATACTTCTTCAAGATGATTGCAAAACTGTAAACATCAGCTTTGTCTAGTCCATTCTTTGAACGAGTCTGTACCAACCACTGCTCTTGCCTGGGATTAAGGTAAGCATTTGTCTTTGAGTTTTACACGACCAAGTCATCATTGTCTTGTCTACTTTCAAAAACTAATGGTACTTGTACCATTAATTTTTATAGTGTAATTTGGGTTCTGGGGAGGTGTGTGTGGATTTTTAATGACTTGTTGTACCATTAAAAATCAGTTTATATGGGCATTGGAAATTGGTCTACAATGTGGACGAGTCCATTGGAAGCCACCACGTTGCCAACGACGATATGCGACGTGTTGTTGAGGAGAATGGTTGGTTTGGACTTTACGTGAAGCATTCGGTAGGGGTGGTGCGTCCTGTAGGCGGTGTAGTTGCTCTGGTTCATGGTGTCGGTGGTCAAGACTCCGGGAACGGAGACGCTCTGCACCATGGCGAGTGACGCTTCAAAGCTCAGGTCCAACACCGACACTCGGGTCGGACTGGTGCTGGCGTCGGTGCACACCAACTGCGTCGTTTGGGACGTTGGAATGCACAAGGGCGCCATTACCGTCACAATGGTTTGCGGGTCGTTTAGGAAATCTTGAAGGTGCGCCTGAACCACCAGCTGTCGAAAGGGTTCGTAGCGGGACACGATTGTCCACACCGATGGGACGATTGGTCCTAGGGTTTGCACTTGGATAGTGGGGCATGGCAGCCGGTACGTTTGGGGGGCGGCAAATGTCGTCGGGACCATAAAACTCATACTATTTATTTATCTGTTTTTTTTCTCCCTGGTTTTTTCCCACCTCAACTGGAGGGGGAAATTTCTTCTCCAACCACTCCAAACACCACCGACAACAGTGGGTGTCGACGTGGTCCGACTTGTTGCCCCACGCCGTGACAAGGGTGCGGTATTGGAGCGTTTGGGACCCATCGGCGGCCGCCAGTTGGTTCAAGAGGTTCGTTAGGGCTCCGTCTATGGTCGGTTGCACCTCGGGAAAGCCCATTCGGAAGGGCTCGAATCGTTCCACCCGTTGGTGGCCCATGTCCCAAACGAGCACGTTCATGTGCCGAACGCAGAGACCGTAAATCTTGACTGGAAACACCACAAACCGGTGCGAGGTCCAGTCGACGTGGCGCTTTCGCAAAGTGATTCGACACCTTGTGCCCAGCTTGATGACGATTGGCGACTCTACCAGAGCCCACCGAGCGACGAGGCGTTCGAGTTGTGATAGAAACAAACCATACTTCATTGTACTGTATTTGTATTTGTAGTGGTAGTGGTGGATTGGTACTTTATTTTTTAATTTTTCAAGAAAAATTAAAAAACATAAAATCTTTCAAATTCAACAAGGTATAAACGAACCATAATGGTTCGTATTTTTTTATGGCACCGTTACTTGCTTAAAAAGTTTAAAAAGATTCCCACAATCAGATTGATGATGATCATGGCAATGAGGTATTCCCACAAGGTTAAATCTCCAATTTTGCGTTCAAGCATTTTCGTCGTTTATTAACTCTGAAAAATTAATTTTGGTTTTTTTCCTCCTCGTCATCGCTGGACGCGTACGTGAGCCCGAGCTCTTCCATTTCCGTAACGAGGGCGGCATCCGTCGAATCTTCATTGTCGTACAGGTTTAAATTTAAAGGTACTTCGTACCGTAGTTTGTGTTTATTGCAAATATCGATAGTTTCCCGGTTTAATGGTCTTAGAGCTCCATCTTTGGTTTCGGTTGCAACGATAGTTTTTGTGGTCACGTCCATCACAAAATTGCTTTCGATTAAATCGGTCAAATTTTCATCGTTGTGGCACTCGTCGGGCACCGTCAACACATAGTTGGACCATTGGCTCTTTCGAACGATAATGGTTGCCTTTTTCCTTTCGATTGCGTCCCGTATCTTTTTTCTGCCTCCGGTCTTTGGGGTGGTAGTGGTGGTGGACTTGGAGCTTTGTTTTGCCGACGACACTTTGCCAAGTTGAATCGAGGTCAATTGTTCAACCTTTTGGTACACGGTGTGTCGTTCAATCGTTGGGTGTTTTTCTAGGATAAATTCCACCAACAGCACGAGGTTAGTTTTGATTGCTTGCTCCAACGCGTAATCCATGGTTTTTTATTATGGTGTTAAATTTGGAAAAAAATTCATTTTACCAACCCTTCAAAGGCCCAAACTAACCTTGATTGATTGACGGGCCTTTTCCAGCTGGGAAATGTCATTGTAGACTTGAGGCTTGACTCGGTCCATCAGGTCCAACAGTTCGTTCAGGTTGGACAGGGGTTTGACGGGTTTAAAGTCGGGCTTGGGCATCTGCGGTTGGGGAACAATGGACGGAACCAGCTGGCTGCCGCCGACGCTAATGGGAGGCGCAACAATCGACGGCGGTTGCTGCGTGCTAATGGTTGCCGCAACCGCTGGGACTTGCGACTCGGGAATGAGGGTGATGGGAGGGCGCGGCCCGTCAAGTTGTTTCAGACCTGTCGTTGTAGAAGAGGCCGCCCCACCCTTGCTATCCAAACCGATGGGGACCAGCGACGTGTAGTGGTAGTTGTCAATGTAGCCCAGTGGAATAACGTCCGGATAATCGTCCTGACTCGACACCATCTGAAACTGTTTAGTGTTGAGAATTAAAAGGTTAAATTGCACCTTTAAAATTTCACTCAAAGTTTTCAGACAAATCAAGTCGCCCCAGGTGCCGCACTTGGACATTTCACTCAGGTACTGCTCGGTCGAGGGCAGCGAATTGTCCCGCTGCCTGGCCACATACTCGAGGTACACTTGGAGAAATTCTGGGTTTTCCCTGAGGTAGTCGACGACCATCTGGCGCAATTGTCGGTGCGTAAACTTTTCCCCTCGGAGGGCTCGAATCGACTTGCAGACGGAACGAAACAGACAGTTGCCGTCGCCCGACACCTGTTTGACCGTGTAGCCCTTGGATTGGGCCAGCTGCTCCAGATCGGTGTACGGGGTTCGGCCCTTGTACTTGGGCAATTCCGGCTGCTTGGAGGGTTGATCCGTCACCACCAGACTGGGTAGGGGTTTCAACGTCTTGCGCGACAATTGCGGGTCGACGACGGACAGTTTGGGCGCCCGTACGCTCTCCTCCGGCTTGATGGACTCGTTTGGGTCCTCGTACACCACCGATTGCTGCGTCTGCTGTTGGGTGGAGAGACGCGACCTTAAACTACCCTCTGTGGGCGCGGGAATTTCCGACGGAATGATGCGAACGTTGGGCACCGATTTAGGTTCCCGTTCACCAGATTTTCCCATCTTTTTTTGAACTTCAACTCCTGGTTCCGAGTCGTCATCTGCCAAGGCTACAAAGTCACGCGATTTGTAGGGGAGTGGGCTCTTTGGCCGCCGGCTTCCAACAACGCTTGGCACCGGACTTGGCGGCGTTGGGGACGGTGATGGGGTCTTTTGCTTCTTTTGAGTTTCAATGATGAAATTGATCACATCTCCCTTGCGCATCTGGGTCCGGTTCATGCCCCGATAGCGGGTCAACCCCAGCTCCGTCGCCATGGCCTTTAGGTCCACCACCTTCATGGCCGTCAGTTGGGCACGGGTCAGCTCTGGTAGGCGACGACGACCAGCTCCGCCGTCTCGCACGCTCGGACTACCAACCGACGGAGACCGAGAGCGGGGTGGCGGCGGTGGAGAACGGGTTCGGGATCGAGATTGGGGCAACGATGGACTTGGTCGATTCATCCCATTAAGGAGAAAGTCAACCAAATCGGACTTGTTCATTTTGGATAAGGTCTTGCCGTTCCAGCGCACAAAGCCCGCATTCTTGGCCATGGTCTTGAGTTCGTCAACCTTTTTCTTAAACAAGTCTTCCATGGGGGGAGCGGTTGTGGTGGGATCACACCTTGTTGAGGGCGGTACCGGCGAGGGGGAAGGAGACTTTCGCCTCGATTTAATGTAGTCGATAAGGTCCTTTTTCTTCATTCCCGTCACCGTCGATGCGCCCAGCGTCGTCGCCAGCATTCGTAGGTGAGCCGTTTTCATGGTTTCCAAAGCCACTTGTTCCGCCTCATCTGCCGATTCAGACGATTGCCGCACGCTTTGCCGCGATGGTGAGCGAGAACGAACGGATGGTGCTCTTGGAGACGGCGAGCGGCAACGGGAACGAACAGACGGTGAGCGAGAACGGGTGGATGGTGCTCTTGGAGACGGCGAGCGGCAACGGGAACGAGTGGACGGCAAACGGGAACGAACGGATGGTGCTCTTGGAGACGGCGAGCGGCAACGGGAACGAACAGACGGTGAGCGAGAACGGGTGGATGAATTTAACCCTTCAAGAGTTTTAATTTTAAGGTTGATTGCACCTTGAAGTTGTTGTTCCGTCTGTTTCTTGTACTCTAGGCCTAGTTTTTTTGCGAGAGCTTTAAGCTGACGTTTCTCCATATTCAACACTTGAGTGTAGGTGGGGTACTTGGATTTGGGGAGGAATTTTTCATTACGGTTAGGGATATTGTTGACCTGGGAGATTGATTCGTGCTCGGAATCGTCGCCCTGACTACTGCCGGGAGGAGGGTTGTAGCTGGCGACAATCTCGGTGCAAATGACGGTTCGGCTCTTTTCCTTACCGTTGGAAAGGTAGGGATTAACCCCACATTGTTTCCCCAGCTCAACAATATCTTTCTTTTTAAACTTGGAACTTTTCTGACAAGTTTTTAAATCAACATCACACATATTGGTCTTTATTTAATGACAAATGATGGGTGAATTTTCAATTTCCAGTTGTAAAAGATGAAATGATCCATAAGTTTTCAAAATCCGTTCAGCATTGCTCCAATTGCCCCCGGTTTGCCGAACAGGGGTTTAAAGCTCAACCATTGCTTCATTGTACTTGCGGAAAAGGTACAATGAAGCAAGAAAAGATGAGTGACGTCCGTACGCGCGCGCGACCGACAGTCAAAGATGAACGATTCCGACGGTTACGAGTAGGGTTGAAAACAAGGCAAGAAATGTTAGTAAAAATTACAGCGGAATGGTTGCAAGTGCCATCGGGTCCGAGATGCGTGCGCGCCCCATCAGACTATGCACTTTTTCACCTTGGACTCGGTGGTGTGGAAGCCGGCAAAGAGATTAGGCTCCTTCCAGTCCAAAGTGGAGATGCAGTCGATAAAGTACTTGAGGGAACTGACGTCCCTCGTTTTGGTTTCCGACGCCCAGAGGGCAAAGCCGTGCAGTAATCCCACCGTTTTGGTGTACCCACAGCCGACCAACCGTTTGTAGAGAGGGTAATCTTTGTGGTACAGTTGAGCCAGTTCGTCGGGCGAGAGAAGACGATCAATGATTCCATCGCAGTGCACGTTGGCAATGTGGAAATCGACCAGTTTGGTCGTGTCGGTTTTGAGCACCTGATTCAACAGGTTTACCGTGTTGATTTTCAGGGTGTTTAGATCCTTTAATAGTTTGTCCTTTGTTCGGGTCTTGGTGGGATACCACAGGAGCAGCCCCAAAGACACGAGTAAAGCGGCAAGCAGCGACAGCAGTGTCGGTCCGGTAAGATGCATTTATTTAATGTCAAACCGTCAAGTACGGGAGGAGTAATTAACTTTTGAAAAAAGTAGTGCCTCCAGATGCCGATTGTCCAAGTAATTTTTTAATTTTCGAAAAAATTAAAAAACAAAGGTGACTTGTAACCTCTTATGGTTTTATTCCTATGGTTCGCTCCAGTTTCCAACTTGTTTGAGCTGTTGAAGTTCGTCGTACCACATTTGCCGCGTTGGAGTCTGTTGCACTCGGATCAACGACTCGGTCAACCCTTTGATGGTCGACTGCAACTTTTCGACGGCCGTGGCCGTGCAACTTCGGATGGAAATGTTGAGCAGGTAGTTGTAGCTGTTGTCCACCTTTAAAAAGTTTTCCTTTTCCAAGATGGAGACGATGGCGGCGTCGTCTTGTCTCAGAAAAGAATGGTCCGTCAGCACCTTTTCGATAAACTTTAGTTTCGTTTCATTGTGTTGGATGGTATTTTTCAGCTGGGCAATGGTGTGGTTTTTGCGCACCTTGTAAAAGGCCAATCTCGTTTGAAAGTAGTGGTCCAAAATGTCCCCAATCGTGTCGTATTTGGTAATGACATTTTCCCGGTCAAACAGCACCATGTTGGTGGTGTGCAGCGTTGTGGTTAATTTGAGAGCTGAAATGTCTTGCAGTTTTTTCAAGGTAAAGTCAACCTTGGAAACGGTACTTTCGTTGACGAGCTGCTGGAGCTGACCGCTCTCAATCAGCGAGTAGCACTGGTCCTTGAACCGGTCGGTCCACATGCCGACGGGGAGTTCGGTGACGCGAACCGTATCCGCATCGACCTGTTTCATACGGCCAAAGGTGGTAAACTTACCCGGCCCGGTGGCGGCTACTTTACCGGTAAAGTTTCGATACCACGGCTTGGCGGGTAGGAGAGCTTCCGAGTCCTGGCTGGTCAGTCGAGCCTCAATGTAGCGAATCAGCTCCAAAGGGTTGTACTGGGGCACAAAGCATGACCAGCCGGTCCCAATGCCGACCGACCCGTTGACCAGCACCAGCGGAATGATGGGCACAAAGTGGACCGGCTCACCCTCCGAGCTCTGCTCCAAGATGGGGTCGTCCTCCTCGCGGAAAATGTAGGGTAGAATCTTGTGCGGTTTGGTGTAAATGTAGCGGGGAGCTGCCGAATCCTTGCCTCCCTCCAACCGCGTGCCAAACTGACCGTCCGGCTCCAACAACTGCACATTGTTGGCTCCCACAAAGTCCTGCGCAAACTTGACAATGGTCTCGCACAGGTTCTGCTCGCCGTGCTTGTAGTCGGTCTGCTCGGCCACGTAGCCGCTCAGCTGCGCAACCTTGATAAACTCGGTCGAGTTGGACCTAAACTTTTTCCGTACCGCGTAAATGATTTTGCGCTGCGATTCCTTGAACCCATCGATGCACGAGGCCAAGCTGCGCCGGCAGTCCTCGTAGGAAAACTTGATCATTTCATGGTGCATAAAGTCACTAATTTTCAAGTCAATGACGGCCTCCCGATGGTGGTCCAGGCACCACTGCGACACGCGTGGGTTGAACCGGCCCAACCATTCCTTGCGCTCGTTGGCGTTTTCATCCTTAAACACGCTGTTGACTGCCGCGTCCGTCGCCTCATCGTAGTGGTAGCGCACCACCTTGGAGCCGAAAAATGCGGCCACGTCCGCCGGTCCAATGGTTCCCAGCCCCTTGTAGTACTTGAAGTGCTTCAGCTCCGGGTGTTGCGCCCGCCAGTCTTCAAAGCTGTTTTCGTCGTAGAATAAGGTCGGCTGACCCTTCTTGTGTAAAATTTTCACAATCGGAGTTTCCATGCTGTAGATGAAGCCCTGCCGGTGGAACAATGTGGGAAACAGCTCGTGAATAAGGTTCAAAATCAACCCCTTGATGTGGATGCCGTCCTTGTCGGCGTCGGTCAAGATGAGCAGCGTCCCATAGTTGAGCGTCGCATAGTTGGTCGCCTTGCGATAGTCGAGATTGAATTTTAAATTCAACACTTTGATAAAGTCCGAAACCACCTTATTCTGTCCAATCTTGAGGGGGGTGGTGTTTTTCACGTTGAGAAACTTGCCCCGCAGCGGCAAGATTCCAAAGTAGGTGCGACCCTTTTTGTTAAACAGTCCCTTTTGAATGCCGGCCACGGCATACGACTTGGCCGACAGACCCTCGCAAACAATCAACACGCTGTCCGGGCCCAACCGGTTGGCCTGATCGTACCCATCCACCTTGACGATTGGAGTCCTTCGACACTCAATCTTTTTCAAGGCCAAATACTCCTTTGACTTGACCACCTTGTCCTGAATGGTTGAGATAATCTTCCACTTTAGCATCTTTTTCAGGATGGTCGCGTCAAGGTGCGCTTCAACCTTGGGAGATTTGAGACAATTTTTATTCTGCCCGTCAAACTTGGGTTTGGACACTTTGGAGTGGATAAAGAGCTGAAAGTATGGTGCAATATCCGCCTTGGTGAGGGAGACATTCTTCTTCCCATTCAGAGCGGCCAGGAGCGCTCCGAAAATGACCCGCGACCAGTTGGTAACGTGCTGCCCACCCGCTGGAGTAATTTGACCATTGACAAACGACACCGGCGGAAGAGGGGTGGCCGAGCCCACCACAACCACTTTGGAATCTTTATAGTCAATCACCACCGAGTCTACTGCCGTTTCGTTTAGGTTGTAGTACAGTTTGGCGTAGGCGACGGCATTCTTGACCACCGTCCGCTCCCCATTGAAGAAAAAGGCCGTGTTGGGAAAGAAGGCACTTGCGTCGACGACCAATTTTTTGAAAATGGACTCCACATCTTCAGGGTACGATTTGAGCTTAAAGCGGGCAAAATCCGGCACATACTCTACCAGCGTATAGCCCGTTTTCAAGGCACACTTGACCACTTGCGGCGCACCACTCTTGGTCATGTTGGAGCGCCACTCTTGGGAGAACTTCAACTTGCGATCGGGGTCCACTCCCACCACGGAAAACCACGACGAAAAAATGTTGGTGCACTTTACCCCAACGCCATTCTTGCCCGACACCTGGTCCGTTTCATTGTCATAGTTGGAGCTGGTTCGAAAGTGACCAAAAATTATGGTGTGAATGTACTCTCGATTCAACTTTTCGTACGCCAGCCGATCCTGCTCCGTCGTTGGCGGCGGTGGTTGAACCACTCCATTGTCACAATTTTTCACAACTGGAATAACTTGACCATCATTCCACACGCTCGTTTTTCCCGTTTTTAGGTCCACGTCAACCTTAATGTTTTTACACAGTTCGTGCCCGCCGTTGATGCTCCGTTCAATGTTGTCGACTGCGTTGGTCAAGACTTCGACAAAGATGCGCACCAAAGCCTCCGGCGTCGTCGTTGGACGCCAGACAATTTGGTTGACGGCATCGTCAAACATCCACTCGCTGCGGGCCGTCGGTGCCGTGTCACCAATGTACACGTCCGAACAGTCCAACACGTGCTGGATGTCGTTTTTTATTGTATATTTTTGATGGTTCTTGGGTGCCATATTGAATTTATTTAATACGTTTTTTAAAATTTAAATTTTTTCAATTTTAACTCCAAATCTACCTTAATTTCTTTTTTTTCAAATATCAAGTTGAAATTGGACCAAAAGTTGTACTCGTTTCCTACAACCGTTTGTATGGTTAATACAAGCAATAATTTTGTTACAATTGTTGTGGTTCTTTTAACCAAATAGACTATAACCCACTCCAATCACTACTTGCACTACTCCCTTGCTCCAACTCTTGCCAACAACTCTTGCGTAAATTTCGAGCTCCAAAATCGAAGACTCACGTTTTGAACGAGACGCATCGCATTCGAATCAAACCCGCTCGTCCAAAATTTGGGGCTTGAAATTTAGACAAGCGAAGCGAGTAGTGCGAGTCCGATAGCACTTGCAGTAGATAGAGTGGAGTGGTTCAAACAATACTGGTAGTTTATGGTTAATAAAAGCAATAACTATTCCATTACAATCTGTATGGTTACAGAAAGCACCAATTCTATACTACAATTGTTATGGTTCTCCAGAACCAATATATTACAACCACTACTCGCTACCCATTCCACCCACTACTCGCTACCCACTACTCGCTACCCACTACTCGCTACCCACTACTCCCTACTCGCTACGGTCGTACTCGCTACTCCCTACTCGCTACGCTCGCTACGGTCGTACTCGCTACTCCCTACTTGCTACGCTCGCTGCGGTCGTACTCGCTCCAACTCTTGCGTAAATTTCCAGTCTCAAAATCCGAGCTGCAAGTTTTGAACGACACGCATCGCACTCGAATCCAACTCGACGGTCCAAATTTTGAGCTCTGAAATTTAGACTAGAGCAACAAGGGTAACATGTGAGACAATACAAGCAGGTTAAACCCCTAGTAATACTTTATGGTTATTGAAAGCAATAATTCTCCTGCTCTGATTATTATGGTTCATCAGAAGCCATAATCATCTATTACAATTGGTATGGTTCTAAAGAACCACCATACAACCACCACTTGCACCATCCACTACCCCTAACGGTCGTACTACCTACCCAACTCTTGTCTAAATTTCAGAGCTCAGAATCCGAGCTGACAGTTTCGAACGAAACGCATCGCATTCAATTCAAACTCGTCAGTCCAAAATTTGGAGCTTGAAATTTAGACAAGCGCAACGAGTGTAACGAGGCGAGTAGCGAAGCGAAGGGAGTGGGTATAATGGTTGAACAATACTCGTAGTTTATGGTTAATAAAAGCAATAAATATTCTATTACAATATATATGGTTATAGAAAGCACTAATTCTTTGATACAATTGTCATGGTTCTAAAGAACCAATATACTACAACCCATTCCACCCACTACTCGCTACCCACTACTCCCTACTCGCTACGCTCGCTGCGGTCGTACTCCCTACTCGTTGCCCACTACTCGCTACGCGCTACTCGCTACGCTCGCTGCGGTCGTACTCGCTACCCACTACGCTCGCTACTCCCTTACGGTCGTACTCGTTACGCTCGTTACGCTCGCTAGTGCCAACTCTTGTCTAAATTTCGAGCCTCAGAATCCGAGCTGCAAGTTTTGAACGAAACGCATCGCACTCGATTCAAACTCGATGGCTCTAAATTTGGAGCTTGAAATTTACTACAGCGAGCAGCGAGTGCAACGAGCAACGAGCGAAGCGAGGAGCGACCGTTAGGGAGCAGCGAGTGCAACATCAACTGTTGGTGGGGGTTAAACCAACCCCCACTATTTATGGTTCTAAGGAACCAATAATTATCAACTATTATTTTATAGTTATAGAATATAGTTTATGGTTAATAAAAGCAATAACTATTCTACTATTATTCTATGGTTCTAAAGAACCCCTAAATTTTTTACTATTCTATGGTTCTGCGAAACCAATATGTCTAACCACACTTTACCATACTTGTCATTCGCTACCCATCCACTACCCGCTCGCTCCAACTCTTGTCTAAATTTCGAGCTCCAAAATCCAAGGCTGCAAGTTTTGAACGAAACGCATTGCACTCGATTCAAACTCGACGGTCCAAATTTGGAGCTTGAAATTTAGACAAACGAGACGAGTGTAGCGAGTCCAATAGCACTCGTAACGAGGAGAGTGGTCACCCAATATCCACAGTTTATGGTTAATAAAAGCAATAACTATTCCATTACAATCTGTATGGTTACAAAAAGCCCTAATTCTATACTACAATTTATATGGTTCTACAGAACCAGTATACTACAACCAATACTTTCATGTATCTACCCACTACCCACTCGCTCCAACTCTTGTCTAAATTTCAGAGCTCAAAATCCGAGCTGCAAGTTTTGAACGAAACGCATCGCATTCGATTCAAACTCGATAGTCCAAAATTTGGGCTCTGAAATTTAGACCCGAGAGGGAGTAGTGGATGAAGTCCCAAACGGTGGACAGACAACATTGTAGAATATTAAGGCTTACAACGACCGGTGGAAGGCGTGTGTTTGAATGGTGTATTGTAACCATTCAAAAACAATAAAATATGCCAAAGTACTTTTTTTTAATTTCAAGGTATAAAAGCCATAATTAGCGAATTTTATTTGCGGTTCCGCAGTTGGGGTCGTCAACCACCAGTTTCTGCGCCGTAAATTGCGTCAGCGTTGTGCGGCACAGATGGTTGACGTCTTGCGCGTTCCAAAACGCGAGCCGTTTAAGGTCGTTTTGGTCCATTTCGGGGGTTACGAGTTTTTTAAATTTAGGGTTGTTTTTAACCGTGTTGGCGTCTTCGGCTGTAAAGTCAAAATCTTCATCGGGCACGACTTTAAGCTTGTTGGCCACCAGGTCGACGAGATCGACCTTTTTCCAGTTTTGGCACCGTTTGCCCACGTTTCGTTTCCGCTTGTCGGTCGGTTCGTCGGAGAGGGTGGGACCTTGCAGCTTTTTGAGACAAAAGTCGTTGGTCTTGCGGTTGAGGAGACCAATAAAGCCGTAACTGTTGTTGGACACTTTAATGTTGGCCCGATCCCTCTTCATGTACTCAATGTCGCGCTGTTGACTGGGGGTGCACGGCTTCCACTGGTCTGGGTCGCGGTAGTTGGCGGTGCAGAGGAAATTTTCCGGGTTGAGCCAAATAAAGGCCTGTGGGTCTTGAATTTTGTAGTAAAGTTTAAAGTTGTTGAGAACCATATCTCGAACAAAGTTGTTTTTAATGTCCTGGTGGCGCACCGAGATGGAGTAGGAGAGCAGCTTTTCCTGCAGATAGATGGGCAGTTGGACCATATATTTCTGCAACTCGACCAGGTTTTTGCTTTTGAATATTTTCTTGACCAAAAACACCATATACTTTTGTTGGTTTTCCTGGATGAGTTGACCGATGCTCTTGCCCATGTAGACGGTCGTGTACTTGGTGTAGTAGTTGAGCAGCGTTGGGTCGTTGGAGTCGTAGTGCTTGTCGCGGTCAAAGACGACGTTGGAGGCAAAAAAGAGATTTTTAATGTTGGACAGGTAGTAGTAGCCCTCGGGCCGGGTGAATAGCACCTTTCGATAATTGAGCAGCGACTCAATCACCGTCATGACTTCAAACTCGCTGTGCTTGGTTTCGGCCACAATCTGCTCGATGGTGAACGGTTGCCGGGAAGCGGTCTCGATTATGGTGGCTTTGAGCTTTTCGTACTGATCGGCGGATTGAAAGTAGAGGAGGCGATAGTTGCGGTTGTCGTGGCCAATATCGACCTGGTTGGAGCACTCGTAGCTGCACGACGAGTACTCGCAGTTGCGGGTGCCGTCAAACTTGCGATTGGTAATGGTGTTGCGCTGCTGGTTGAGCCGGCAGTCAAATGCCGCCTCCTTGATGTAGCGGAGAATTTTCTGAATTTCAAGGTCCTTTTCCTCCGCAATTTCGTACATGTGCAAATCGATGGATTCGGCGGGGTAGTTTTTGTTGGCCAGGGACACGTAATGGTAGATGCGAACCTCAAATTTTATATTGTTCTTTTTAAGGTCGTTGTGGGAGCCGAGCCGCAGGCCGCGGGCAATGATTTGACTCGTCTCGGAGTAGTTCCAGTGCGGCGACAGGATGTACTCGGATTGGATGTTTTTAAAGCTGAACCCTTCCATGATGACGCGAGAGCCCAGAATGGTTGAAATGTACTCTCCTTTGAGATTTTTCGGATTATTAAAGGCGGAGATGAGTTGTTTGGTCTGGGCGTCGGTGCTCGTCTCGTTGGTAAAGATGGCGTAGCGCTTTTGCGGTTTGGCAAAATTGCTGCTGGGCGTCGCCTTAACGTAGCCGTTGAGCTCGAGAAGGAGGCCGAGAGCCACCAATCCGCTGCCCTTGACAAACTCGGAAAAGACAAACGATAGTCGTCCCTCGGTGTAGTCGACCTTTAGCCGGTCGATGAGGTCGGCGTACTTGGCCGAGTACTTGCGCAGGTTGAGTCGCAGCTCGTCGCGAATCTCCGGTTTCAGCTTGTGGCCGGACGTGGTTGGCAAAATGTTGGCCTCAAAGCCCTGCTTGCCGTAGGTGCCGTCGGGAAACACCATGGCCGACGATTGGCGCGAGTTGTTGAAGATGGACTTTTCCTCGTCGTCTTTGGCCTTGGCCAGCTGGTAGATTTGTGACTGAAAGTCACCCATCACGACGGGTTGGACGCGGAAGTGGTTGAGGGAACCGAGCTTTTTGCCCATCTCACGGCGGTCCACGTCGGAAATCATGGCCCGCAGGTAGGACACGTGACCGTTAATTTTGCGCTTAAATTGCTCCGGCTGGTCCAAGTCCTCCACGCTGAGCGGAGTTCGCAGGATAAGGTTGAATAGGTCGATAATTTCTTCCGGCCGATCCTTCATCGGCGTTCCAGTCAGGAGAAGAATTTTTCGACTCTTTAATAGGTGAAACAGATCATAAATTTCCGAGTAAATGTTTCCCTCCTCGGGGTCGGAGTGAAGTCGCAGGTTGTGGGCCTCGTCCACTATAAAGAGTGAATTTTCGTACGTCATGCGCTTCTCGTTGGTGCTCATTTTGGCCAGATTTTTGGCAAAAATTTCAAACGTATCAAAGGTGTAGTGCACCTTTACGTTCTTTTTAATCTTCTTGTCTCGGTTGCGAATGTAGCGGTCCAGTCCCTCCAGGTATTGGCCCCACGTGCAAACGTTGGCAATCTCGTTGACAAAGTTGTTTTGCAACCCTTTGCCCTTGGTCAGGACAATAATTTTCTTCACCATGGTGTAGGGATAAGTTTCACCAGAGCTGTAGTTGTTTTTGATAAACTCTTCGGCGACGGCGACTGACGTGCACGTTTTGCCCGTGCCCATTTCGTGGACCAAAAGCACTCCATCGTACAGCGTGTGCGGGTTGATAAAGTTGGAGATGAGCTTTTGGTGGAGCATTAAATCGCCGGGGTTTTGGGGAAACTCTTCCTCCCGCGGCAACTCGTACTGTGTAAACTCGGACAGGCTGTTGACGTCCCGGTCAAAGGCCGGCGTCTGAACGGGGTGATATAATGGTAGGAAATCATACAGGTTGTAGTCCATTTATTTAAACCAAAATGTGGTTTTTTTCAATAATAAAGGATGATTGAACTACAGGACGAAACGACGATTAAAATTAAACCCCTCGATCTGGACATGATCAACCCCAACCCGGCCAATTTTATGGACCCGAACCAGGGAGGGTCGAAAATCTTCATCATTGGCAAGTCGGGCAGCGGCAAGTCTACGCTCATCCGGTCATTGTTTTACAACAAGAGTCAAATTATACCGGTGGCGCAGGCCATGTCGGGCACCGAGTCGGAGACGGGCTTTTACCGGCAGTTTATCCCCAGCGCCTACATTTTCGACGAGTACGACAGCCAGGCGCTGGGCAACATGATTATGCGGCAAAAAGCGGCGCGCCAGTACCTGGCCAACCCCTGGACCATGCTCATCATTGACGACTGCATGGACGAGACGAGTGTGTTCAACAAGACGCCGCAGCCGGCGCTGTTCAAGAATGGCCGCCATTGGAAAATGCTGTACCTGGTGGCGCTGCAGTATGCGCTCGACGTCAAGCCCGGCATCCGCTCCAACATTGACGGGGTGTTTATCTTTCGCGAGTCGAACGTTGCCATCCGCAAGCGGTTGTACGACAACTATGCGGGCATCATTCCCACCTTTCAACTGTTTGAAAAAATAATGGACGAAATAACCAAAGACTATACGGCGTTGTACATTCACAACGTTACCACGTCCAACGACTGGAGGGATTGCGTCTTTTACTACAAGGCTCCCTTTGAGAACCAGCACGTTGACCAGTTCAAGTTTGGGTGCTGCGAGTACCGCGGCTATGGGGCAAAAATTTTAAAACCCCACCTAAAGTAACTGTTACATTTTTTATGCTTGTTGAAAGCATAAAAAATTTTTTTATTGTTTCATGGTCGATTGGTTCCTTCTTGTTGTTTTTGTCTTTGCTGCTGCAGGTAGAGGGTTCGTTTCAGGATAATACTCTCCAAGTGTTGGCGTCGCTCTTGTTCCAACGCTGCCACTATTGCTGGTTGCGAGTGACCATTGGAAGCGGACGACGGTTCGAGACCGGTCTCGGTTGGAGCGGCAGTGTCGTCTTTGGTGGACGGCTGGTCATTGTCGGACCACTCCTCTTCCCGCTGGTCATTGTCTTCATCTTCCACGTCGGACGTGGCACGGTGAACGAGTTTCTTGTCCCGAGGCATGTCTTTCAAAGTGGACGAGTTTTATTATCTAAAAAAAATGGTTGCGATTGAGCTGGTGGTGCTTGCGTGCAGTGCCTACGTGTAGTGCCCTTACGTGTAGTCGTAGTCGACAAACGCCTCATCGTCCTCTTGCTCCGGGGTGGTGGCGGCAATGGGCGTTGTGGCGCTGGTCGTCCCATCCTCGGTGGTGAGCAGTGGAGAGGTGGACGGCGGGCATAGAATGGCGTCAAGGTTGAGCTTAATGTCAAACATGGAGGTGCCAACCTTGGCTCGCTTGCCGCACATTATGGAGGCGGAGACGCCCGTCAAATCGTCAACCTCGGCATCGCGCGCCGTCTTGTAAAAGTTTTCCATAATCTCCTCAAAGCCCACCTTGGAGAAGGGCTTTTCGCCGCGCATCGTGTAGCGGGTCAGCGATTGGATGGTTCCGGTAAAGGTCAGCCGGTCGGCGCGCAGTTTAATGTGGCTCAAGTCGACCCCGGTGCCGATAATCTCCACCAGCTCCTTGATGCGAAACTCACGCGCCGCTTCAATGCCCAACGTGTGGTAAATGTCCCAAATGTTGTTTGTGGTCGTGTGCTCCACATCAATGTCGTCCAACGTGTAAAAGTCGGATAGGGTGCCGCCAGAGGTCTGAATGTACCATATTTTCAACTCATCGCACTTGTGGTACGAGATGGCCTTAATACCTTCCAGACCGGAAATGTAGGTGGGGAGCATCAGTGCGACAAACGCCTCCAGCTTGTGCGGCTCAATCTTGCCAAAGACGTCCAAAATCAGCCCCTCGTCAAAGGGGGAAAAGATGCACGAGACGTCAAACTTGGACTCGAGGCTTTGCTTAATCTCCTGCGGCGAGATGCGGTAGGCGAAGACAATGTCGCGCTTCAGGTGGAAGCGAACCCTTTTCGTTACCGTTCCACTCTCGGCAATTGGCGCGGCGTACAACTGTTTAAAGGTGGCGTACCACCATTCGGCGGTGGCCGGCTCAACGGTCCACTTTTCGACCACGTCTCGAAAGACAATGTGTTTAACGTCTTTGCCGCGCCGCCGAATCTCTTCAATGGTGCCATTGCCCTTGGTAAAGTACACCTTGCACGTGATGTTTTTGGGGTTTTTGGTCGCATTGTTAATCTCTTGGAACCGCGTCAGACAGTTGGTTACGGCGCCGGTAGTGGTGGAGCCGGCCACGTGAAACGTGTTGAGGGTGGCCTGAGTGCTAAACTCACCCATGCTTTGCGCACCGATAATGCCAACGCACTCGCCCGGGCTCATGAGCGTTTGGTAGAAGCACTTTTCCAAGTGCGACTTTAGGATGGGGACGAGCGCATCGACCGTTTGGATGCGACGCAGCTGGCCAACGATGGGGTCGCGCCGTATACTACAGATGCGCTGCTCCACGTCCGGCGGAATGTACTCGTACTCGCGCCGCGGCTGGATAAAGTCAACCATCCACTCAATCTCGTCCTCGGTCAGGGGGCGGAGCGCGCTCGAGTCGTACGATCGGTTCAAGCGGTTCACCAGCCGGTAGACGTTGCAGATAGTCTGGTGCCCATCGACCACAATCGTCTGCGACGGGTCGTAGCCCGCCTCGCCGAAAATGTACTGGTACAGGCGACCATTAACATCCCGCACCGTGTAGTCGGGGTAGATTTTAATGTCTTCGTTTAGTTTGACGCCCTGCCGCTGGCCGTAGCCGGAGACGGAGGTGAGCAGCGCCGTGTCAATCACGCCCTTACGTCCGGCCATGGCATGGTGCAGAAACTCCCTCGGCGACAGGCCTTCGACAAAGCTGTTGGCAATAAAGCCCCGATCCTGAAACTCATTGTCTTGAGGGTGAAGCAGACCATAGACCCGCTTGCCGTCGATGGTCTGTTGTCCGAGCAGGCTGGTGATTTGGCAAATGTTGAAAATGCTACCCTTACTGCCCGACTCGGTCGTGACGCAAAAGTTGTTGTCAGACGAGAGGCACTCCTTGCTCAGCTTCATGCACTGGTCCGTGCACGAGTTGAGGATGGCCAGCGTCTTTTGCTCCTGAATGAAGGGGTTTATAGTCACGTCGCGGACCGTCGTCGCCTTGCTAAAGGTGGCTCGCGTCAACGAAACAATCTCCGGCGCAATCGACTCATTCTTTAGGCAGTCGGAAGCATTAATGGTGAAGCCGCGATCCACCAGGTAGTGGTTGGTCAGAAATTGAATATTGTCCACAAAGTCGGCCACCACCGTCTCACCATAGTCTTTGTAAATGTACTTTATGAGTGTGTTGACCACATTCTTCTCCAACGTTCCCTCGAGAAAGACGCCACTCTCTATCGACAGCCCATCGCCGCCGCAGTAGTCAAAGTCGTAGGGGAAGAGAAAGGACAGCAGGCCGCGACCATTAAACACCATTCGGCCCACTTTTGGTGAAACGCGACCATCGCCGTCCAGCCCACTCCCCTCCCAATTGCCCTTGGACGGAAACTTGGACTTGAGAACGTGGCAAATTTGGTCCATTCGGGTGAGAAAATTTTGCGCCTTGTCAATGGTGAGTAAAAGGTTGAAAAATTGCGATCGTTTGAGGGTTTGGCAGAACCATTGGTCGCGCGACAGGAACCACAGGCCGATGAGCGAGTCTTGGACAATGGCCACGTTTGGCTTGCCGTTTTGCACCGACATGATGCACTTGCTGGCGCAGCTCAGCTCTTTCAGCTCGGCAATGGCCTCGTACGACTGCGGCACGTGAATGTTCATCTCGTCGCCGTCAAAGTCGCAGTTGAAGGGCTTCGTTATGGCCAGGTTGATTTTGAGCGTCTTGACTGGTTTGATGACCACCTTAAAGGCCATCATGGACGCCTTGTGCAGCGTCGGTTGCCGGTTGAGCAGCACGTAGTCGCCGTCCATCAGCTGCCGTTTAATGACGTCGCCAACCTCAAGTTCAATCTGCTTCCGCTCCGGGTAGCGAATCTCCTTCAACGCCTTACCATTCCGAATGATGGTGTCGCCGGGCTGCAGCACAAACTTGGTGTCGGTAATGGTTATTCGAGTCCCGTCCCGTTCGATAATGTCACCAAAGTAGAGCAGCGTCCCACGATAGTTGATTACGTTTTTAAGGTTGATGCTCCTCTTGGGGTTGGCCGCCTTGATGAGAAAGTTGGCCTTGTTTGAGTTGACGAGTTGGGTGAGCGCGTCCCGGTTAAAGGGCGTGACGTGCACGGGAATGGTCAAAATTTCCGCCATCTCTTTCGGCACGCACAATTCATTCAACCGAAGGGTAGGGTCCGGGCCAACCACCGTCCGCCCCGACTGATCGCACCGCTTGCCCAGCAAGTTGTGGCGAATTTGACCCTCCTTGCCGGCAATCCGTTCCTTGAGGCCGGTGATGGGCTTGGCCGTCGCCGCGTGTTTCGCCTTCTTTTTCGAATTGTTGAAATAGGTGGAGATTCGGAACCACAAGTTGGTCAAGTGCTTCTGCTTAATGTCGGTGGTCGGCGGCAGCGACGACTGCAGCAGGGACTTTTTACGCTTGAGTTCAGCCTTTTTCAGAAACTCATCGCCCAAGTATTGGTTGTTTTTTATGATTTCAATCAGCTGGTACGTCAGGTCATCATCGCAGCAGTTTTCCTCCGACATGACGTACGGCCGGCAGCACGGCGGCAAGATGGGAAAAACGGTAAAGATGAAATTCTTCGGGTGCGACATGGTTGGGTTGAAGCCTAAAAAACGCACCGTTTCATCGTCAACATTTTCCAGCACGCGCAGCAGCTTGCGCGTGTCGAGCGGGTTCTTGTCCTCGTCGACAATGATCTCGTTGACCACCGATAGGGGCAGCTTTTCGCTCTCGCAGTTGTAGCAGTGCTTGATGTTTTTAACGTAGAGCAAAATGTCTTGAAAGCGGCGCACCAGGTTCTCCAGCTTTAAATGGTCGACCGACACTATAAACTTGTAGCAGTTGAAGCAAATGCAGCGCAAAATGTTGCACGCATCGTTGATAAAGATTGGGTTGACCACCGGCACTTCGAGGTGAAAGTGGCCAAAGTGACCGGGACACTCCCACACGTCGCGGTCACACGTCTTGCAATTTTCCCCATTTTCAATGGTTCCCATAAACTTGGAGTAGATGTTTTCTCCCTTGTCGGACACCTTGACCGACGTCACCTTACAACAGGACATTTTCAAAATCTCCTCCGGTGACAGCACACCAAAGGATATCTTGGCAATGTCGGCAATCTCTGGTTGGAAAGTCATTTTTCACTTGTTTTTGAATTTATTGTTGGTTGAATTTATGATGGGAAAGGGGTGCCGTTTTCAATTTTAGTTTTTCAATTTTAAAGATTGAATCATTCATTAAAAAGCGACAATTTTTAATGAAGAAAAATCTAGAGGAAAACAAAGGTTAAACGCAACCTTTTCTAGTACATGCGGTACTCGACGCTGCCACCAACCACTCGTTGCGTCACGTTGGGGTAGTTGCTCAAATCACGGTTGAACAGGACCACCAAAGTCTTGGAGGCCGTTCCATTGTTGGTAAACTCGACCGTAATCATGGCCGTGGCGTACTGGTTATCGTCTGTTGTCCCCAAATTAGAGCTGGGCGTCGACGTGTCCGTCACTCCCAACAGCGACGTCATGTTGGTAATGGCCCACGAAACCGCATTAATCGACGTGGCGATTCCGGGGTTGGTCGTCAACATGTAGCTGTGGCCGAAGAAGAAATCTCCAGCTACTGGTCCGGAGAAACCAAACGAAACACCATAGCTTGCGTCGCCCGTCTGGTAGCGGATCATGTAGGAAGCGCGACAAGTCTGACCCGGCAACACTGCAATGTTGTAGTCGGTCAGCTGCAACGAGGTAGACGGCGCCGTCGTGAGGGGAATGGTATACTTTGTGGTGGATTTTATAAACTTGAAGCTGGACCCCGTCGGCGACACGTAGCTGGTCCCGTTCCACACCCAGACGCCGCCGTCCGTCCCCAGGTAGAGCACGTTGGCCGTCGAAGGCCGGTCTGTCGGCGCCGTAACGTTGGGGTTTGACCCACTCAACACGGAAATGGCAGCGTTCAGCTGGTTGCCGTTGGTCATACTCATGGACGGTCCCAATATAACGTCGGAAATGGCCCCGGCCGTGTCCGTTCCCTTTAGGGTTCCACTGCCACCTGGTTTGAGCTTGTTGTTGGTTATGGCGGCGGACGTGATGACGGGGGCGGACGCCTCACTTCCCACACCCGCCAAGTCCCCACCCAACTGAATGGTACCGAGGCTGGTGGTCGTGGCGGGGCTTGCCGCCGTTCCACCGCTTACCGTCGCCACCTTTTGGTCCACGTACTGCTTGTTGGCCAAGTCCTCGTTTGCGGTGGGGAGAGCGGCCTGCGACACCACACCCGTCACCACTCCCCCGCTGAGTGGTAGAAAGGGACCGGACCCGAGCGCCGTCACCTTATTGTCCACGTACTCCTTGTTGGTCAGATCGCTTGCGGCGGTTGGAGCCGGCGATTGGATGGTTCCCGTCACGGCCCCACCTGTCAAAGCCAGGTACTTTGTGGCCCCAACCGACCCAATAGCGGTGTCGACATATTTTTTATTGGCCAGTTGCGTATCGCTGGTGGGGTCCGCCGGCTGCACGATGGGGCCCGTCATGGTACCGCCCGACAAGGGCAACACGTTGGTCAGTGTGCTTTGGTCGACGGAGAGAACCGTCCCCGTCATGGTCAAACCCGTCCCCAGCGAAATGTCGTCCGGCGTTGAGGAAAGGCTCGACGAACCCTTGAGCCGACTGGGGCCGCTAAAGTTGGCCAGCTTGACGTTGTTGATGGCGCCGCTCTTGACCAGGGCAATCCCCGAGTTGGCGCCGCTCGGTTCCAAGTCTCCACTCGTCGCATTAAACTGGACCGTACCAAATTGGGAACTGCCCGCCTTGGGAACGCTTGCCGCATCGACACTCAACGTCGTGCCGGAGATGGTCAAACCCGACCCAAGCGTCACATCAGCGACCGCCCCCGTCGTGTCGGTACCCTTGAGCGTGCCCGACGTGCCCGGTGTCAGCTTTTGGTTCGAGACGACCGCATTGGCAATTTTTGGAACGGTGGCCGTGCCCGACAGGTCGCCCGCCAGCTGAACAATACCGGGCGCCGTTGTGGTGGCATTGGCCACTGTTGCGCCAGCCATTTGCGTATCAACGTACTGCTTGTTGACGGCATCGGTTGCGTTGACGGGGGCGGCATCGAGCGTCAACTTTGTGGTCGATGGAAAGGATAAATCGCCGCCCATCGTGTCGCCGCCCTTGAGCACGTAGCGCGTATCGTTTGACGTTGAGGCCGTGTTGATGGTCAACCAGTTGGTCCCGTTGCTAATGTACGACTTGCCGTTGACGGTTGGGTCGTCGCCGCTCACCACGTACATGGTGCCGGAGGCGGGGATGACGGTGGGACGGTTCGCATCCAAGCCCGTCAGCACGTTGGACAGGGCCGTTGCCACGTTACCATTGGCGTCCGGCGCCGAACCGTTCACCGTGAGGACGGACCCATTCACGTCCTGGACGGGGATCTTGGCCACCGTAGTCAGCGGCGACGTCCCATTGCCCTTGACGTACCCCGTCAAAGTTGTGGCTCCCGTCCCACCCTGCGCCACCTGGACCGGAATGGTTGGAATCTTGCTCGAGTCCACGTCCAACACTCCACCGCCGCCGATGGTCAGGTTCGGCCCCAGGCTTATGTCGGTGGCGGCGGCCGACGTTTCATTGCTTCCCTTCAAGTGACTGGGACCGGTCAAATTGGCCAGCTTGGCGTTGGTTACGACGCCGGCCGCAATGGTTGGAGCGGCGGCCACCCCCGACAAGTCGCCGGCAAGCTGGACGACACCCTTGGCTGCGGTAGTCGCATCGCTTACCGTCGCCACCCCATCAACGTAGTCCTTGGTGACTAGATGGTTTTGTGCCGTGGCGGGAGCCGTCTGCACAATGGGACCCGTCACCGTGCCGCCGGCCAGTGGTAGAAACGGACCAGAACCGAGCGCCGTCACCTGTCCGTCCACGTACTGCTTGTTGGCCAGTTGTTCGTTGGCCGTAGGCGGGCTGGCATAATTTATGGGGCCCGTCACCGTGCCGCCGGCCAGCGGAAGAAAGGTTGAGTTTTGGTTCGATGTAACCGTAGAAATTTGCGTCGTAATTGTGTCGTCTACATACTGCTTATTGACCAGGTTGTTGGCCGCCACCGGCGCACTCGGCTGCACCACCTGTCCCGTCAACGCCCCACCAGTCAGTGGTAGAAATGGACCGGAACCGAGTGCCGTCACCTGACCGTCCACGTATTGCTTGTTGACCAGCTGGTCGTCGGTCGTCGGCGGACTGGCGTACTTGGCGGGTCCGGTTAAGGTGCCGCCGGCCAGCGGCAGATAGACGTCGACGGGACCGCCGCCGGTAGCCACCGAGTCTACATACTTTTTATTGACCAGTTCGGTGGGGGCGCTAGGGTCCATCGGTTGGTAGACCTTTCCCAATAGGGTGCCTCCAACCAGTGGTAGAAAGGCACCATTGGAAATGGCATCGTCAACGTATTGTTTATTGACCAAATCGGTCGGGTCTGTCGGCGGCTCCGACTGGCTAATTTTGGATGGAGCCACGACGGTCATGTCGCCGGTAATGGATCCTCCACCCAGCTGACCCGACATCAATTCGGACAATGGATCGTAAAATTTAAAATTGGACATGTTTATTTCCTGCCCAATATGGAGGGAAATTGAATTTTTGTTAATGGTAAAATTAACTAGAATAAACCCAAACAATGAAAATTGACGTTGTGAGAGAAATGATGGCCCAGCGCGGCTTTGAAGAGTACAAAATCAGACCCGAATATATGGTGGGAGTTAACCGTGAAACGAACGACTACATTTACATTAAAATTTTCCCCGGCAAGTTTGAGCTCAACACGGTGCGTGAGTTTCTGGCCCGTCAGTTCTACCCCATCATTGACCCGGACGAGAAGATTGTGACGAAAAAGACCTTCAAGCACATTGTGCAGCTGGTCATCATTTCCAAGACGTTTCAAAACTCGCACTTTAAAGAATTTCGAGAAATATCCCGCCGCATCCAGCTGATTCGCAGCGACTTTTTCAACATCAACATCACCACAAAGGCGCCGCGCCACGAAAGGGTTCCCAAGGACTATATAAAGAACAGGTTCGAGATTCCCATCATTAAGGAGACGGACCCCAACTGCATCTTTTACAACTTTGTCAAGGACGACGTGATTCGAGTCACCCGGTCCGACGGCGACATTTGCTACCGCCTCGTCAAGTAGAAAGAGTCAAACAACCATTAAAATTTTTAATCCTGTAGTTGAGGATTAAAAATTACTCGGTTCGGCGAGTTTAGGAAAACTTTAGGTCCTTTAGGTCCATCTCCAGCTGCGTCTCCAGGTCCAGCTCCGAGTGCGTCAGTTCGTGAATGTAGCAGCCGTACAGTCGCAGGCACTCAATCATGGCCAGGTAGTAGCGCCGCACCAATCGACAGCGCGGCGTGGGCAACAACATGAGCGCCTCCCGAAAGCTTGCCGCGTCCATAACGAGCCACCGTTTGACGGTCAGCTCGGTCGTCGGCAAGTGGTCAATTTCAGCCTGAATTTCGGAAAACTCGGAAACGAGCGGCTCCCGATACCCAATGTAGTTGTGGGGAATTTTATGGTCATTGACAACTTTGAAAAAGTGGTACAGCTGGTGGTTGAAGTTGTCGCGACACTGGTGGCCCCAAATCCACTGGAGAACGAGCGGGCTCACATAGACCTTACCGTTGACGAGCTTCTCCTTGATGGTCGTGCCGACGGCGAGCGTGCGTTCGTCCAGCAGCAGACTGGCAAAGCGGTCCGGAACGAGCGGCTGCGCCTCGACCGTGTGCTCCAAGGCCAACTTGACCACCTCGCTGGTGGAGGGAAACTCCACCGCCGGACAGTCGTTTACCACCATCCGACTCCAAAGGTCGCCTTCCGCCCCACTCTTACTGCCACCCTTGTCGCAAAGAAACGAGTACTCTTCCTCGGCCAAGTCCAACTCCATGGTCCAAGTGTACCGTACGGTGCGAATTTTACGAATGGAAAAGTTTTCCGGTCCATAGACGGCCATGTACTGTTGGAAGCCGCACAGTGGCCGGGACCGCGCCAACCGCGCATGAGTTTGGAAACACTCGTCGATGGATCTGGTCGTTGTCCGCCCTATCCAGACGTGCAGATTAAAGTTGTTTTCAATGGCGTAAATGTAGCCGGTTTTTTTCAAACAAGTCATGGCAATTTTGTATGGCTCCCGGCTTTGAGCAAGGGAAAAATTTTCAATTAATTTCCCCCGGTAGTGGAATTACACGCGCAAGTTGGGTGTACTTGAGAGCGTCCCATGCGCACTTAGAGCGTCAGGACGTGGTTGAAAATTCCCGCCACCGCCTGGTGCGCCACAACCAGAATCGTCTTGGATGGGAAGGTTGAAATAATTTTCTGAAAAATTTTCGTACTCAAATCCTGGTCCAAATTGGCCGTACACTCGTCCAACATTATTATCGTCTCGCCCAAAATTTCCTTAAACGTTAGGTCAAACGCCAGCTTGACGCGAGCATACTCTCCCGTACTCAGCGACTTGTAGTCGACGCGGTTGCCCTTGTAGTTGATGGTGGCGCTCACCTGCGGCCGCTGCTTGTCGTGGCACAGCTCGAGCTGGATTTGGATCGGGTCGCCGCAACAGTCGGGGAAAAAGTCTTGCAGCAAAATCTCCAGATGGCTGTTGACGACCGACACCACGCACTGCAGCGACTCGTGCTCCGCCTCGCAAACCATCCGGCTAAACGTCACCGTTGTGCGGTACTGCTTCTCCATCCGCTCCCGTCGATCTCTGGCATCGCGCAGCGACGCGTGAAACTGGTTCCACTTGTCCAGTCGCGCGCAGTAACTCTGGTACTCGGTCACCCGCGCCCAATACTCGAGCGCAACGTTCACCTCGCGCAGTTTGGACTCGTGGCGGGTCAAATCTTCCGGACAATGGTTCAACTCGTCCAGCTTGGTCTGCAGTTTGGCCCGTTTGGCCTCGAGGCGGCGAATGGTGCGCACCCGATCGGCCTCCAACCGCTTGTCGGCCAGCTGGCCGACGCACACCTCCAACTCGTCGAGCGATGAGCGGTGCGCCTCCTCACTGTAGTGCACCACCGACGATGGGTAGTGCGCCAACTGCCGCTCCAACTTGTCTTTGGCGGCAAGCTGCTGCTTCATCAGGTCCAACTGCACCACGGCGGTGCACTTGCGTTCGCGAAGCGATTCAACCGATTCAAGCAGCGGAACGAGAGCAATGGTCGATTTTGACTTGCGTTTAAAGTGAACGTTTGTTTTAATTTTATGCTCCAATGCGGCCAGACTGGCCGACGGTTGAAAGGTTTGCATCTGCCGTATTCGTTCGCGCACCGTCTCCCGGTCGCGGTACAACTGCAGCCGAGCCGTCAACTCGTCAATGGGCGTCGACGCCATCACCGCCTCGTTGTGGTTGATTTGCCCCATCAACGTTTCCAATTGTTGTAGTCGTTTCCTGTCTGCCTGCAGTCGACCCTTTTCGCCGGAACCGGTCGTCGCGCATATGGGACCGTCGTCACCATCCTTCACCTCCCACGTGGCCATGTTGACGAGCATCTTGTGGTGGCATTGTGTGCAGCAAATGGGCTTGTATAGTCGTGCCCTAATCTGGACCATCTCCTCCTTCAGCTGGGGCAGGTTGTGGTCCGAGTTGAAGCTTTTGGCATGCCAATACTCGTGGCACCGTTGCTCCACTTCTGGGCAACCGTCTTGATCCGGGCCCAACTCGGCCGCAATATGGTCCAGCTCTACCTGGGCTTGGTCCAATCGCTCGCGCCACTCGTGCCGTTCCTGCTCCAATAGACGGGCAGCCGTCTGCTGTTCGCGGTCCAATTCCCACAATTGCTCCATCGTTACGGCATCGGCGATGGCACGGTTCAGCTGCTCCACCCGCTCGACCCGCTCGCTCACCGCCGCCTCCGACACCGAATCGTACTGCGTCAACCGGCTGCTTTGGTCCTCCATTAAAATTCGAGCTTCCTTGTCCGCCTGCAATTGGTCGGCTTGCGCCTTTAGACGGGCAACGCTCTCCTCGAGGGTGGCAATCTGCGTCGCGACAGTGTCGTTGGCCGGGCCCAAGAGACGCAACTCGTGCTCAATCTCACCCCGTTGTGCCTGCAGGGTGGCGTGCTTGTTGGACTTTTCCACCTCACAACTCCGAAGACGAAGCGTTTGACGGCGCACCTCCTCCACCTGTTCTTGAGTGGCGTCTCGCAGGCTCTCCTCCACCAAATCACGGTTCGGTTCCGGAATGGGGTCCGGCTTCTCCACAAACGCGGCCATCTCGTTGGAGGTGGCAATCTGTCCGTCCAAAACGGCCAGATCGCGGGACAGCGTGGACAAGTGCGCCTTGACGCGAGCCTTGAGCTCACCCACATTGTAGGTGGCGTTGGCGATCCTTTCCAAAAACTCCATCTTTTCAACGTGGCTCAGGTCCAGAAAGAAGGTGGAGCAGTTGGCGGTCGTTCCAAACCATCGATGGAGAACGACCTGCGCCTCGTCGTCCTGGTACGCTTGTCCCTTCCACCGGACCAACAGGACGTTTGGTCGTTTGGTGCGCTTGATCCAAAAGTCTCGATACTCGAGCACCACCTCACAGCTCGACTTGTTGTGCGAGATGACGTAGCGATGACCCGTCATCCCAAACAGCGCAAACTGCACCGCCAAAAGAATGGTCGACTTGCCCTGGCCGCTCGGCCCCGTGATGAGCGTCGTCGAGTCGAGTGCAAAGTTGAACGTTGCACTAGTGTAACACTTGAAATTTTTTAAGGTCAACTTCATGTTTATTTTATTTAAATTCCCAAACCGATAGATATCATTTTACCTTTTTTCCTTTAACCAACCTGGTGTGTTGGGTAAAGAAATAATAATGGTCGACCGCGGTCCTATCGAACCTCGTCGCTGTCCTCTTCCTCCGCGTCAAGGTCCCGCTCCAGCAGCGGCAACAAATCATTGCGCACGTGTCGATCCCAGTAAAACTTTTGAATTTTAGGGTTCCACGCGGCCACCGACGAGGCGGGTTTTGCCCCATACAGCCCGGCGACCGCCGACACGTCCTCCGGCCCCAGATCGTACTTGAAGGGTGTGTACCAGGCGTACATTATGGAGGTGGGGTCCCGCGAGTGCTCCAAACCCAGCGCATGCCCAATCTCGTGCAGCACAACGTGCAGGATACTGTTGCCGTCGTGCCCGTCAATGTCGTAGATTGTCCACGGCTCGGCCGCATCCAGGTGGATGTCACCACCCAAGCTCTGGCCCGGCTGGAAGGCGTGCGCCAACACATTGCCCGGCCCATCAAAGTCCCACCCATCGCCGTGCGACCCATTCTCGAAGCGAACCACAATCTGCGCGTCCCGCTCCAACGACACCTGCTGGAAGGCCAGCATCGACTCTTTGGACCACTTCCAAAACGAATGGTGCAAAACATTGGTCAAACTAACCCAATTGAGGGTGGAATTTAACCACTGCATGCTGGACTGATCCAACCACCACTTGACCAGCGTTTCGTTCGAGTTTGACTTGGTTGTGGTCCACCTTGTGGTGCAAACAATGACCGACTCTCGCCGCGTCCGCCGCCGCCGACCGGCGGCTACAATGTACTTGGACACGTCAGGCACACCGCACCGCGGACTCGTAAACAGGCGGGCAGTCGACGCATCGATCCGTCCCGTCGGCTCCAATCCGGCCATGGTTTGGAGGTGGGAAACCCCCGCCGCTAGGTCCACCCGGGCCAATGGTCGAGGCACGCCCACCAGCTCGTCGTCTACGCTGCACAGTTTACGGTTCGAATCAACCTCCGTACAATTTTCCTCCCCCAAGTCCAGGTAGCCGTACTGGAGCAGAAATTTTCGACACGCAGCATCGCAGTCCGACTCCCCCCGTCGGGGAGAGGGAACGGGTAAGGCTTGCGCCCACCAAACCAGCACCACCGCTGTCATTACCACCGCCAGGCGGCTTGTAAAACTGTCAACACTCATATTTATTCAAGGGGAAAATTTACCGACAAATTGGAGCGGCGCAACAGGACAATCGAGAGTTTGCCTCCGGGGTCAAGTCCAACGGTTGGACTAGGGTTTCCCTCGACCGAGATGGTAAATAATAAATGAGTATCGATCCAAAATTGTGGGGCAATGCCTTTTGGTCAACGTTGCACCATGTTGCGGCGGGGTACAACGACCACCCCAGTCTCGGCGCTCGACAAGTTATGACCAACTTTATCCAGTCCATTCCCGTCCTGCTGCCGTGCGCCGAGTGTCAGGACCACGCCTTTGACTACATTGGTCGAGCCGACCTTGACCGGGTCGTCAGCAGTCGAAGGCAACTGTTTCTCTTCTTTTTCAACTTTCACAACCACGTCAACGCACGGCTCAACAAGCCACAGCTCGCGGCGAAAACCGTCTTTCAACGCTACCGGGTGCCATTCGATGGTGAGGCTGCGGCAGCGACAACAGAGCCCCCATTCCACTGGTCCCCCTGGCTCACCACCGCGCTGGCAGTGATTCTCGTGGTTGTGGTGGCCGGGATCGGGCACCGATCCCGGTTCAAATGAAGACAGACAACCTTAAAACACGTGTCCCGTTGTTGGTTGGTTGTGGAGCAAAGTAACCCGTAAAACAGTCACCTACACACCTTGTAAGAATGGGGGGTGAGGAATAAAGCTTGGGGAAGGAGGTTGTTTTCACCCTCATTTCCCCCAGTGGTGAAGGTAAACACTCTTTAATTGCAAACGTTGCAACCGACGCAGTTGTTTTTTTTTTGTTCCTCATTCTTCGTGTCCAATTGTTTGAGGTGCAAATTGTCTGTTTTCTTTGTCTCTTTTACCAGGCCCACGAATGCTTTTTTATGCTTGCTTCAACCACTCAGTCTACTGTCTCGTTCTAGCTTTTTTGAGGGTAAAAGTCCCATTTGTAATGGTTTGGTTAACCAAAAGTTGGAGTAAATTTTTTAATTTTTATATAAAAATTAAAAAATATGGTGGTATCCAAGGATAAAAGTCAAGTTGAAGAAAATTGGAAACGTGGTCCGCATTTACCAGTGCAAAATAAAACGGTCCCGCACGTAAACATGACCCTAGTACAATAAACTGTTTTTTCTAAAATTTGACCCCACTGGGGGCAAAAACAAGGTGATATTGAACCAAAATCGAAGCCAAAAGATACAAGTCGTCAAGGTTGGACTCACACAAGTCCGTGCACGCGTCCAAGAGAGTTTGCAAGACCAATTGTTTCCAAGCAAAAAAGACACGGTTCTGGATGCTTTCAACCCAATCGAGCAAAAACGTTAATCTGACGTGATAGACCACACGGCCAGTGGTGTAAAGTGCGCCCAGCTGGAAAAGCAACGGCAAGAGACGGGAGAACAAGACAAATTCAAAAGACATTCCATCGTTTGATTTAAAGGTTCTTTAAACCTTTTTTGTTATAATCGAGTGTACCCTAGACAAGTTGGGATTGGAAACAAGGACCCGTGTTCTAGTTGTTTAAGAATTTACACACAAATTATGGTAGAGACGCACCGTGAAAAGGTGGAAAATAGACAAAGTAGATGACCAAATCGACCACAAAAGTCGCAATATCCTCCCAATTAATTGGTAGTCGTTGCGATAATTGATGGAAACGTTGGATGGTAGCACTTGTCCATTAAGTAAAACATGTTTGGAATTTGAGTCAATATGTAGGGTAGTTTGTGTTTGATACTGGTTGTTTGGCACCAATCCGTGGCAGGTGGAAACATGTAGATTAAAAAATCTACATTTTTTGGTACGCTTCGATCATACAGACAACGTCGGCCAAATCGTCCTTTTTGGGGCAAGATTGAAACTTGTCCAGGTGACGTCCGGTCAGGATAGACGCGGCATACTCGACGGTCCACCGTTTCCGGTCCGGCTTGGTCGGCAGTGGGGGCGCGCCCAACTTGCGCGTCTTGTTGGAAGCACTATAGTTGACCACGCTCTTGTCCGGGTAGTGAATTTTCAAGTACGCCTCAAGGTAGTGAGACAGCTTGAGCGCTTGCATGTTTGAAACCATCTGCCGCTCGACCAGAAACGTGTCGCACTCGGTCCAAAAAGACCGATACCGGTCCATGGTTTCAAACAGTTTGACGCCCAGGTCGATCGCCCGTTGTTTGGGACTGGATTTTTTCTGCGCCGTCAGGATTGACTCGACCATTGTTTTTTTGATCTGTCCTTTTGAATCTAGGTTCAATCGGTCCATCATTTCGACCAACGCACTTTTGGGGGTTTTGTTGAGGTCGTTTTTAGTCACAAAGTCCCCCAACAGGTTTACGTTCTCGACGAGAACAAACTCACCATCGCGTTTGACGGCAAACGCAAAATTTTTAATCCCAATATCAAACGACGCAATCATGATGGTTGGTTTATTACCTAGGCTCAGGTTTCTATAAACTGACGCTGGGGTGACACTAATGGTATAACAAGACCATAGAAAAATCCCGTTTCATTATCGCGTACAAGGTCGATGTTTTATGCTATTTGGCAAGCATAAAACATTGCAATTATTTTTCCAAAGTTGCACCGGCTGTAGGGCATTTGGTGAGCCGCTCCTCCCGTATGACACAGTCCAGCTGGGAGAAAATGTTTCGACAAACCCAGGTTTTTTTGAACCTTTTGGACCACGTCTTGTAAAATTCCGACGACTCTTCCAGCCGCAACTCGCGTATAAAGTTGTAGTACTCTAGAGCCATAAAAAATAAATTTTTCTGCTCTACGGTAATTTGTGGTTTGTCTGAACCTTTGCGAACAATTTTCAGCTCAAGATCGTCAATCAGGTTGTCGAGAATTTCCTTGTCCGTTTCGATGAGCTGTGCCGTCTGGTCCGACTCGAGCACCATCTTTTCCCGATACCAGTAGTACACCTTGATGTTGTTGACGAGCGTCTTGACGAACCCCTTCTTCAACAGGGGCGAGTTGAGCGGCTCCAGCTCATCGTCCCGGTCCAAAAGGTGTTTGAGGCGCAAAAACATGGGCTTTTGCCCCAGACACCGGTCGATGCTCATCTTTTGCGGGCCAATGTCCACGTTGAGGTAGGGGGAAAATTTGTCCCGTATGTAGCTGATAAACTGATAGGGAACAAGGTTCGATACCCCCTTCTCCAACGATTGAATGTGATTGTTGGTCAACAGGTCCATCGAAATGTTGGTCTTTGAGTTGAAAAAGCCCAACAAGTCCGTAATGCCCTTGTAGATGGACAAGTTGGTCGATTGGACCACGTCAATGCAAAACAGAAGAAAGACGTAAATGTCGTAACCGGGCGACATGTGACCAAAAATACCCTTATTCTCCAGGTTGGTCTGACCCAAAGTTTTGCCCTTGGTGTGCACCGACGACAGGCCAAAGTCAATCATTACCGGCCTGTAGTCGTGTTTGACGGTGTAGTTGGACCCGTACAGAGACACCGTAAACGACCGCTCCACCGGCACCAAAATAATGTTGTCCGTGTGCAGGTCGTAATGGCTAAAGTTGAGCCTATTTTGTGCAATTTCCAAACCCAACAAAATTTGGAAAAATATGTTTAAAAAATCCATCCAACTACTCCTCTTGCTTTGGAGAAAGGTTTTTAGGGTTCGTCCGTCCACAAATTCCGTCACAATATTGAACTGATTCTTGTGCTGGAAGCCGCCCAATGTTCGAACAAAAAACGGGGCTTGACGCAGAATTTTATTAAGGTTGATTCCAACGCAAAAGTCTCGCATCGTAATCTCGTCAAATTTGGAGTTTTTGGCTCGTTTCACCACAACCGTAAACGCGTTAAACAGTCGACTCTTGCCCACAATGCCCTGCTTACTCTTGGACCCAAACGATTGTACGCTCGTCAACCATCGGTGTTTACGGTGAGATTTAACCACATCAGAATCAGAAAAGTTGAACGGTAACGACACGTCCAACGAGGTTATAGCGGCCATAAAAAACAATCGCTCCAGCAATTCAGAGTCGATTGGAGCGGTCAAACTGGAGTCTAAAAAATCATCATTGAAATACTCGAGAAAAGGTCGAACTTCTCTTAAAATGTGATTAAAGTATGAATGGCTTAATTCAGCTATAATTTCCTGTTCTTTCATTTATTCTTTACAAAAATGTTGCAATTTCACGTGAAAACAACCATGATCCGCTCCTGTTTGGCACTTTGGGTCCTGTCCCAACCTTTCGACACCCGACTCTTGTGTGGACTACTCTCACTCGCTACTCCCTTACGGTCGTACTCGCTACGCTCGTTACGGTCGCTGTTGTAAATTTCAGAGCTCAGAATCCAAGGCTCAAGTTTTGAACGAGACGCATCGCATTCGAATCAAACTCGACGGCTCTAAATTTGGGCTCTGAAATTTAGACAAGCGCCAGCGCGTGTGGGTAGTGGGTAGCGAGCGCAGCGTGGGTTCAACAGGACTAATATTCTTCAACACTGAGGGGGTCAAAACTACCCCCACCTTTCCAGGTTTAAATTTACCATTAATTTACAGCAATGAAACTACTCTATAATATTCATAGTTTATGGTTCAGTAGGAGCTATAATTTTCTATTGCAATTGTTATGGTTCTGTAGAACCAATATTATACAACCACTATCCACTACTTCCACTACCTATCCACTATCCACTACTTGCTCCAACTCGCTACGCTCGTTGTGCTCGTGTAAATTTCGAGTCTCAAAATCCGAGCTGACGATTTCGAAACGCATCGCACTCGAATCAAACTCGTTGACTCTAAATTTGGAGCTTGAAATTTAGACAAGCGCCAGCGCGCTGGCGCGTGTGGGTAGCGAGCGTAACAAGTGTAGGGAGTAGGGAGCAGCGCATGTGGGTAGTTTGAACAATAGTTTATGGTTGATAAAACCAATACTTATTTTACTATTTCTATGGTTCAACAGGACTAATATTCTCCAACACTGAGGGGTCAAAACTACCCCCACCTTTCTGGGTTTAAATTTACCATTAATTTACAACAATGAAACTACTCTCCAATATCCATAGTTTATGGTTCAAAAGAAGCAATAATTCTTTACTCCAATTGTTATGGTTCTGTAGAACCAATATACTACAACCTATTCCATCCACTACTCCCTTGCGGTCGTACTCGCTACGCTCGCTGCGCTCGTGTAAATTTCGAGTCTCAAAATCCGGGCTGACGATTTTGAACGAAACGCATCGCATTCGATTCAAACTTGACGACTCTAAATTTGGAGCTCTAAAATTTACTACAGCGAGAGCGCGCCAGCGCAACGTGTTGGCAGGGAGTAGCGAATGGGTAGTGAGTTTGAACAATACCCATAATTTATGGTTAATAGAACCAATAGCTTTTTACTATAATTATTATGGTTAATGAAAGCAATAATTCTCTACTGCAATTGTTATGGTTCTGGAGAACCAATATATTACAACCACTCGCTACGCTCACTACCCACTGCTTGTTCCAACTCGTGCCTCGCTGCGCTCGTGTAAATTTCGAGCTTCAAAATCCAAGGCTCGCGTTTTGAACGAAACGCATCGCACTCGATTCAAACTCGTCAGTCCAAATTTTGAGCTCTGAAATTTATGACAGCGAGCGCAGCGAGCAGCGACCGCTAGGGAGTAAGCGCCAGCGCGTGTTAGTGCAACGGGTGGGTAGCGAGTAGAGTGGTTTGAACAATACCGTAGTTTATGGTTATAGAAAGCAATAACTATTTCATTATTTTTATTATGGTTATAGAAAGCAATAACTATTCTACTAGTACGATTATGGTTATAGAAAGCATTAATTCTCTGGTACAATTGTTATGGTTCTTTAGAACCAATATACTACAACCACTTACTCCAACCATCCCATCCCCTCTATCCACTACTCGTTACGCTCGCTACTTGCACCAACTCTTGCGTAAATTTCAAGTCTCAAAATCCAAGCTCACAGTTTTGAACGAGACGCATCGCATTCGATTCAAACTCGATGGATTAGATTTTGAGACTCGAAATTTACTACAGCGCCAGCGCCAATTAGACGAGTGGATATAGTGGTTTGAACAATACTCGTAGTTTATGGTTAATAAAAGCAATAAATATTCTACTAGTACGATTATGGTTATAGAAAGCACTAATTCTACGCTACAATTGTTATGGTCGATAGAACCAATATAATACAACCCATTCCAACCACTCTACTCGCTACTCCCTTACGGTCGTACTCGCTACTCCCTTACGGTCGTACTCGTTACGCTCGTTACGCTCGCTACGCTCGTTACGCTCGTTACGCTCGCTACCCACTACCCGCTTGCTCCAACTCTTGCGTAAATTTCAGAGCTCAGAATCCAAGGGTCAAGTTTTGAACGAGACGCATCGCATTCGATTCAAACTCGATAGTCCAAAATTTGAGCTCTGAAATTTAGACAAGCGTGTAGCGAGTAGCGCGGCGAGGTGAGACGAGTAGATGAACCACTCTATCCACTATTCATAGTTTATGGTTAATAAAAGCAATAACTATTCTAATTACAATTTGTATGGTTATAGAAAGCAATAATTCTCTTGTTACAATTGTTATGGTTCTTTAGAACCAATACACTACAACTACTCACTCCAACCGTCTCATCCCCTCTATCCACACTTGCACTACTCGCTACTCCCTTACGGTCGTACTCGCTACTCCCTTACGGTCGTACTCGCTACTCCCTTACGGTCGTACTCGCTACGCTCGTTACGCTCGTTACGCTCGTTACGCTCGCTGCCAACTCTTGCGTAAATTTCAGAGCTCAGAATCCGAGCTGCAAGTTTTGAACGAAACGCATCGCACTCGAATCAAACTCAACCGTTCAAAATTTGGGCTCTGAAATTTGCCCAAGCGACTACAACGACTACAGCATCAGAGTAGGGAACCGAGCTGTTTGAACAATACTCGTAGTTTATGGTTCTCAAAACTAATAATTTTTTCATTGCAACCAGTATGGTTGATTCAAGTCTTAAAATTGCCAACAAATCAGACCAGAACATGACAAACCTATTTAGATTGAGATTTAACCTTAAATAAATGATTTCTTATTCTGCATTGACGACTCACGGAAAGAGTACTCTTCCCTCTATCGAGGGATGGAACGGCAACCACAATATTGTCAAAAACCCTCCATCCGCAGTGCACACGCGTCGCATCATCAAGGTGGGCACGGACAATTGCTTGCTTGAAGCAACTCATGAGTCGGGTGGTCGATCGGACCAAGTCATTCGACAATTTGCTCGCGGAGTCAATCCCATGGTGTCGGTTCAGTACTCCAACCATGGGACCGGAGGTAACGGGTCGCTGACCACCCCCAACGATTACTCCATCTTTACGACCGGTGGTCACGGAAAACTTCCCAATCGAATCATGAAAGGTGGTGCTTTTCGACCACCAATCATCAAAAAAGAAGATTTACTACCCTTGTCTCGCTTACCACGGGAGCAGACGAGCGTGTTTAGCACCAAGTGTAGCATTGATCAAACGAAAAAAATTACCCCCGATGTTGTGGAGTATTTCAAGCACATTCACCAAAATCCCATCCACTCGAGTGCTTCTTCCCAATTTACCTTCAGTAGGGACAGTCCGCACCACGTACCGAAAAACATTCACCTAATGGTGAATCCAAACGGAGGGACGGTAGGTTCGGCGCAATCGACCAAAGTCTGGAACCAAAAGGGTTCGTTGGGCCAGCCAAAAATTACCGAGTCCACAGTGGCGACAGATGTGTTGACCGTTTCCACCAATGCGCCACACTCGTACCACAAACAACAGACGCACCCTATTCCGTCCAACATTGACCTTTTGGTGCAAAAAGACCTACTGACAACAAGTGCCAACGCACCACACTCGTATCACAAGCAACAGACGCACTCGATTCCGTTCAACATTGATCTTATGGTCAACTCGGACCCAATTCGAACAAGCGCCGACGCACCACACTCGTATCGCAAGCAACAGACGCACCCCGTTCCAAAAAATATTCATCTTATGGTCAATGAAAACCATCCGCCGGTTTTAAATGTGCACACCAACGCTCGCGCATCAAAAGACGATACGGGCGAGGCCCGGGTTTGGCCCCGGATGGAATCGCCGCTAACCGTCGCCGGAATGGACTATTTGTACCCTTTGAAAATTTCCCAGCAAAAATGGCACCACGGCGACAACCCGATTCAACTGGTCAATAAAGTCCCCCACTGCGAAGTCAACAGCGGTGGTGGGGCGGCAATGGGTGGTCGACCTCGCTATAGTCAGATGCACCAGATGGAAGACCAAAAGATGGTACTCTCCAAACCCCGCCCCGAACGCAACCATTCAAAGTCCCAGATCGAAAACGTCGGAACGGTGGTCAAATTGAACCAGGAGCGAATATTTTCGGGTGCCAAGGTACTCAATCGAAAAATTCAGGTCAACTCAAACCATTAACAGATTTTTAAATTTACTGCAAATTTAAAAACCTAACCCCACCTAATTTTTGGGTACGATAATCTTGTACCACCCGTCTTCCTCCCAAATGTACGGGCCTTGCTGCAGGCCCGACTGTTGGAATCGTTTGTTTTGTCCAATTTGGTACCCCTTGCCCATACATTCGGTTGGCGTACCAAAGCGTAGTTTGGACGCTGGCAACTTTGACCCGGTGCCGCAGTAAATCTTTGCATCCACAATGGGCTGATAGTTGGGGGAGTGGTGCAGCACTGGGTTATTGAGGCCGACAGCCACACCCTTTTGCAGACACTGGTACCGGGTGCCGACGACTTTGGACCCGTCCAACAGACCCTCGTCGAGGGCATTGTTGCCGCAGTACACTGCCGGTCCTCCCTGTTTTCTACGACCCGATGGCGAGGGAGACCTTGTGGTCCGCCTTGACGGCGAAGATCGAGTGGTCCGCCTTGACGGCGAAGATCGAGTGGTCCGCCTTGACGGCGAGGGAGACCTTGTGGTCCGCCGTGACGGCGATTTGGTCGCTTTAGGTCCAGTAATACCTAACAAGTCGCACTTTTTGTCATAATGACGCCATGTTGGACCCTTGTACTTGATGGGTCGTTTTGAAATGGGATGAAAGTATGGATCGTTGACCCACACCAAACAATCGTGCACATCGTTCATTGTTTTATTAACTCGGTTTTAAAACAAAGGTATGTTGGTGTGCACCAACCGCCCACCTGTTTCGCCCGTGTTGCAGCTCTGTAGATTTGCATCAAACGTGGTACTGTTTCACCTTAAAATTGTCAAGCAGATAAAATTTGAATTTTTAAATGTTTTTAATCTTAAAATAAAGAGACTACAAATGGAAACCGAAGTATATTATGGTCCACGGGACGACTCATTTAAAGATTTTTTAATCAAAATCTTTAAATTAATGGATATGGGGTCAACCCGGTCAGAGACGAGTAATTTTTTAAACACCTACATTAATGAAGAAACCCTACCCTACTTTAACATGGCGTTTACGTCGTCGAGCGCCAACGAATTGAACAACTACGAACTGTTTGAACAGATGGGTGATTCAACCATTGGAAAATTTATCGTGTGGAGTTCGTATGAAAAGTTTCCTCAATTGCGCGGCAAACCGGAAGCGGTCGAGATTGTGGCCCGAATGAAGATTAATCTAGGCTCCAAGGACAACCTGTCGCAGATTGCCGAAGACCTGGGCATGTGGACCTTTATCTCGGCCACGGAGGAGGCTCGCCACCGACTAAAGAAAAAGTTGCTTGAAGATGTGTTTGAAGCACTGATTGGTGTGACCGAGTACATTATTTACGAGTTTACCGACACCAACTACAGCCAACCTGGCCTGGCGTACCAGCTGGTGTACAGCCTGCTCCTAAAGTTGTTTGATCCATACATTTTGAAAATCGACTACAACACCCTGGTCGACTCTAAAAACCGACTAAAGGGTGTATTTGACCAGTACAAGGACAAGCTCGGTCTGCAACCCGTCTACCAAAGTGAACGCATTGTCAAAAACGACAAGAACGTCTTTCTCTCCAAAGTGTACGATGGGAATGGGAATTTTCTCGGCGAAGGTACCGCTCCCCTTAAAAAAGAAGCCGAAAAAAAGGCATCAGAAGTGGCCATATTGACCTTAATTTCAAACGGTTACAAGAAAAACATTCCCAGTTTGTACGAAACTCTTTAAGGCTTTCCTCTCCATTGTTTTTATTATTTTTAATGATCGATTTGGGTCATTAAAAATTACCATCTACTCAAAGTATCAATCGACCATTACTTTTGAAGGTGCAATTCCCCGGGCTACCAGTGCGTTTTGCCGGCTTCGTTTGTTGAAACTCTTGCACAAATTTCAGAGCCCAAATTTTGGACCGTCGAGTTGGATTCGAGTGCGATGCGTGTCGTTCAAAACTTGCAGCTCGGATTCTGAGCTCTGAAATTTACACGAGCGCAGCGAGCGTAGCGAGCGTAGCGAGTACGACCGTAACGAGCGTAGCGAGTACGACCGTAAGGGAGTAGCGAGTACGACCGTAAGGGAGTAGCGAGCGTAACGAGTACGACCGTAAGGGAGTAGCGAGGCAAGAGTTGGAGCGAGTAGCGAGCGTAAGGGAGTAGCGGGTGGGTAGGTAGTGAATAGATAATGTAAGTATTGGTTGTAGTATATTGGTTCTTTAGAACCATAACAATTGTAGTATAGAATTAGTGCTATCTACAACCATAATCGTACTAGTAGAATAGTTATTGCTTTTATTAACCATAAACTTTGAGTATTGTTTGAACCACTCTACTCCCTAGCGCTCGCTACTCGCTACGCTCGCTACTCGCTACGCTCACTGCTATCGGACTCGTTGCGCTTGTCTAAATTTAGAGCTCCAAATTTTGGACCAACGAGTTTGAATCGAGTGCGATGCGTGTCGTTCAAAACGTGAGCCTTGGATTTTGGAGCTCGAAATTTACGCAAGAGTTGGCACGAGTGTATAATGCAAGTAGTGGTTGGAGTGGTTGAAGTAAGTGGTTGTGATACATTGGTTCTACAGAACCATAACAATTGTAGCAGAAACTTCGTGCTTTCTGTAACCATACAGATTTTAATAGAATAGTTATTGCTTCTATTTACCATAAACTATGGATATTGGGTGAACCACTCTACTCTCTAGGGCCATGTGCATCACCACTGTTGCGTGTGCCCGCTGCGCTCGTGTAAATTTCAGAGCTCTAAATTTTGGACCGACGAGTTTGAATCGAGTGCGATGCGTGTCGTTCAAAACTTGAAGCTCGGATTCTGAGCTCTGAAATTTACACGAGCGCAGCGAGGCAAGAGTTGGAGCGAGTAGCGAGCGCAGCGAGTACGAGCGCAGCGTAGCGAGTAGTGGGTGGAGTGGATAGATTGGTTGTAGTAGAAAGCTATTGCTTATATTAACCATAATAATTGTAGTAGAAAGCTATTGCTTCTATTAACCATAATAATTGTAGTAGATTGGTATTGCTTGTATTAACCATAATAATTGTAGTAGATTGGTATTGCTTCTATTAACCATAATAATTGTAGTAGATTGGTATTGCTTCTATTAACCATAAACTAGAGGTAGTGTTTAAACCCACTACTCCCTAACGGTCGTACTCCCTAGCGGTCGTTACCCACTACCCACTCGTTGCACTAGCACTGGCGCTTGTCTAAATTTCAAGCTCCAAATTTAGAGCCGTCGAGTTTGAATCGAATGCGATGCGTGTCGTTCAAAACGTGAGCCTTGGATTTTGGAGCTCGAAATTTAGACAAGAGTTGATAGCGAGTGGGTAGTAGCGAACGTGGCAAGTGGGTAGTGAGCGGTTGTAGTATATTGGTTTTGTATCACCATAATAATTGTAGTAGATTATTGCTTCTATTAACCATAATAATTGCAGTAGAAAGCTATTGCTTGTATTAACCATAAACTACGAGTATTGTTCAAACCCACTACTCCCTAACGGTCGTACTCCCTAGCGGTCGTTACCCACTACCCACTCGTACTGACGCGCTACCGCTGTTGTAAATTTTAGAGCCCAAATTTTGGACTGACGAGTTTGAATCGAGTGCGATGCGTCTCGTTCAAAACTTGGAGCTCGGATTCTGAGCTTTGAAATTTACACGAGCGCAGCGAGCGTAACGAGCGTAGCGAGTACGACCGTAAGGGAGTAGCGAGTACGACCGTAAGGGAGTAGCGAGGCACGAATGGGTAGTGGGTAGCGAGTGGGGTAGTGAGCGGTTGTAGTATATTGCTTCTATTAACCATAATAATTGTAATGGAATAGTTACTGCTTTTATTAACCATACAAATTGTAGTAGAATAGTTATTGCTTTGATTAACCATAAACTATGACTATTGTTCAAACCACTTGCTACGCTCGCTACTCGCTAACTCCCTTACGGTCGTACTCGCTACTCGCTACGCTCGCTACGGTCGTACTCGCTACTCGCTACGCTCGTTACGCTCGTACTCGCTACTCCCTTACGGTCGTACTCGCTACGCTCGTTACGCTCGTTACGCTCGTTACGTTCGCTTGCCCACAACTCTTGCGCAAATTTCAGAGCCCAAATTTAGAGCCGTCGAGTTTGAATCGAATGCGATGCGTGTCGTTCGAAACGTGAGCCTTGGATTTCCAACTCTAAAATTTAGGGTAGCGCAGTGTGGGGTGGGAGTTGAACTGGCTCACAAGAGCTAGTGGAAAGTATAATGGTGAAACACATCCATTGCATTTATTCAAACAATATGGGTAGTTGGACCACCCGTGTGGGATTGGGAGGACGTGCGTTGGGTCTTTTCGTGTCGAAATGTAGCTAATAAATCATGACCCTAGAAGACGAGTGCAAACAACTGATGGTTTGCAGGGATGAAATTAAAAAGCTCAAACTAAAGGAAAAAGAAGCCAAAAACCGAATCCTAACCTATCTCAAGAATCACAATCAGTATGGGGTTATTTTCAAGCACAACAAGAAGCAAATTTCAATCACGGTGGAAACGACCCCGGTGAAAAAGAACCCCAGCTTGAAGGAGAAACAGACCAAGATACAAGACATTTTGTCTGGGGTTGGAGTGGCAAACCCCGACGCCACGACGCAGGAGATTATCGACGGCTTGAAGACGACCACCATCACCGACACGAGCAACCAGAAAGATGTGCTCAAGCTTAAAATGGGGAAACGGGCGGGGTAGAAAGTGGTTCTTTTCACCATAGAAAATGAAAAATTGGGCTTTAAAAACCCAAGCTTTAATAAGCAAACGTCATGAAGTTGGGAAAATTATTGATTAAATCGACCGTAATTGTAGCTGTTGGATTGGTGGGCTTGGTTGCGCCATTAACTCTCCCATTGTTGGTTCCGGTTGCGGTAAAGACGAAAAACTGGTCGTACATTGTCGGCCCATTTATGATTTTGTTTGACTTTAAAAACATTTGCTGCTTTATTCTAGACTTGTAGGTTTTTAATGCTTTGGTTGAGCATTAAAAATTTATTTAAATGTTTCTAGGGTTTTTTGAACCTTGAGAAGTTCGGTGTCGTTTTTGGAGTTGGGTTCGTCGTAAAAGAATGGCTTGACGTGGATGACGTTTTCTGGCTGGTGGTTGGCCAGCTTTTCCAAGTCGTCAACCAGCTTGACCTGGGACAGGTCGATAATCTTCCACTGGTCCGTTACGAGCTTTAGGTCTTTGGAAATGCCTTTAAAGTACTTTTTCGACACATTGCAGTGATGAGAGCAGAGAAAAATTTCAATCTTACGGTCAGGTTTAACCTTATTTTGCGGAGCTGTGATAAAGTTTTTAATGACAAATATGGCATAGTCTTTGGAGGAAGCGGTCCATACGCCGACCTTAAAGTTTTTAAAAAGGTAGTCGAGAAACTCTTGCAAGTGGGGTCGTTCAAAAATGTCATAATAGTCCTCCATCCGCACGGTGCGAAACTGTTTTTGGGCTTGGGATAGGCGTTTCTTGTCCTTGACCGTGTCCAAGTCTTCGGCACAAATGAGCGTATTGTCCAAGTCGAGAAGAATGAGCTTTTTCTTGTTGTTTTCCATCCTTTATTTATTGCCCCTTTCAAACACCACACAACCAACATTGTGCACCGAAAACAATTGAAATGCTTTATGGTGGGTGGGGACTTGAACGGTGAGAACGTTGACCCCAGAGAGTTGGAAAGTGAAAAATTATAAAAAAAATATAAATAAACTAGTAAAATGTGTGACCACCATAATATTGTCCTGGATGAATTTGGAACGTCAACCTGCGCCGACTGTTGCGTCCATTTCGACAAGTCGTTTTCAAGGGAGTTTACCGTCAACCACAACGGACCCATCACCGACTATTACAAGAGCAAATCGGCCATTATGAACGTGTTGGAGAAGGAGTTTGGAGTTAGGGATAGCAACACCATTAAAATTGCGGAAAAGATTTTCAATTGGACGGCAAAGAACAAGACGGTCAAGGGGACCAACAAGCGGTCCATCTTGTGTGCGTCACTCTACTACGCCTACTACTACACTCAAACGCCGAAAAATTTCGACGACTTGCTGGTCCAATTCAACATTAACAAGAAATGCGGCTCCAAAGGCATCCGACTGTGCCAGACGGCCATTCAAGAGGCGATGCAAGAGTCGCCCGTCGACTTTGAGAAATTTAAAGGTAAAATCTACACCTTTACGTCGACGCACAAGGAAAAGTTGTGCGATTTGATTAAAAAGTACAACATACCATTAAATCACTACGATGCGATTGAACGGATTATAATCGAAGGTCACCTTAAAAAGAATAAAATTTTAAACGATCGCATCAACAATTTGTGGATTTCGTGCATTTTCTACTGGATTTTGACCATTAACCCGCTGGTGGATCCGGAAGAGTTTGTCAGCATCAACACGAGCTACATTTCGCTGGCTCAGCTAAAGGCGGACTTGACTTACTTGAAGAAAAATTTGTAAGTTGCCGCAAATCATAAAACAGTACAACCCATTAGTACAAATTTTTTTAGGTTTAGTTATTGTACCATTTAACCATAAACGCGCGCCTAGCGTTAAAATTGAAATTTTAATCCAAATTAATGCCCAAATAAAATATTAAACACGCGACATGTCTGATACTAGTACCAAAACAACATTACCAAATGAGGAGAAATTTAAGGACCTTATGGACCTTCCCTACTCTGAACTTGAATCGATTGACGATGCCGACTTTTGGGCCCACTACTGGGCGGTGTGGAACGCCAATAACCCGTGCGTGCCCGGCGGTCCTTTTGTGCCCAACCCGGAGCAGGAGTGGGTGCTGCAGTTGATGGACGAGGGCAAGAGCATTTTCATCAACTCACCGGCCGGAACGGGCAAGTCTGCCCTGGTCAAGCACTGGTGCTCCAAGACCACAACGAAAAACATTGGTCTGACGTCGACGACGGGAATATCGGCGCTCAACCTGGGCGGCAGCACGGTGCACTCGTTTCTCGGCATTGGGCTGGGTGTGGACACGGTGGACGAGTTGTACGATCGCATCCTAAAGAACCACGACAAGCGCGAGTTGTGGCTGCGCTTGGACGTGCTGGTGATTGATGAGGTTAGCATGCTCCAGCCGGAGCTGTTTGACAAGTTGGAGCGATTGGCGCGCAAGTTGCGCTCCTCCAGTGAGCGGTTTGGCGGCATCCAAATCATTGCGACGGGCGACCTGTTTCAGCTGCCCTGCGTGGGCAACGACTCGTCCCTGATTGTCGATTCGAAAAAGTTTAAAAAATGCATCCAAGTCACCATAAAGTTGCGCAACATTGTCCGACAGGAGGATGCGCAGTTTAAGGCGGTGCTCAACAAGGTTCGGGTCGGGCTCGTCGACGAGCACGTGGAGCAGGTGTTAAAGTCACGGTTTGGCAAGACCAAATCCCTTCCCAGCAACATTCGTCCGACCAAGTTGTTTTGCACCAGAAAGTCGGTGCAAGACATTAACGAAAAACACCTCAACAAACTGGCTGAAATGGGCTACGAGTTTCGCGAGTACAATATGGAGTTTATCAACCAGGAGTGCCCCATTTCGTTTGAGTACATTGTGCAAAACTTTACGCGCAATTCGACCACGCCAGAGACGCTGCACCTATGTCTCCAAACCCAGGTGGTTTTAACCTACAACCAAAGTCCGTATCTGGTCAATGGGAGCCGTGGCGTTGTGGTTGATTTCACCGAAGAAGAGTATCCGGTGGTGGAATTTCTCAACGGGACGACTCAGGTCATCAAACCCCACAAATTTGCGCTCCACTACACCTCAAGACGCGGCAAGACCCAACAAGTTGGGTATGCGGTGCAGATACCGCTCAAGATTGCCTACGCCCTCACGATTCACTCGTGTCAGGGTCTGACGATTGACTATGCCATCATTGATCTCAACGATTGCTTCGAGTTTGGGCAAGCCTACACGGCGCTGTCCCGAGTCAAAACATTGGACGGATTGTTTTTGAAAAAGTTTGACTTTGGTGTAATTCAACCACACCCTCGAGCCCTAGAGTACGAACAACAGTAGAGAAAGGAAGGAAGCATCACTCTGAAAGAAAAGTTTTTTAATTTTTAATGGTTTTGAACCATTAAAAACTCGACAGCTGCAATCTCTCTCACCCTCCAACGTGAACGCGTGTTTCCCATCCTGATTTACCCAGGTAATAAATGATGAACAATAGTATAACCCTATTGCTGGCATTGCTGGTGGGATTGGTAGGCTTTGCCTTCACCAATAAAAAACGAGCCTTGGTGCGGGAAGATTTTCTTCCTCCCATGTCGTTTAAGGTGGACCGCGTAGCTGCGCCCAACCAAAAGTTTGCCGACTGCAACATGTTTTGGTCCGTACCCAAGTCGCCGTTGCTGGCGGCCACTACTAGCGCAGCAACACCGACTGCGCAACAACAACAACAGGATGGTGGTGTCTCGGCGCTTGACCCGCTCTTGACGGCGGATGGTGATGCGAGCCAGCCGATTGTGTACGATCGCTTCATTTACGCCAATAAAAAGTCACGTCTTCGGCAACACGGCGACCCGATACGGGGCGATTTGCCCATTATTCCGCACAATAGCGACTGGTTCCGCCCGTCGGTCACACCCCACCTTGATCTGAAGGAGGGCGCGCTGCAGGCCATTGGCGGCTTTGACAATGGCACCAACAACCAGTTGTCGGCCCTCATGAACGCCTCGGCGGGCAACGCGCTGCAAACGTTTGGCGGTGCCGCCTTTAGCGGACCGGGCGGGCTGGCCAGCAATCTAGGTCTTGCCGGACCACAACAACCGCTCGTCTCTCAGCCGCCAATGACGGGTTCGCTGCCCGCCCGTTACATGAGCGCACTCCCGTACGGCTCCAACCTGATGACGGGTCAGACGGCGACGGGAATGATTCCACAATACACGGCACAAAAACTGGTCCACGTTGATCGTGCCGGCGACGTTCAAGTGCTGCGCAGCTAAAAAGTTCCCGGATGATGGTTCAACAATACTTTTAATTTTTCATAAAAAATTAAAAATAACAAAGGTTAGCAAATACCCTAATATTACGATACCGTAGTACCTGCTACTCTTGACGCGGATTGTACTTGATAATCTCGCCGCCGTGGTTTTCGTACACCTTTTTCCGCTTGATCCAGTGTTGACGCAGAATAGGGTGCGAATCGACCAGATCAAAGATGATCGGTTCCACGTCTTTGCGACGCATGATTCGACCAATAAACTGAATGTAGTACGACACCATATCGGCGGCGGCCAGCAACGTGTCGAGCTTGGGATGGTCAAAACCCGTCCCAATCTTGGAGTTGGTCCCGATGAGGATCCTCGCCTCGGGATCGTACGTCTGCTGCTTGCCCAACAGAGACGTGGTTCGCTCACCCATCTGGTTCAACTGGTCCAGCAAGTGTTGCCCGTGGTCGACCCGTTTGACGAGGATCAGAAAGGTGCGCGTCTTGAAGCGCGCAACAATGTCCAGGATGAGCCGGTTCCTTTCCGGATCGGTGGCCTGCTCCTCCAGTATGGCGTTCCAATCGACTTTCGACTTGGCAAATGAAACAAGGTCTTTTTTTTTTTGTACCGCGACTCGTCCGGGCAAAAACCCGTCTTCACCTTGTAGACGGTGTGCTTTTTGTTAAGCTTAATCTTGACCATTTCCGGGCCGAAAAACATGTCAAACAAAACGTGGTATCCGTCGTCGCGGTACGGTGTCGCCGTTATGCCCAACAGATAGCGTGGCGTAACGTGGAGCAAATTCTCCGCCATCGTTTCCGTCATTTGAAGGTGCGCCTCGTCCACGATGAGAAAGCCAAACGTTTTCACAAACTTTGGGTCGTGTTTGACCAGTTTTTCAAGATTGCACGTATTGATGATGCAAAAGTCGCACTCGGGCTGTGGCGGGAGAGACTTGATCTTGGAAGGGTCGACAACCACCACCGTCGCGGTGGGAATAAATTTGGCAATTTCCTGCTCCCATTGGGCCAGAAGAGGCTTCTTGGGCACCGCAATCAGCGTTGGAAGTTTGATTTTGCTCGCCATGTTTATGGCCGTTACCGTCTTTCCAAAGCCCGTGTAGCACGACAGGATGCAGCTCTTGTGTTGCGTCAGCAGTGTCAGCGCCTGGTTTCGGCTCACCGTCTGCTCGTCGCGTAGGGTGCCGACAAACCTTTTCCCCATCGTGGCCAACTCTTTGCGCTCCGGTCGCTCGATGCGCACGTCGGCATTGGTCTTGGCCAGTCGCAGCCCGTAAAAGAATGGGATGTTGCACGGGCGAGACTCGACCGACTCGTCCAACTGGTAGACGTAGACTGTTTTCAGCTGACCGCCTCCATACTTTTTATTTCCAATTTCAATGCTCTTGGAAAGGTCCTTTTGTAGCTTGGACAGAACCGTATCATTGTGTCGATTTGTATGAATAATACAAGCCATTGTAGAAACGAATTTTATTATAAGAGTGATTTTCAGCTAAAAATATCATTTTCTCTCGAATCAGAAAATTGAATTGGTCAATCTTAAAAAATGGGTCCAATAGATCCATAAAAATGGAAACTATAATAACTGCAATTTCTGCCCCAATCAAAACCTTGGCCGAATGGCTCGAAACAACCCACAATGTTCCCCAAGCCCAAACCATGACCAAATGGTTTGAAATATTGGACCCCAACTCAATGTCCACATTTCAGCCGGAAAATTTGATCAACATGGTCCCTGGTCCATCGACTCCTCCTCCCGAACCCGTCTCTCAGCGGGCAGGGGAGGGAGATGTGTTGGCGAACCTTGTCCAAGAGCTGATGATTTCGGATGAGGAAGGGGACAATCGACCACTACCGACTCCGCTGGTGGAAGAGGACAACCGACCACCGACTCCGCTGCCGGAAGAGGACGATCGACCATTGTCTCCGCTGCCGATTCGTCGGCGGCAAGAAGCCCAACAACAGCCGGAGCCGTCCAGCTCATCTACCGAACGCCCCGTGTGCCTCTACACGTTTCGTATAGGCCGGCGCTGTACTACCAGACCACGCCAAGGTCAGTACTGTGCCGCCCATAAACGAGCCGACCCCATGTTTTCGGAAAATTTAGCCCGATCAACACCTTTAGGGACCGAAGAATCACGCCCTCAAGCAAAACCAACACCCACGTCTCAATTGACCGACGGTCAGCAGTGGGACGAGAATGCCCTAACCGCTCAAGAAGCCAATCTAAGCAGCGGTCCCAAACTCATCCGACTGTTGGGTCTTTGCAAGACTAGGCAAATTCTTAAACCAAACAACACCATAAATTACGACTCGGACCTCCAGCTCTTTGAAATGGATTAGACTCACCTTACCCATTGACGAATTGCTTTTTGGCTCTGACCGACCTTACTGTGGACTTTAAATTTTTGAACCCCGGTTTAGGGTTCAAAGATTGCCGTACAATTTTTTATACTGTCTTTGAGCATAAAAAATTTACAAAAAAAGCTGGAAACATTCCCAACCAAGGTCTCCTTCGAGTTCTCAGTCGAGTAGTCAAATGTTGCTGGACACAAGTAAAAAAAGTTGTGGTAAAACGTTTCATAAGCTGACTGTCTGTATGGGGACAGGCATTTCTCTACCATAATTAATATACAATTTCTCCCAATTTTACGATTCAAGACTTGCGATTGTTTTGCACCCAACTCTATTGTCTAAAGACCCCAAGCGCTTGGGTTCTCTCGTCTAGTGCATGCTATCCAAAAAAAATAACCGTGAGAGTGAGGTTTCCGTAACAATATGTGCGTGATTAAAAGCCCAACGGGATCCGCCGTTGCTGACCAGGAAACAAGTCGAAAACAAGGTAAACTTATCCTATGATGTGAAACAGTGTAATAATCTACAAGTAGCCTTATTATGGTATCCTTAAAGCATAACAAACAAGTTTAAAATTGCTGTACTCGTCTTGATGAACAAAAACATACGTGAGGTTGTTTGGACCACTTTCCTATAGGTGATTCTGTCGGATTCTCTTGGATGTTTCAAATTTCTTTGTTGATTTTATTCGTGGCATGATGGCAACCGCGTTAACATATATAAAAATTGCTTTTTATTTGTTGGTTTTTCGACCCTACAAATTGGGTTGAAATCGCTTTTCTGGTAGTGAGCAACCATTGATGGTGTGTTTGCATTCAGCTGTTGGATTGCATTCTAGAACCACAAGTGTCGACCGGTAACCATTTATAGGACAATGGGTGTGGAAAATGGGTGCTTGGTCTCGTGTCGCTCCAACCACACCGAATTGGCCGAGTTTAGGGTGCCTTGGAGAGTAAAATGAAATGTATTTTTCGACCCAGATAGTAAATAATAAAGAAAAAATTATGGATACTATATTTTGCAACAAAGGCTGCTGTTCACTACAAACCATAAAAAAGAAGAAACCAAAAGTCTGTGACCCCAACGAGCGGTACCCGTTTGAGAAACGCAAGGCTGGAGTTTTCGTCGAGTGTGGGAGCAAATTTCTGCTGGTTCAATCGTACAACGATTGCTGGGGCATTCCCAAAGGTCATATGGAAGCATACGATCACAGTCCCAAGACCTGCGCCGAGCGCGAACTTAAGGAGGAGACGGGCCTGGAAGTTAAACTAACCGACGCTCACCTGTTTCGAATCTTGCTGGACAATTACTACATTTACAAAATCTCCATCCCCAGTGTGGACCAGGTAGACCTTTCCGCACTCCCCCAGCTGGACTCGACGGGCATCGGTTGGGTGGACATGGAGTGTGCGTTCGACCTCAACCTGACAGTGTTGACGCAAAAGATATTGATGGCTCTGTCGTGCAACTAGAATTCCGGTGGTCTCGTTGCTCCCTAGAGAAAGTTACCTATAATAAATGGGACGACAAGTAACACCAATCTATCCCCGAACTAATGGTACTATTCAACCAGTAAACTTTCCAATCAGAAATATGGAACCGCCCAACCATTCGCTGCAAAGTGCGGGGTTTCAAATCCCTCCTCCCGACGCTCAGTTTCCTCGCTACCACGCCGCCGCCCCCCACCATCCGAGGGTTGAAGCGGCGGCGCCGTCGTGTTTGGACGTTGCGCGGCACGTCGAGTCGTGTCCCATCTGCAGTCGAATACACGACACGGACAAGACCCTCTACGTTCTGGTGATTGTTGGCCTAACAATTTTGTGCTTTTTACTGGTGAAACGAATCCTTAAACTGTAACTGTTGTGTGCGTATGGTCGTTTTGATTTTAATTTTTCTTGTAAAAAATTAAAATCTGCAAGGTGGGTTGGTGCTTTAAATATCCGGTACCCGAAAGTTTGTGATGAAAAAGTTTAGGTTTTGGTTCTTTACCGACCTGGGGACGGACGATTTGATGAAGGAGTTTATGGCGTCTTCCAACTCTGGCAGTTGAATTTTGTTTTCGAGGGGAGCGTAAAACTCGTGGAAAAAGATGCCAAACTTTTTGCGCGCGTTCAGGTTGAACCCTTCAAACTCCTCGTCATAGTCGCGGTAGTAGTCGTACTCGTTGTACTCTTGGTCGTCCATCTGCTCCGGCTCGTAAATCTCCACCTGCGTCTCGTCCACCTCCTCCTCCGGCTCCACCAGGGGAGCGAGTTGAATGTCGGGCTGATCAAACATGGAATCGGCGACTAGGGTGGGCGGCGGCCTTAGATCGGGCTTGTTGCCTTTGGGCACGTACTGGCGGACCCGACCCAAACAAAGGTACAGCGCCGTCTGCAGGTCTTGAAAGTTGAGTGCCGACAGTCCAAAGCGCAGGTTAACTTCCTTCAGTTTGAACAAGACGCTCAGTATGGCCAGCAGGACCTCATCTTCGCGGCGACTTTCCATCACGTTGAGGCGGCGCGACCGAATCTCCTGCCCCAGCAGGTACTTGGCCCAGATGAAGCACGACTTGTAGCGAATGTCCCAATCGTTGATGCCAACCAGCTTCTCGCTCTGCTTCAAACCATTGTAGACAATGGTCCAGATCTGGACCAGCGACTCGGTCGACAGCCCGTAGCGGGAATTTTTCCACTGCAGATAGTCGGGTATGGGCAGTCGCGAAATTTGCACACTGTCCATCAGGATAAAGCCGTGGAAGGGTGACATTTTAACCAGATCGTCATAGCTCACCTTGAAATTGAATTTGTACTTGGTGTGCACCATTAGGTTGTCGAGAATTGTAAAGTAAAAGTCAACCTTTTCCCGCACCACTTCGTGCACCATCGGGTCCTTTTCGACAAACTCCTCAAACGATGGGATTTTCTGAATTCGAAGGTTAATTTTGTCCATATATTTCCGATAGATTTGCGTCGTCTCGTCGGGGTTGTACTTGTCTTCAAACTTGAGGTCTCGAATGGCCCAAACCAGGTGCTTGACCGAATAGTCCATCAGCTTGTGGGTGATGGCCTCCTCCAAAAGCAGCAGCTTGCGCTGCTCCATCGTCTGCTGCTCGTGCGTCTTGCTCCACGCGTCCAGCGTTCGGATGGGGATTTTTTTAATGGTGTCATACAACCCTCTAATACTGGTCAGTTCGTATTTTTTATTGACTTCAAAGGCTATAAAGTGTGAAATGGTGGGAAAGAGAAGCATGTTGAGGTTTAGGGCTTGAGTGCGCCGCAGCGGCGACAAGACGCTGTCGGAGTCGTAGCTCACCGTGTAGGTTTCGGCCGGCTCCGCCGTAGCTTGCTGGGTCGTCGTCGCCTGGGGCACGGGAATCTTGACCGTCTCCCGTTCAAAGTGTTCAATTTCATCGTCTCGCGGAAAGTACCATTGGGCCTTAAACTTTTTAATCACATTCTTGATTTCGTCGGGGAGTGCCTTGGCTTCGAAAAGGTCCAGAATGCGTTTGGAAAAGTCGTTTCTCTTGCCCAGCTCAATGTCAAACAGCTGGTCCTTGAGTCGGCTCTTGTCCTCGGATCGGACCACATTTTTCGAGATGGCGTAGTCGACGAAGGCGTTGAGTGCCGCCACCCGCAGCTCGAGCAGGTTTTTGGCCAACACGGCCCGAATCGTGTTCTTTCGAACGATGCGAATCAGCGCGTTGGGGTCGGTGTACACCATAATGTTTCTCTTTTCGTGGAGCGTCATTATCGTGTCAATGTCGGGCGAGTTGTCGAAAACTTGCGTCTTGCCATAGTCCTGGACCAGGGCGTCGACCAACCGCTTGATGCTGCGTTTCCTATCTTTGGAAATGTACTTTTCCAAATTGTGCTTGCGCAAAGCCTTCTTCAGGTTGACCTCGGCAATGTAGGCAAGGTAGACGGCTTCTTGGTGCGCGTCACGGTCCTTCTCCGCCTGCAGTTCGTTGCGCACTTGTTCGAGCGCCGCGCCGTAAATGTTGTCGCCCGTTCCGTCCTCACCCACGCCCATAAACTTGTTGTTGGACTTGTAGACAATCTTTTGCGGGCTCGTTTCCAGCAGCGCTTGTCGAAAAACGGGATCGCGCTCCGATTCAACCATAATGGCCGTGTGTGCCGACGACTGAATTATCGACTTTTTAATGTGCTTTCGCATCTGAATAAAGGTGGAAAGCACCCTCGACGGCGGAGTGGCCATGAGTTCTTCCCGAAAAGTTCCAAACGGTAAAAGGTTCGAGTAGACGTAATTTATGACGCTGGAATAGTCTTCGGTTTTCACCGCCAATGGTACCTCGGCATCATTAGCAAGTTTTCCAAAGGGTTTATCCAAGCTGTTTCGCACGATAACTTGTGTCATTTATTATTTATTTTTTTAGCACCCATTTTCCTCCACGAACTGGGTAGTGAATACAAACCACCACCGCCAAGCTTTAATTTTTAGCTGGTAAAATTAAAGCTCAATCTCTAGTTTTCTACTGCGAGGGTAATGGTTCCACGTGACCACGAGGGTGAGTTTTTACAAAATTGATCGTCGGAACGTCAATCACTCCCGTCTGCTCCAACACTCCACTGTTGTGCTGCAGTTTTAAAACGGCGCGTTTCACCGTTTCCGGTGTAATGTGACCACCGGCAAGGTAGTTGTACCGTTTTAGGTACGTCAATACCATTTGATGGTTCATCTTTTCCGTAAAGGTACGCGGCTTCTCGCCGGCCAAGTGGTGGCCCGACTCTTGCGCCATTTTAAAGGCCCGAATCAGGTCGCGGCGTGTAAAGGCCGACAAGGGGCTCTTGTTGGGCAAGTGGCCAATTATTTGCGCCAGCTGGCTCGACACGGCAACGCACTCTTTTTGGGCGTACGCCGTCAAACCCAACACTAGCGCGGTGCAGCAAATGACGGTACAGGTCTTCATTTCGAGTTTATTTGTTCGTCAAATTAAGCGAAAAAAATTGTCCCTCCTACAGCCTACAAGGCGACCGCGTGTGACGCAAACGGACCACACAAGTCCAATCACACGCCAAAAGGCCTTGTTATGATTAATTTTCACCTAAACAATTGCAGTTAATAAATGGATAATTCTGCGCAAAAAAGTTGCTCCTACACGCCCGTGGCGTGCTACAATGCCTATACTCCAGCCCAGCAGGGCTTCTATGTGGTGCCCGATTACCAGACGTACGGCTACCAAACGTTGACCAGCGCCAGGGCCGGAGCCCTCCCATCCTGCTCCCGCTACTTTAGCGTCCAAAACGCCTACGGCTCCTGCAGTACCATGTCGTACGTGCGGAAGGACTGCATCTAGGGTCAATTTTGACCAAGTACTGCCATTTCCAGAAAAATGATTTTAGGGTGGAAAAATAACCATAAAAATACCAATTGTCAACAAGCTTGATAGTTACTCTACAATGAATACAAACAACCAGGAAACGTCCAACGTCGTCAAACTGAGTGTCTCTCGGTTTGAGCGAAGCACCAAGAATCGTCATCTTTTGCCAATTTTGGTTGAAAGGTTCGATTCGTCCAGCCCCGTCACGGAGTGGGATGTCCACGTGTTTACCGACGATTCGCACCCCGTCTATCCCGTGTTTCAACCACTCGTTCCGTGCGTGTTCAAGTTTGCCCAAAACCACCGGTTGTCGACCAACATTTTGGTAGATGCCGGATCCAAGGTCACCTCTTGGTCCTGCGTCTATTCAAAAAAAATCCATCCCATGGTGGTTCACCACCCTGAACGGATGACCGGTTCGTTCAAAAAGCAAGAGCGCAACGACATTTCGCTTTGGATTGGCACTCCGACTCGGGCTGCCACCGTAGCAACGTCGTGCGACTCTAGCTGCTTCTCGTCCCCCACCAACGACGACGACGAGGGCTACGACGTGTGCGGAATGTACGACATGCGCCCGCCCACGACCAAGTGTCAAGGGTGCAGCGCCACCGTCTCGCCTCAGTCAAACAACAGCGTTGACGAGGGCTACGACGTGTGCGGAATGTACGACATGCGTCCACCCACGACCAACGGTCACCACGCAACGGTGACTGTAAATGGTCAAAACAAACCAGTGACTCCCCCTCCGGGAATTGCAACCAACCCAAACCTCACTTGGACTTTGAGGAAGTTTAGGTTCTTTTTCCACCAAGAACCGGAAACAACATCGATAGTCTTGTATTAAATTTCAATGGACCCTTTAAAATTTTGGTACTAGAAATAGTTTGTCAAAATTAATGGTACAATGCAGTTTTTTGGTTTTTCAAAATTTTTCAATGCTCCTTTTGAGCATTGAAAAACTATACAACCACCTTTCTCTACAATATGGTGCACTTGAACCAATCAAGTTTCAATTTTCGACCACATGTTCGAGTTTGGGCGGGAATGGAAGGAGGACAGCTCGGTGCGGCGACTGAAGCCACAGCATTGTCATACTCATTGCGCACCCGTCTCAGGTTAATGGTCAGCTGCCGCTGGCAAACAATGTCGTTTTGAACACTCCAAACATTAAACTGCTTTTCCATATTTTATTACTTTATTAATAAATGTCAAATTTCCGAGTAGAGTCCAAAATTCGTCTATCCGATACGGACATTGCGGTTTTACACCAGCGTATCGTCCAGCTGGAATCGACCGTCACTCGATTGGCTGAAAACGACCTTCAAAACACCATAGATTCCAAACCACTAACGGAGGTTATCGTTCGAAATTCAACCAACATTGAACAGCTGCAGAAGCAGATGGCTCAGTGTTCGTGTGGTCAATTTTGACCACCTCGACCGGTACGAATAATTTCATCGTAAATTAACTAATAAATAAATGTCGTACTCGTGTCCCAAACCTTGCAGACAACTGTCTGGCCCATTCCCGATCGCACGATCCGAATGGGATATGAAACAAAATGCGCACTTTTGCCCCGAGTGCCAGCATGACTATGTTTCCGCCAACTTAAAGTACCCCGAACCACCACCATACGTAGCGCAATACCAGTGCGTCCCATGTGCTCCACCCCCACCACCATCCCCACCCAAAAAACTTTGCCACTGCACTCAAAGTGCTGCTCCACCACAACCACAAATTGTCGTCCCTCCAACACACCCTCATCACGCCCCACCCCACCCAAAACCACACGTTCCAGTCAAACCAACCACCATCACCAAAACCGTTTGTCATCAGGTTCCGGTCACTTATTACCATTAAATCGACAAACGATACAAAATTTTTAAAGCTTCATTTGAGCTTTAAAAATAACATTTCCTCCTAATGGAGGTTTGGGACCTTTGCGGTTGTTTACACGTAGGTCCTAGCACTCGCCTCACCGTTTGCACACCGTTTGCACACCGCTTGCACACTGCTCAACTCTTGCGTAAATTTCAGGGCTCAGAATCCGAGCTCCAAGTTTTGAACGACACGCATCGCATTCGATTCAAACTCGTTGGGTTAGATTTTGAGACTCGAAATTTACTACGTGCAGGAGCGAGTAGCGAGGGGAGTAAAGTGGTTTGAACAATACTCGTAGTTTATGGTTAATAAAAGCAATAACTATTCCATTACAATCTGTATGGTTACAGAAAGCACTAATTCTATAATATGTTTGTTATGGTTCAATAGAACCAGTATACTACAACCGCTTGATCCACTACCTATCCACTACTTGCACTACGCACTACTCCCTTGCGGTCGTACTCGTTACGCTCGCTACTTGCACCAACTCTTGTCTAAATTTCGAGCTCCAAAATCCAAGGCTCTCGTTTTGAACGACACGCATCGCATTCGATTCAAACTCGGTGGGTCAGATTTTGAAGCTTGAAATTTAGACAAGCTCCAGTGCGCTAGCGCAACGTGTGGGTAACGACCGCTAAAGAGTACGACCGTTAGGGAGTAGTGGGGTTGAACAATATCCACAGTTTATGGTTAATAAAAGCAATAATTCTCCTAGTACGGTTATTATGGTTACAGAAAGCACTAATTCTATACTACAATTGTTATGGTTCTTAAGAACCAATATGCTACAACCAATACTTTCATTACCTATGCACTACGCTCGCTACTCGCTAGTGCCTCGCTGCGCTCGTGTAAATTTCAGAGCTCAAAATCCGGGGTGATGATTTCGAACGAAACGCATCGCACTCGATTCAAACTCGTTGGTCCAAAATTTGGGCTCTGAAATTTACTACGTGCACCAGCGCGGCGAGGTGAGACGAATAGATGAACCATTCTATCCACTATCCATAGTTTATGGTTAATAGAAGCAATAACTATTCTATTAAAATCTGTATGGTTATAGAAAGCACTAATTCTATACTACAATTGTTATGGTTCTTTAGAACCAATATAATACAACCCATTCCAACCACTCTACTCCCTACTCGCTACTCCCTTACGGTCGTACTCGTTACGCTCGTTACGCTCGTTACGCTCGCTATCCACTACTACCCACTACTCGCTCCAACTCTTGCGTAAATTTCGAGTCTCAGAATCCGAGCTCCAAGTTTTGAACGACACGCATCGCACTCGATTCAAACTCGTCAGTCCAAAATTTGGGCTCTAAAATTTACAACAGCGGTAGCGCGCCAGTGCGTTAGTGCAACGAGGGGGTAGTGGGTTTGAACGATAGTAATACTTTATGGTTAATAGAAGCAATAATAATCTACTACAATTATTATGATTATTAGAAGCATAATTCTTCTATTGAAATTACTGTGGTTCAATAGAAGCATAATTCTTTATTGCAATTGCTATGGTTCTTTAAAACCAATATACTACAACCACTTGCCTCGCTACTCGCTACGCTCACTGCCAACTCTTGCGTAAATTTCAGAGCTCAGAATCCAAGGCTCACATTTTGAACGACACGCATCGCATTCGATTCAAACTCGTCAGTCCAAAATTTGGAGCTTGAAATTTAGACAAGCAAAGCAAATGGGTAAGCGAGCGCAGCTAGTAGTTCAACCAATAGTAATAGTTTATGGTTAATAAAAGCAATAATATTCTACTATTCTATGGTTCAGCAGGAGCTATAATTCTCTACAATAATTTATATGGTTCTAAAGAACCACCATACTACCACCACTTGCCCCATCCACTACCCATCCACTACGCTCGCTACTCGCTAGTGCCAACTCTTGCGTAAATTTCAGAGCTCAGAATCCAAGGCTCACATTTTGAACGAGACGCATCGCATTCGAATCAAACTCGTCAGTCCAAAATTTGGAGCTTGAAATTTAGACAAGCGCCAGTGCTAGTGGGTAACGAGCGTAGCGAGCGTAGCGAGTACGACCGTAAGGGAGTAGCGAGTACGACCGTAAGGGAGTAGCGAGTACGACCGTAAGGGAGTAGCGAGTACGACCGTAAGGGAGTAGCGAGTACGACCGTAAGGGAGTAGCGAGTACGACCGTAAGGGAGTAGCGAGTACGACCGCAAGGAAGTAGCGAGTACGACCGCAAGGAAGTAGAGTGGTTTGAACAATGTCCATAGTTTATGGTTAATAGAAGCAATAATTCTATACTATAATTATTATGGTTCAGTAGAAGCCATAATTCTCTACTGCAATTGTTATGGTTTTGTAAAACCAATATAATACACTTACTGACTTCTTTTACTACCAACTTTGCACCCACTCGCTTCGCGCTACCCGCTTGTTCCAACTCTTGTCTAAATTTCGAGTCTCAAAATCCAAGCTTCAAGTTTTGAACGACACGCATCGCACTCGATTCAAACTCGACGGCTCTAAATTTGGGCTCTGAAATTTACTACGTGCACCAGCGCGTGTTAGTCCAACGAGTGGGTGATGGGGTTGAACAATATCCACAGTTTATGGTTAATAAAAGCAATAACTATTCCATTACAATCTGTATGGTTATAGAAAGCCATAATTCTCTCACTGCAATTGTTGTGGTTCTGTTGAACCAATATACCACAACTACTCGCTACGCTTGCTAGTCACCCACTCGTTGCGCTAGCACAAATTTCAGAGCCCAGAATCCAAGGCTCAAGTTTTGAACGACACGCATCGCATTCGAATCCAACTCGTCAGTCCAAATTTTGAGCTATGAAATTTAGGCAAGCGCAACGCGTTGGCATCAGTGGGTAAGCGAGCGCAGCTAATAGTTCAACCAATAGTAATAGTTTATGGTTAATAAAAGCAATAATTCTCTCACTACGGTTATTATGGTTCAGCGGGAGCTATAATTCTCTGCTACAATTGTTATGGTTCTGTGGAACTAATATACTACAATCACCCTGTCCACTACTCCCGAACGGTCGTACTACCCACCCAACTCTTGTCTAAATTTCGAGTCTCAAAATCCGAGCTTCAAGTTTTGAACGACACGCATCGCACTCGATTCAAACTCGACGGATCTAAATTTGGAGCTTGAAATTTAGACAAGCGCAACGAGTGGGTAGTGTGATTGAAGCAAGTGGGTAGTTCAACCAATAGCAATAGTTTTTGGTTAATAAAACCAATAATTATTTTACTATTCTATGGTTCAACAGGACTAATATTCTTCAACACCGAGGGGGTCAAAACTACCCCCACCTTTTTAGGTTTAAATTTACCATTAATTTACAACAATGAAACTACTCTACAATATCCACCGTTTATGGTTCAGTAGAAGCAATAATTCTCTACTACAATTGTTATGGTTCTACAGAACCAATATACTACAATTAGACTTTTACTACCCACTACGCTCGCTACTACCCACTGCTTGCACCAACTCGTGCCTCGTTGCGCTCGTGTAAATTTCAGAGCTCAGAATCCGGGCTGCAAATTTTGAACGAGACGCATCGCACTCGAATCAAACTCGTTGGTCCAAAATTTGGAGCTTGAAATTTACTACAGCGCCAGTGCTAGTGGGTAGTGAGTAAACGATCGCAGCTAATAGTTCAACCAACAGTAATAGTTTATGGTTAATAAAAGCAATAACTATTTCATTACAATTTGTATGGTTACAGAAAGCACTAATTCTATACTACAATTGTTATGGTTCTTAAGAACCAATATGCTACAACCAATACTTTCATTACCTATGCACTACGCTCGCTACTAGCTAGTGCCTCGCTGCGCTCGTGTAAATTTCAGAGCTCAGAATCCGGGCTGCAAATTTTGAACGAAACGCATCGCATTCGAATCAAACTCGACGGCTCTAAATTTGGGCTCTGAAATTTAGACAAGCGCGGCGCGTTAGCACAAGTGGGTAAGAGAGCGCAGCTAATAGTTCAACCAATACTCGTAGTTTATGGTTAATAAAAGCAATAACTATTCCACTAGTACGATTATGGTTATAGAAAGCACTAATTCTCTACTACGATTGTTATGGTTCTGTAGAACCGATACATTACAACCACTCTCCACTACTCACTGGTACACCAACTCTTGCGTAAATTTCAAGCTCCAAAATCCAAGGCTCCCGTTTTGAACGAGACGCATCGCACTCGAATCAAACTCGCCAAGCCCACATTTAGAGGGGAGCGTGGATGGACACGAGAGCAAGGCTCGAACCAAAAGGTACGTGTCAATCTTAATTTGGAATTGTGTAAGTTATGTTGAATCTGAACCTTTAAATGAATCCAAGGGGTTAAAAATTGAATTTTTGGGGTGGAAAAATTATATTATAAAGAATATAATGGATAAACCGAGTACAAAAATTGTAAATGATTATACCCACTTTTATGCCTATTCGTGGCACGTGGACGAAGAGTCGGTGGACGAAACCTTTATCCGGGTTTATGGTTTGGACGAAGCCAACGAAAACGTTTGCGTCAGCGTAAACGGGTTCCGACAGTTTGTGTGGGTTGAGCTGCCGTCGTTTATCGACTGGAGCCTGAGTCACAACGTGGACCGGGTAGTGCGGTACTTTGAACAGACGTGGCCCAACGTTGGGGTGCAGTTTAAAATGTACCGCAAGCTGTACGGAGCCAATTTGAAGCAGTCGCGAAGTAATGGAGAATATGTCCATAAAAAATTTCCCTTTCTCCAGTGCTCGTCCATGTCGTGGAAAATGTTGAAATTTACGCTGCCGACGGCCTTGAAAACGCCGCAGCGAATTATGGGCTTGGGTTCCATAAAATTTCGAGTTCATGGACAGGACGCGTGTCCGCGGTTGCAGTTGACGTCCAAGTACAACTTGCCGACGGCCGGGTGGATCCAGTTTAAAGGCATTGAAATCTTGGACCAGGACGTCAAGTTTTCGCAAAGTTGTCGCGAGTTTATGGTGGACTTGTCCGATAAAAATTGGGGCAAGCCGTCGACGATGATTTGCAGGTCGGACAAGACGACGGTTCCGAGACCGCTCATCTTGAGCTTTGACTTGGAAGTCAACTCGGAGGAGGTGGTGACCATGCCCAAGGCGACAAAGCCCGGCGACGTGGTGTTTCAAATCTCGTGCATCTTTAACCGGTTGGGTGGGGTGGAGAATGAGGTGGAGCGGTACCTTTTATCGTTGGGCAATCCGACGGAGCAAATTGTGGGGGCGACCATCCTGCGATATTCGACGGAGAAGAAGCTGCTTATGGGCTTTCGAGACCTGGTGAATGAAAAGAATCCCAACGTCATTACGGGGTACAACATTTTCAACTTTGACATTCCGTACCTGATGGACCGGACCGTGTACAAGTCCATCTTTGTCGAGTGGGCGCAGCAGGGGTTTGCCAAAAATAGACCGGGCATTCCGCGTGAAATTCGATGGTCGTCTTCAGCCTACAAAAATCAAGAGTTTAAATACCTGGACTGTGAGGGGCGGTTGTACATTGACTTGCTTCCCGTGGTTCAACGGGACTTTAAACTCAACGACTACAAGCTAAAGACGGTGTCGACCTTCTTTATCGGCGAGACCAAGGATGACTTGGACCCTACGAGCATTTTCCGCTGCTATCGGGAGGGGACGAGAGACGACTCGCCCAAGGCGAGCCATTTCATGTCCATCTGCGGCAAGTACTGCATGCAGGACTCGATGCTCGTCTACAAGTTGTTTGAGAAGCTCAACGTCTGGTACGGCTTGTCGGAGATGGCGGTGGTGTGCAACGTGCCCATGATTACCCTCTTTACCAAGGGTCAGCAGATTAAGGTCTACTCCCAGCTGTACAAGTACTGTCTGGCGGCCAAAATCATCCCGGAAAAGGATGGGTACATTGTGGCGGAAAACGAGCGCTACGTTGGCGCACACGTGTTTACTCCCAAACCGGGCCTGTACGAGAATGTTATTCCGCTCGACTTTAGCTCCCTGTACCCCAGCCTAATGATTGCCTACAACATTGACTACTCGACGTGTGCCTTTGACGCGTCCATCCCGGACCAACTGTGCCACATTATGGAGTGGGAAGACCATATTGGGTGCGCTCATGATCCCAAAGTGGTGGAAAAGGAGCGGTTGACGCAGCTCATCAACACGTTGAAAAATAAGGAGGAGGTTTCACGGATGCGCAAAGAAAGGTCAGAAATCACCAAAAGTCTAAGCAAAAATGTAATGTGTGAAAAGCGCAAGTACCGGTTCCTCAAGAGCACGACAGAGGATGGACGGTTCAAGGGCGTGCTGCCCACCATCGTTCAAAACATGTTGGATGCGCGCAAGGAGACGCGAGCCGAGATGGGTCGGCTAAAGAAGCGACTGGGTACGGCGGTGGGTGAGGAGGCGACCCACCTACAGACGCAAATTGCCATCTTGAACCAGCGCCAGCTGGCTTACAAGGTGTCGGCCAACTCAATGTACGGCATAACGGGCGTCAAGGCCGGCATGTTGCCGTTTATGCCCGTCGCCATGTCCATCACCTTTATGGGGCGCACAAATATTGCCCGCGTCGCCCAGCTGTTGCAGACGCAGTACCAGGGCGAGCTCGTCTACGGGGACACGGACTCAAACTATGTTTCCTTCAACCATAAAAACATGTCCATGTCCGAGCTGTGGGACTATGCCATTCGGGTGGCGGATGAAATCTCCCAGCAGTTTCCCCCACCCATCAAGCTAGAGTTTGAAGAGGCCATCTATTCAAAGTTTTTAATCTTGACCAAGAAGCGCTACCTCTATCAGACGGCGCTGCGCGATGGTACCATCAAGAAGGAAATTGGCAAGCGGGGAGTGGTGCTCAACCGCCGCGACAATAGCGGGTTCATTCGAAAAATTTACCAAAACATGGTGGACAGCATCTTTAACCATGTGGCGGGGGAAGGGCGCGACCTCAAGTCGGTCGTGTTGGACGTGGTGACGGCGGACATTTGCGCCCTCTTTAACCACCAGTTTCCGGTGGATGACTTTGTCATCACCAAATCGACGGGCAACTATGGTGACTTGCAGCCGGAGAATTTCGTCAACGAGAAGGGTGTGCCGCGGGCCATGTTGGGTCAGTACAACGTGCCCTGTCTGACCAGCCAAGTCCGCGAGGAGGAACGCATCGAGACGGAGGAGCAGGAGCAAAACTGGTACTTGGACAAGTTGCCGGCGCACATTCAACTGTTGGAGAAGATTCGGCGCCGCGGCCAGATGAAGAATGAGGGCGGGCGGCTCGAGTACGTCATTGTGGAGACCAACAGCCTCAAGGACAAGCAGTCGACCAAGATTGAGACGCTGCCCTACTACACCAAGAATCGAGGCATTTTAAAGCTCGACTACCTCTACTACCTGCACCGCTGCATCAACCCGTTGGACCAGATTTTGAAGGTGGTCTTTGACCTGGACGATTTCGTCAAGCGTCAGTACAAGGCGCGGGAGGCCAAGAAGAAGGTGACGCTGGAATTGGGCGAGTTGTTTAGGCCCAATTTCATCATTGAAAAGTCCCAGCTGCAGCTGGTTCGGGCCCGCGCGGATGAGGTGTACCGCCTGGTGTACGGCACGGCAGCCGACTGTCGCGCCCAACTGGGCGAGCTCGGGCCCGATTGGTGCGTGCGGGCAAAGTTTGAGTACGTTCCGTTGGTCGACGACCCCTACCGCTACTTTCAGCAAAAGTATGGTGCCACCGGATCACTCAAGACCAAGTTTGACTTTGAAGGGCGCGACATTCGGCTAAACAATCAGCCGGAAAGTAAGCTTGTGTCAACCTTAAAACGTGAATTTAAATAACACACCGACGCACCCAACAATCCAATTTCTACTTTTTTCTTTTCTGGTACAAGTTACCACAAAAGAAATTTGCGGCAGAGTTTGACTGTCGGAGTAAAACAACCTAAAACGTGGTTCAATCGGTAAATTTAAGGTTTATGGTTCAAATAACCATAACAAGTAAAATTGGTAAGAAAAAAAATGAAATTTTCAAAAACAAAAAAAATATAATAAATAACCATAAAATCCAACAAGAATGAATCAACTATATTCGTTTTTTAAAAATTGTAATAGCTTCGGTGCACCACCTCCCTTGTACACGCACGTTTTCCTAGGGTCTCGCCCGGGCAAGTTTTACTTGTCGGCGTCCTCGGATAACGAGTTTTACACCTTGTACAACTCGCTGGTGGAGGCCAAGACGCCCGTCTGTGTTGCCGAGAAGCAAGACGACTACGTCCCCCTGCTCGGGGACGTTGATTTGAAGGTTTGCATTGACCAAGAAAATGCATTTTTAAAAAAGACGCGAGTATTGTACGGGGAGGAGGAGTTGCGCGCCATTGTAAAGTGTTTTCAAGACACAATCAAAAAGAATGTGGTGGACTGGAGAGATTACCACCTCATTTGCGTGGCCCTGGAGAAGAAACCGTACATGGCGGGTGAATATTTAAAGAATGGATTTCACCTTCACTTTCCCTACCTCTACCTGGAGAAGGAAAAGGTTAAAAACGTCATCATTCCCAAGATTAAGGAGATGGTGGCCGCCTTCCGGCTGGGATCGGGCAAGCGCCTGTTTGCCGACATTGACGATGCGCCTGAAAATTTCATCGACGATGTGACCAACAAGTGCTGGCTCATGTACGGTAGTTCCAAGTCGGAGGACAAGAAACCGTACCGCATCAGCCAGGTGTACAGCGGCAACTTGGAGCCGATGGACTTGTACGAGGCCTTTTCCATCAAGCCCTTCTACACAAAGGAGGAGGAGCCCATAACGGTGACGGTGGACAATGTGAAGAAAATCCTGCCCCAATTGTTGAGCATTTCCTCCATAAAAAAGGAAGTGTTGAACGTAAAGACCCCAATGGACCTTAAAATTCCGACTAAAATCTACCTCAAGCAGGAACTAAAGGACATTGAGGGGGAAAATTCCGAAACCATCAAGCGGAACTTGAAGGATGCCAAGGACCTTTTGAAAATTTTAAACAAGAAGCGAGCCAACGAGTACAATTCGTGGTGGGATATTGGCATCATTTTGTTCAACATTGGCCATGGGTGCGAGGACGCCTTTACCATTTGGGACAAGTGGAGCTCCTACTCGGACAAGTACGATCCGGACGCGTGCGTCCAGGTGTGGAACTCGATGCACTTGCGCAACCCTCGGTTTAGCAAAATTAAGGGTATGGGTTCGCTTCGTTGGTACGTCAAGCAGGACAACCTCAAGGGCTACACGGCGTGGGTTGACAAGATGCATGGGCTGGTCCTGGACGAAAAGAACCTGGTAGAGTGCGTTACTCGGTTGGAGATTATGACGACCGACACGCCCCTGGCCCGACTCATGCTCGACCTGTACTCGGGCGAGTACGTCTTTTCCGACGCCGGCTGGTACTCGTTCAACGGTACCATTTGGTCTCCCGTCAAAGTTTTGAAAGATTTTAGGGTTAAATTTGAACACATTTCGACCAAGTACAAAGAAATGAGGAAACGAATTATGGAGCTCATTTACCACAAGAATGACGACAGCGGACGAGACAGCGAGGAGGATAGCCAAGAGGAAGAGGTGTCCAGCAGCCAGGAACAGTTGTCGGCCAAACACCGCGCCATTCTGATGGCCAAGTACCGTGACATTAACCGCGCCATAAACAAACTTGAAAACTTTGCCACGCAGAATGGCATTTTGAAAATGTGTGAAGTCTTTTTCTACAATGAAGACTTTTCCGACCTATTGGACGAGAACCCGCTGCTGATTGCGTTCAAGAATGGTGTATTTGACTTTGAAACGCTAACATTTAGAAAAGGGTTGCAGTCCGACTATTTGTCCAAGACGCTCAACATTAGGTACGACGACACCCTAACCGACGACAGCGAAGAAGTGCTCGAGTTGTACAACTTTTTGAGCAAAATTTTCCCCGACGAAAAGGTGCGCGCCTACTTTGTGGACCAGATTTGCGAAGTGTTTCGCGGCGGCAACCGCGACAAGATTGCCATGTTTTGGACCGGCAACGGCAACAATGGCAAATCAGTCACACAAAGGCTCTTTGAAACCATGATTGGGAAAAAGTTGGCCGTCAAGCTGTCCACCAGCGTTTTGACGGAGCGAATCCAGCCGGGGCAACCCAACCCTCAGCTGACGCGTCTGCGCGGAGGCATCCGTTGGGGCGTCTTTGACGAGTGGGGCAAGACGGAGCAAATTTTGAGCGGATCACTCAACGTTTTGACGGGTGGTGATTCGCTACCCTGCCGCGACCTATTTCAAAAAGGGTCCGATAGCAGTGACTTTACGCCAATGTTTAAGCTGTTGTGCATCTGCAACGAGCTGCCGTGTTTAAAGGATGCGGTCGACGCCACCTGGGACCGCATTCGCATCATCCCGTTCGAGTCCAAGTTTGTGGCCAGGGAAAAGTGCCCCGAGACGGAGCAGGAGCAGCGGGAGAAGAAGCTCTTTCTCTGCGACACGGAGATTACGCAAAAGGACCGGATGGAGTCGCTGGCCCGAGCGCTCGGCTGGTACCTGGTCAAGATTTTCAAGGAAAAGGAAAAGAAAAGGCGCAACGGAACCTACCAAGTCACCATTCCCGACAAGGTCAACGACGCCAAGTTAAAGTACCAAGCCAAGTGTGACATTTTGGCCTTCTTTATGGAAGAAACATACCTCAAGACGGACAACCAGGACCACAAGATTCCATTCGACGACATGTACATTAGCTTTAAAAACTGGTACATCAACTCCTTCTCCGGCAAGATGGTCACCCTCAACAAGCACGAGTTTATCGAAATGGTGCGCAACAAGTACAATCTGACCGAAACGGACAAGGCGCTGCGCGGCTACATGTGGAACAGAAACTACGACGACAGCGACGACGAATGATGCGACACGAACCACGGCAATGACGGTCCCGACCCCTCTCTAGAGTCACTTGGGATGACAATTTTGGTAGAAAAGAACCGTAATAAACAATGTCTCACGTTTCAGTCATTGCAGCCCGACTGCTGGTTTGGGTTGGAATTTTACTATGTTTGGGAGTGCCGCAGTTGTGGGCCAACCCAATCTACCTTTACGAACCATCGGCCAACAAGTCAACACGCGCGCCGCAAGTGCTCGGCGTCCCACCAGAGGTGTACGCTTTTACCGTCTCGTGTAAGGCATGTTGGCTACCCTAAGATTTTTAATTTTTTAAGAAAAATTAAAAAACACACAAAACAATGGCTTTAGCTACTTTCCACCACCGACCACAGGTTGTTGGTGTCGAGAAATTTCTTAATGTCTTTATAGTTTACGAGTACCTTTAGTTCTTCCGAACCTAGAGTGGACGGGACGTCACCACCGCCACAACCACCGCCACAACCACCGCCGCCCATTTCTGGGGTGAAAGTGGCATATTTCAAGCTCAGAAGACGCTTAACCCGTTCCAACAGGCGGCAGACGGTCTTGAAATTGTTGTACAACTTGAGGTAGCGAAGCGCCTCAATGTGAAAATAGCGAAAGTGAAACGACTCGACGTAGGCCGAATAGTACAGGGTTTGCAGCTCGTGGTACTTGAGCCACAACTTTTCCACCTGCAAAAGGACACTAGGTCCAGGGTCGATGGTAACCTCGTGAGGGGTAGGAGCGACACGACAACTATTCATGGTGGGACGCAATTTTATTTAGTCCAATTTTCCCACCTAAATAAATGGAATCTACAGATGTAAATCACTCCACGGCGTGGGCCCCGGGAGGGATGGCCCACATCATTTCCGAAGCCGTCATCGCTGGAAGCATTGGACTTTACTTTTGGAAGAAAATTTCCGCCCTGGAACAGACGGTTCAAGAGCTTCAATCGCAGCTCGAGGTGCAAAACAACCAGCTCCAATGGTTGATTCAACAACAAACGCGACGATTGGCCGTGTCCCCTCTGGCCGTGTCCCCTCTGGCCGTGTCCCCTCTCCCACCGCAGCGAGATTACCGGCAACAATCCACCACCACCAACGCAGCCGGCAATAATGGTGCCTACCCTTCCTTTCAGTTTAAACCACCGAAAACGGCCATCAAAGGTGACGCCGCACCACCTCAAGCAACCCCAAAAATGCAGTGCGACAATGGCGTTTGCAAGCTTGTCCGTCCCCTACAGGCAACACACGGCAAGGGTGCAAGAGCACCATCTCCGGAGAAGAAAACCGTCTCCATTTCCAAGATTGCCAAACAGATTGAGTTTGAGCACGACCAGATTGCGCCGGCCCGCACGGCAACAACCCAAGTTTCCACCTTTTCCAAGCCCTCGCCGAACCCGGTCCTTCGCTCCATCACTCCCAACCCCAGCATCGGCGAGGGACGGGATGGAGACGAGAGCGGTCCGTCCGCCCGCGCCTTGGACAAGATCCTAAACGATATCGACTGCGAATGAAGCGGGTGTGGTCTAGTTTCACCTTTGGTCACTTGGTCGAGTCGCACAACGCCCCAGCTCCGTCCAGTGTCACCGTTTTACAGTAAATAAATGCAGAAAAGTAAGAGTATTTTTATACCCAAGGCGTTCGCCCCCCAACAACAAGCCCAAGCTCCGCCGTCCAAGCTAGACAACAAGGATCCATCGGTGGAGGGGGAGGGTGCCAGCAAACCTAAAGATGACGAGTACCTTTCGGAAAATGTACTCTCGCACATTAATTCGACGATTGAAAAGCTGGTCAAGCCATACGAAATCTTTCCCAGTGAAGACATCCGTCCCGATCTGTTTGCCCTCGTCACCGCCCTCGAGGCCAAGATGGAGGATTGTATCCGACGCAACGGTGACACCATCACCGGCCCGCTGCGCCTCCTGACCCAACCGGCGGCCAACTTTGACGTGACCAACAAGGAGTACGTGGACTGGATCTACTCGATTGTCAACACGCGGCTCGACTCAAAGTGGGACCGCAACGCCGATATCGACATGAACCACTTTAAGATTAAAAACATCCAAACACCGCAAGAGTTGCACGATGCCGCCACCAAAGCCTACGTTGACGAAAAGGTTGAACTAATCAACAATTTACACACCATCCCGACGCACCATTTATGGAGCAAGGCAACCCTTGTTGGCAAAAAGACGTGGTTTTTCCACCCTGGTTTCATATGTCCACAAACGTTGCACCTTAGCGCGATAGGGTTCTCCACCTCCCCAAACAAGTACAAAATTGGGGAAAAGACCAAGTTTGGAGAACTCAACCCCACCCGGTTGTACGTGGTCGTCAACCAGGAAATTCGAAGCGAACATGTGGTGGAAAAGGACGTTCAAATTGGGTACATTTTGAAAAGGTTTGAAACTCCCATAGTCTTGGAGGAGGGCTGCAACTTTCGACTAATGACCGAGTCGTGCCTGCCCGACGCCTCCGTCAACGTGTCGTTCTACTAGGGGTTTCAAAGTTGGAAAATGTAGTAAATTTCTCCAATAATAAATGAGCGGAGATTGTATTGCCAGCTTGAAAATGGTTGAGTCTCAACCATTAAATTCCAAAGAAGTTGAATATGTTGAAAAATTGCTCGACCCATTCGATCCCGTCGACACCGTAGAAAGGTTCACCCACAACCCAAACGATCCCATATCTGTCCCCATCGACCCCGCACTAATCTGGTCCCGAAAGGCCATCATGCGATTGATTGGTCTAGTGGTCGTCCTCATCATCAACTTTCCCAAAGTTCGCGACAAGATCAACCTCAACCCCTACCTGGTGTGGGTCATCACAACCCTAATTTTAATGGGTGTCTTTTACTGAGAAAATTTCACCCAATCGATTTTAATGGTCGATAAACCATTAAAATTTACCAAAACTTTGTGCTTTTTTTGAACCATAAACTATTACTATTGGTTGAACCTGTACCCACTTGCGCCTGTGCAGGCAGTAAATTTCAGAGCTCTTAATTTGGACGAACGAGTTTGATTCGAGTGCGATGCGTCTCGTTCAAAACTTGCAGCTCGGATTCTGAGCTCTGAAATTTAGACAAGAGTTGAGCTGTGTATAAGTAGTGGGTAGTGGGTAGAATGATTGTAGTATATTGGTTCTTTAGAACCATATAAATTGTAATATAGAATTAGTGCTTTCTATAACCATACAGATTTTAATAGAATAGTTATTGCTTTTATTAACCATAAACTATTACTATTGGTTGAATCTGTACCCACTCGCCTTGTTACACTCGCTGCTCTCGTTGTAGTAAATTTCGAGTCTCAAAATCTAATCCATCGAGTTTGATTCGAGTGCGATGCGTTTCGTTTAAAATCGTCAGCTCGGATTTTGGAGCTCGAAATTTAGACAAGAGTTGGGAGGCAAGAGTTGGTCTAGCTGGTAGCGAGCGTAACGAGCGTAGCAAGTAGCGAGTGTGTAGCAAGTGGTTATGGTGTATTGGTTCTTTAGAACCATACAAATTGTAGTAGAGAATTATTGCTTCTGTTGTACCATAATAATTATAGTAGATTATTATTGCTTCTTTAGAACCATAAATCGTGGGGGTTAAATCAACCTCACCAACAGTTGATGTTCTGCTCGTGCTAACACGCTTCGCTTACTCCCTAGCGGTCGCTCCTCGCTTCGCTCGTTGCTCGCTTCGCTCGCTTGTCTAAATTTCAAGCTCCAAATTTAGAGTCGACGAGTTTGAATCGAGTGCGATGCGTTTCGTTCAAAACTTGAAGCTTGGATTCTGAGCTCTGAAATTTAGACAAGAGTTGGAGCAAACGAGTAGTGGATGGCGAGTGGGTGGAGAGTGGTTGTGATATATTGGTTCTAAAGAACCATAACAATTGTAGTATAGAATTAGTGCTTCCTATAACCATACAGATTTTAATAGAATAGTTATTGCTTTTATTAACCATAAACTATGAATATTGTTTAAACCCACTACTCGCTACGCTCGCTCCCCACTTGTGCTAACACGCTTCGCTTGTCTAAATTTCAACCTCCAAATTTAGAGTCGACGAGTTTGAATCGAGTGCGATGCGTCTCGTTCAAAACGTGAGCCTTGGATTCTGAGCTTTGAAATTTACACGAGCGCAACGAGGCACGAGTGGGTAGCAGTGGGTAGAGAGTGGTTGTAGTATACTGGTTCTATAGAACCATAATGATTGTATCAGGCTTCTATTGAACCATATTAATTATAATAGAGAATTATTGCTTCTATTGAACCATAAACTATGGGTATTACTTGAACCACTCGCTTCGCTTACTCCCTAGCGGTCTCGCTTGCGCTGCGCCACTCGCTTCGCTCGCTGTCGTAAATTTCAGAGCTCAAAATTTGGACGAGCGAGTTTGAATCGAATACGATGCGTGTCGTTCAAAACTTGCAGCTCGGATTTTGAGACTCGAAATTTACACGAGCGCAGCGAGGCACGAGTGGGTTGGTGGATAGAGTAGTTGGAGTACATGGTTGTAGTATGTTGGTTCTAAAGAACCATAACAATTGTAGTATAGAACTATAGCTCCTGCTGAACCATACAGATTGTAATAAAATAGTTATTGCTTATATTAACCATAAAGTATTACTATTGGTTGAACCACTATATCCACTACTCCCTACTCGTTACGCTCGCTGTGGTCGTACTCGCTACTCCCTTACGGTCGTACTCGCTACTCCCTTACGGTCGTACTCGCTACTCCCTTACGGTCGTACTCGTTACGCTCGCTACGCTCGTTACGCTCGTTACGCTCGTTACGCTCGCTACCCACTCGTTGCGTCTGTGCACGTAGTAAATTTCAAGCTCCAAATTTTGGACGAGCGAGTTTGAATTGAATGCGATGCGTCTCGTTCAAAACTTGAAGCTCTGATTTTGAGCTCTGAAATTTACGCAAGAGTTGGGACAAGTGGATAGGTAGTGGATGGATAGAATGATATATTGGTCTTAAAGAACCATACCAAT